GTATTGTGCGGGAGTGTTGTTCAGCTTCTTGCCTGTCTCTTTGTAGTAGTCAAGGCGGTCACCAAGCATCTTGTTATAGATGAATCTGGCACAGCCGAAAGTCTTAGCAAACATAATTTTTTGTTCAGTTGTTGGGTAGAGCCTATATCGGTATGCCTTATTCACTATAATCACCGCCTTTCTACCAATATTTTATCACAAAAAAGTCACAAAGTATCGTATGGCTTAATTACTTACGTAAATTCGCCATACCCACCTTCACCCCCACCTAAGAGGTGGAGGACTTCTTGCGGGTTAGGTTAAAACATGGAGCGGCCAGTATAACCACTGACCCGCCTATTTCTGGAACCCCAATTTCCGCCGCGCCTGATGCCAGTCGAAGCAGTCATTGGCGCCTTGAAGAATTTTGGCTGGTCACCATCGCTTTTATCCTGAGCGTCCTTATAGGAGATGCTGCCGTTTCGCAAACCGCTCCAGGGGTTTGCCGCGCCCCTCCATTTATTAATAATCGCATTGTTTTCGGATTTCACAAACGGAGATTCACCCGTTACCATATGAGCTGTGAAATCTACATCCTCAATGGTCTTGGCTACGTTTGGCATCTCCAAGGCAAAAGCCAGGAAGGCAAGTCCGAGCGCATCAACAAAGTGTTCGTTCTCGCTGGTGTATACGGGGTTGCCGTTAGCGCTTACACGCACAACTTCGTAATCTACAAGCTGCTTATGCAGTGTCTCGTCAAATGGAGACATGATAAGCTGATTGCGCTCAATACACATGGAGAGCTGGTTCACCATAAATGGCTTCATAGGCTTTTGCTCCATAACATGCGTAACCGGATCCATTACAGGTATTTTCTGAGAGAATTGGAATCCCTTTACTTTTACTTTTAAGCCGGATTCCGGATGCTGGTCACCATACTTATGAAGCATTTCTAACTGGTATTCCGAATCGTTATTAACCTGCGGCTTTTTATCCGCAGCTCTGGAGGTTTCCCTCATTTGCAAAAAGCGAAATGCTAAAATTCTTCTTGCTCATCGGTTGGTCAATTCCAACCCAGTCTAGCATACATTTTTACGACGCTTAGCTTTTAGCTCTTGCGTATCATCCACGTAGCGGGCACTCTTGGAGGGATTATTTCACCCTCTATGCGTTACGGTGCTATGCGCTTTGCGCAGTAGTTACCTCGGTACTAGCAGTTAAGCCTCTACCGATTTTGTCCGCTAATTCTCTTGCAGTTCTCTTGGATGATGTCACTGCAAGACGGCGTAAATCAACATACTTATCATATTTTTCTTGGAGAAATATAGTTGCATCATTGTAAAGCCTATCAAGAATTATGATAGCCTTTGCTCCGCCATAAAGAGAACGGCTTATATCACTGTGATTAAAACCGTATAGTTTATGAGGAAACCCTGTCCATTCTTGATACCCTTCCAAGAAGTCCTTTGTCCCAAGCATCTCTATCGTTATTTTTGAACCATTTTCACCGCTATGAGACACACAGCCATCTCCATCAAAATACCCTCGGATAAAATGATGTAGTAAGCTGTCAGGTATAATGTCTCGGGGAAAACATATAGAGAATGTCTTATTGGCGAAACATCCGAGCCTGCAAAGACAGTCGTACAACTTTTGATTGGATGCGCTTATCTCGTAACTAATGTAAGACTTTCCGTTACTGCGCTTTACCTTTTTATGTATTTTCTTGTCATCTAAGCCTAAGAACGAACGAAACTTCTTAACTGCGTATAGGTTAGATTCTTTCAAACATAGGGAGACCATGTGTTTATTATCATCCATATGTCCATCTGCATATAGAAAACCGAGCCAATAGGCTTTTTCTTCGGTGTCAATTTTTTCGAATACTTTTTCTGCTACAGAATAGTCATATTTTGCAAGTTTCTTTGGGTCTATCTTTCTTGCATATAGCGGGTTACTTTTATACCCTGCTTTTCGTAAGTGGTAACTCACGGTTTTTCTGCTATGTCCTAGTTATTCTCCAATTTTATAATATGGCATGTCCTTTTCATACAGCTCTATCGCCTTGGGTAACCATTCTGGTGTCGGCATCGTATCATTTCCTTTTTTTAGTTGATACCCCGACATTACTCGTTTAAAATTGAAAAGTGACATGGTCCACGATTTTCTGTTGATTATTTTTCACCAGACCCCCGGTCAACATAAATGTATGAGGGATTGTAAATTCTATTCAGGTCTATAATCATATTTACAGCTTTATCAAAGCTGTATTCCGCTTTTGGAACTTCAATTCTTCGAGTGACCATGAACCGTCCAAAACGCGGTACATAATCAAGGATAAGGATTGACGAAGAGGCGCCGTACTTCACTTAACATAAGCGGACTATATCATTATCCGTTCTGGATATCAGGTCTTTAGTCTCTGAACCTTCTTGCGGCCTTAAGCGGCAAGCTTGGCTGCTGATTCTCGCGTAGCTCGCATTCCAGCAATTTACCTGATTGTTGCCCACACATTCCTGTGTGGCGGGACATAATTGCTACGAATATGTGTTCATCCCAGTCGACTCCCATTGTGCGAAATCTATTTGGTTTATAAACACCAATTGTCATATTCTCTGGCGGAATATACATATCGACATGCCATCCGTTTTCCTCTACCTTAGTCTGCTGAGAATAGGTGAGTGGAGAATATGCATAGCGCATAAATTTCATCGCTGCGTCAATTTTATCCTTATCGAATACACCAGTTTCCTGAGAGCCGAAGTCAGCCATAACTTCGTGGATATAACCCTGCTCAGATAACTGGGAGCGGAATTCTTCTTCCATCTCCGGACCCCAGTTGGGGTTACAGGTGGATGGGTAGTGGAATTCCTTAAAATGCATACTTGGGTCTGTACAAGCCTGCCAGAAACGCTTACGCGCACCAGTAGGAGTAGAGGAGAGGAAAACCTGGATTCCTTCACGTTCCGCTGCGATTGCCAGGATTGAGTCAAAGTCAGCGTTGCTCATATAGTCCGATTCGTCGAGATAGAGCGCATCCGCACGCTGACCACGGAATCCGACAGCGCCGCCGCCCGATGAAGCACCTGTTGTTTGGCCACGGATTGCAGACCCATTACGGAACTTAATTTCAAATGGTGTTTTCGTATTGGAAATAACCATTTCTTTCACTGCAGGTGACAGTGAGATTAATTCATTTAATCGGTTAAAAATCGCTCGTATCTGTACTTCGTATGGCGCTGCATACAAACATACGAACGAGCGATTCGTGCAAGCCTTGTGCAATGAATCTATGCACATGGTTTCCGTCTTCGGACTGGAGGTTTTACTTCCAGCCAGGACTATCCCTTTCCGGTTGTCTTGTCTTATTTACGGCTTAGTGATATTCGGAAATATCAAGCTTGCCGTGCATGGGAGGGAAAACCTGGTCTTCATAAGAATCCATCAGCTTTTCCATCTCAAGTTCCAGGTGTTCCTTAATATCCGTGAGGAATTTCTGGCCAGCATTGTTTGCGGCCTCTACGTCATTCGTGCCGTCAATGCGGATACGAGCCTTAAACTCGCTGCGCAGCTTCTTGCACAAAGAAATAGTGAATCCACCCGGATATGTTTTCTGGAAGCTGATTACCGGTTCGCCGAGCATTTCGAGCGCGCGAATTTCCTTCGGTGTGAAATCCACGGTTTCGAGCTCAATGGTAATCTTGCGCTTCTTCACGACATAGTCGTACTTCAGCTTCATATCGCAACACCCCTTTATTAAACCGTGAGAGTTGCAACAGTCTCCGTCTCAAAACGGGTACGCTGTGCCTTCAGCTCCTCAACGACAGCCTTGATAGCCTCGTGTACCTTCTGCTGGAAGAGCAGGGCCTTAGCTTCTGCTACCAGGCGAGCTGTGTTCAGGTGCTCACCAAGCTCAGACTTTGCTACATCGCCGGCGTCGGCGCTAAATCTTACAGCAAAGCCGGGAGCAAGTTCGTAACGCTTCACGTTCTGAATAAACTTCACAACATCGCCGTCCTCGCCTTCAGCGGGAACTACGCGCAGGTCCCCATCAACCTTGAAACGGCCTTCAAACACAATGGCGCCCATATTAATAACCGGGTTGCCCAGGTCATTGAAGAGAGCCTGCTCATGCTTTTCGTCCATCTCATCCGTTCCGTAACCTGCAAAGGTGACCTCTACGGTGAATACGTTATTTACTACATTGCGCTTCGTTTCAAAAATCATCCTATATTCCCCTTTTCATTATCGTCAACTGGTCATAAGACAACCGGACCCCGCATCTAGTCTCTGAACGCCCCCATTCACAAATGAGGTTCGCTGCTGATTCTCTTGAGGTTTTTAGTGATGCGCCGTCAAGCATTCCAGCAATTTGTCGGGGATGGGCAGAACTCCACCCGTTCGTCGCCCGCATCGGGCTACTTTCTTTACGGATTTATCAAGCAGCATCTCTTTCTGATACCATCTGGCAGTCCATGGCACAACCTGCTTAGTGGCGTTATCCACTGTTTTAAGGCATGCTTTGGCCCAGAGTACAGGATTCTTTAAGATAGCTGCAGCCATTTTTATTTGGGCTCTTTTGCGTTCATCCAAAGAAATTTTCCTCCATAGCACTACGAAAAGGGGAAATAGCTATTAAGGAACTCAAAGCCAATATTACCGCCCAAGGCCCCTTATTTGCCCAAAATAAAAAGATAGGGGAAATTCCCCTATCTCATGCCTGGGAAACGCAACATCTTTTCAATGCGTGCGTTTATGTCATCTATGTTATCAAGAGCATCCTGAACATTATTTTCCAGCTTGCTCATTGTTGCTGTATTGCGGGCCTTCTGTTCCCGTATCTCACGTAACCTAACTTCACGTTCAAGTCTACTTTCAATCATATTCATACAATCTATTTTGTTGAGCCGGTAGTATTCCAGGAATTTGGACACGGCTTCTTCTTCGGTTAGGTTCTTCGGTTTTACTATCTGAATATCCTCATGTGTTTGAACGGGAGGTTGTGGTGGCTCTGGTTCTGGCTTTCCCCATCGTGCATTCTGCGAGTTTTCTATAAAGCCATCTATGAGAAGCTTGTTTACCAGCTGAACCTCATCTTTACCAAGCAGAAAAACATGCGGCCGCTTATTAGCCGATGTACAGGATTTGATTATTCTGGCCGCCGTTTGGATTTCCTGCCAGTCTTTATCTGTGGCTCGAATACTGTGTGTCTTTTGCAGGTCGCGCGCTTTTTTCTTTGGCCTGCCGGCACCAGTGCGAGCCCCGCCATGTGAGTGCTGTTGCGGGTTCACAGCTACCACCTCCACATGCTTTATTCTACCACATATAACTTGAAAAATGCAATACAAAAATACTGTTAAACTTTTATTTATGCGGTTTGGCGTAGCGTGAAACATTGCATTTTTCGTGAAACAAAAAATACCCTATCCAGTGGATAGAGTATCCTTGTTTTTGTTAGCTGTAATATTGCGGCTGCGGATTGGGGTTGTAAAGTTCTGCGTTGGATTTCTTGCCGCCCGCAAACTGATTACCAATAATGCCGCCAAGAGCGAGCAAGCCTACTACGGCACCAGCCTTACCTTTCCAGCCCCAGCCGCCACCTTTGCCGGCTTTTTCTGCTGCAAGTGCAGCTCTTTCGTTTCGACTGCTTTTGATTATATTTTTAACGCCACGTTGGCTTTGTGTCGCCTCAATGGCGTCGTAGTCAAAATTACTAATTGCGCTGGATACTTTTTTAAGCTGTTTTACATCTTTGCGTAAGTCGCCTTTTTGTTTGCTGAGTTCTTGCCTCATTAATTCATATCTTTTTTGATTAATTTCCCCCATAAAGCGGCGACTACCTTTTTGTTCTAGTAAAAAATCTTCCGCTGAGTGGTGACCGCCTTCTCCGCCTCTAAAGCGATCCATTAGGTCGCCAACCTTATCTTGAAATTTTCGCTTAGTATATGTTAGTTTATCCCTCATACCAAGTTTAAGTTCTGTGCTTACGGCTGCTTGTTGCTTGAAAATTTCTTGTTGCTTTTGGCTAAAAAAGCTTTTCAGCTCTTTCTTGCTAAGTGACTGTGGGTCACCAATTCTTTTTATTCTGTCTTCATACCGTATAATTGTAGCATTAACATTTCCCCATGCTTTTCCTTCGGCCTTTAAAAAATCGCCCATGCGGTCGAGGGCTTTTTGACTGGCGTTATCAAATGACTGGTTGAGATAATTATGGAAGCCACCAACCTTGGCCTGTTCCGCTTTCCCCAACTTGTCATAATCATCCTGGACTCCTTGAAGGAATTTCTGATACTCTTTCCCGGCCTGCCTCATATTGAACTGACCAGACTTATCTGTTGCTGACTGCATAATCTGGTCAAGAACATGAACTTCTTTTTTATTCTTACCCAAGCATTTTCACCTCCGAGTTTTTAATAACGGGCAAAGGCTGATGCCTCGTTACCCATAGTTGTTTGCTGCGCGGCCATTTGTCCCTGCCGTGCAAGATTCATGCCGGCCTGACGCATGGTGTACGTCTGTTGTGAATCTACAAATGTAGCATTTTGGAAGGGGAGATTTCGTCGCTGGGCTTTTAACTGCCGGCCATATTGGTCAAGGGCGTGATATGCGTCCACAGCGCCCTCAGCAAGCGCAGGAGCCATCATAACACCCATATACACCTTCATGGGTGCTAACAGACCCAGAGCGATGTCTCCGGCCGCAGAGAGGCCAGCAGAAAGCACACCTTCTCCTTCCGCGCGCTTATCTGCGTATTCGGATGCACCGAAGTACAAATTGACTCCGGTTCCGGCCATAGCCATCTTACTCCATTCTCCCTTGTCGTTTTTGGCAAGCTTATTTATAATCTTTGTCCCGATATTCATTATAAGAAGCCTCCGTTCTTCGTCTTATCAAGGGCAAATACCAAGGAACCGTCTGCGCCGCCAGGAGCTGACATGGTGGCACCTTTCCGATAGACGGAATAATCCGGTGTGGCGGTTACAATTCGGCCGTCTGTTGGCCCGATATGCTTCCGTTCATTTTCGTTGTATATGCCGGCCGCAGAACTTACCAGGGTAGACGCGGTAATAACTCCGTAACCTATTTTGCTTATTCCGTTAGGTATCCCGTCTTCATCATATTTCAGGATTTTAGCTGGGGATGTGATAACTCCCTCGGCCAAATTATTTATCTTGTTGTTGATACCCTGGCCAACTTGCCCAGCTTTTGACTTTGCTTTTCTAAAAATACTGGTTGTAATTCCCATTTAGTACAACCTCCGAGTCTTAAATAAATGGGATGCCGGCAATGTCCGTGTTACCATTCTTGTCCCGATATGCGCCACCACCAGAGGCGAAGCGGTAGCCGATACCAAGTCCGCCCAAGGCAGTGGCAATCTTTGCGCCGTTATATGTTTGGTCACCTGCTGTAAAAGCGGTTAAATCTTTTTTATTGCCGCCAAACATTTCTTTTGCCAGGCCCTTCCAGGTCTTATTGCCATCCTTTGTAGCATAGTCTATACCAGCTCTCCAGGGCTCCTTCATAAAGTTAAAAACATTACCGGCAGTAGTACCGATGGCATTGATTACTTGCGAACTTCTGCTCATGATTTCTTGTTCTCGCTTTCCGTAAATTCTGCATCCTGAATATCCGGCCGCTCATCCATATCAAAGAAGCCTTCCGTATTCTGTGCTTCCTCAATAATCGAATAGATATCAGCCTGCTTTTCTTCTTCAACGTCTTTCTTCTTGTCCTTGCGAGTAGCCATTAAGAGATTATAGTCTGCATTGCGCTTCTTGGAGAAACGCTCGTAGGCTTCTACCGTTTTGGATACCTGCGGCTGATATACAGGCTCGCCATCTTCAGATACGCTTACAACCATCATCTGGATAGGTTCTGTCTCCTGAGCCATAAGAGCCTTGACTCTTTCCATGGAGATTTCCATTGTGATGATTTCCTCTACAAGGGCCTTATCGGTAGGAGAGGCATCATCCTTATCCAAATCGAACTCTTCCGTGTACTGAGCGACCTTACGGGCAATCATAGCTACTTCCGTCGGACAAGGCTCTTTCTCCGGAGCAAGTCCATAATGGAAGAGTTTGCAGGTTTCTTTGTATGGACAGTTCTCACCTTTGCAGTAAATTGGAATACGCGCGTACATCCCCGTCTTTAAGGATAGCCGCTGCATTTCCGCCTTAAGCCCCAGGAGCCCTTTCTGACTATGACCCCATACATTGGTCTTAATGTCAGCCATAAGCTTGTCACAGCTTCTCTGAGCCTCAGCAAGCTCAACCTCTGCAGCTGTAGGCGCATTAAATTCTGTTTCTTTCGCTTCTTCAGCCATCAGCTTCCTCCTTAACCGTGTAATCCACGAAGCTGTCTGCCGTAAACTCGTAAGTAATCATATCTTTGCTTGTGGAGATGTGCAGCCCCTTAATCTTCACTTTCTCGATAAGGTATCTCCAGGTTTCCAAACTGTCGAGCTCAGTATTCTGAATGAAATAACTGGTCGTAAGTTTACCACCCTTGAAGATGAGGTCACCATCGTTTGATACACCCACATCAAATTCAATGTTTGCATCCTCAAGCTTGTAAGGTTTATCTGCTCCGCTTTCCGTAACAATGACTGTATTATTAAGTTTACTCATCAGTTCCGTGTCGTTCGTATTATCCATTATTGTCCTCCGTTAACGTATGTTTTACATAACCATGTTAGCTCTAAGGCTATTGCCTCTGGGGGAGTATTACCATTATCTATCATTGGTATTCCCCCATATACAAAAGTAGAGGAGAGCTTCTTGCATCCTGTTTTATCTAAAATAGAATGTATAGAAGTTCTCCTCTTATACCGTATACTACATTCCTGTACTATGTTATAGGGGGCTGTTAAAAAGCATAATATCTCCTTTGGAAATATTTACTTTGTTATGGGCGAAACCGTATTGTCTTTTCCTAACGCTTGTTTTCCGGAAGCTCATCTCTTACCGCGGCTTGCTTGGGGCTTACGGCTTGTATATATTAATCATTCATTATGTTAGCTTAGACCATGTGTTTCCGGCGTTCTATACATTGTTTATCTTAATAGCTTGTTTCAATGTTGGCGCCGAAGTCAGGATGTTTAAGCTGATACATTGTTTCAGGGGCGTTTTCGAATCGAGCGTTGAACCAAATACATTTGTGATGTTTAGGTGCAAACGTTTTTTTGACCCGAACATCAAATGGTTAATTTTAAACAAGCGTTTTAAGAAAAACATTCTATTGTATTGTTAACTCCAGACAGTTCAACCTGACTTTTACCGCAGAGGCTGGTCTGCGGCCGTATATACCAATAGTAGACATATACGAAAAGTCAGGTAAAACTGCCTAAGTTGCATTGTTACACAATACGAACCAGAACCCGTCAGTGTCTCCATGCCTCGGAAACTTCCATACGTTATAGGCCTTCAATTCGTCCTGGGCCTCGATTCCCAACAGGGGTAACACCCTGAATTTCATCATATCCGTATGGACCCCCCACACATTACGTGTGCCAGAATGTCCACTAACTCGCTTTTAGGAAAAACTACGAAACCATTGACGGAAATTCGCGACGGGTACGCGCCTTTCAGATATGGGCTGATAACCTATTCCGCCAAGCTCTTTTCTTGATATTTACTCTCCGGAGAGCATGCGACTACTAACGGATAGTAGCGCAGAGATAAAAACCTCAACCGGGCGCTATTTTTGTTTCCTGCAGGCAATTACCGTTCCACCGGATCACCTTTTGGTCTGCAGAGCCAGGGAACACGCAGGCATCCTGGCCACCACGCGCATTCATTTCGGAAATGCGCCGGACTTTTCTTCGTATGAAATTGTCTCCCCTCACCACTGATTAGATTACTGACCTAACGGACAGGAGGGGGCCTCCATCGTGTCCTTAACTCTTACATGCCTATTATAACCTCTTAATCTCATCTTTGTCAACAATCTGGTCGAAAAAAGTTTGAAAAAGTTGTAAGTAAGAATAAGCTAATCTCGCCCCAACAGGATGTAAAACCGCTGCTATTAGCAGCAATTGCGGGGCCACCGCCCCGCAGCTCCCTTTTCCTTTTGTCGGGCTCCGCTCCGTTCCTAAGTCTGTGCTCCCCTTCAGCCTTGTAACAGTAAATACAAGCCAACGGCTTGTACCCCTCATAGGGGAGTGCTCTCGTATTCTCCTTCCCTCGTATTGTTATTATATATTCCCCCTGTATTAGATTAACCATAATAACCTATCCAGTAGATATAGTATCCCTCTGTATAAGAAAAGAACGCACAAGACCCAAAGTCTTAAAAATCTTAATATCCGCCCGCGCGCATTTACAAACTTTGTCTGCAACCTACCCCGTGTGCCTCAAAAAGGGGTCATATTGAAGAGAAGTGGCGTTTAACTCATAAAGTGCTGCAAGATGAAAAAGACCATCGTATTTTTAATTATTTCAGGGCATATAAAAACGCCCACTGCGGGAACAGTGGACGGCCATGAAAAAAATTAAACTTTTTGATTTATGTTAAGCTGCCTGCTTCTTTCTATCTTTGCGGGCAACGTAACTTTCGGCAAGCTGACTGAATTCGCCTCGGTAGTTATGGGTGAGTTCGCATTTGTTCCCCAGTCGGGAATCGGCAAGGAACATGCAGAACTCATAGAATTCATCGTCAATCTTTTTATTGTCGTGTTGTCTGTGGTCACCGATAGCAACGACGTGGCAGTTCATGTGGCAGCGAGTGAATACCATACGCATGGTTTCTACATCCGCATTCTGGATTTCATCAAATACAACGACAGCGCGATTAAAGTTAACACCACGCAGCGACACGTCTGTGGTTTCCACCAGGAGTCCTAAATTAACCATTTGGAACATCATGTAAGGGGTTATACCGAGAGCGAGGAGTGCATCGCAGAGAGGGCCCCAATAGATTGCACATTTTTCCTCTAGGGTGCCAGGAGTGAATCCGAGTCGGAGGCTTCTTTCATCTGGAGTTCTTACATAAATGAGGCGGTCGGCTTCTCCGTTGGCCAGCATATCAAGTGCTGCCGCGATGGAGACTGTGGTTTTACCGCTGCCTGTGGTGGCCTCGCAGAATGTAAATACGTGCTCTTTAATGGCCTGAAAATATGCGCGCTGCTTTGCGTCGAAACGATTGTACATATCGTCACGTTCCCGCACTTCCTTCAGATTGAATTCCTGTTTGTCGCCGAACTGTTTAGTAGTAGAGTTTTTCATTCTGTAACTAACCCCTTCTGTGGTCGTATTTGATTTTCTTTTCTAAGCCGATATTACGCACGGCTGTCAGAGAAACAACAAAGGATGGATATTATTTTGCTTTGGTTTAGTTCGATTTATATTGTTTATGGTTCAACGTTTGTTTGGGATTAACCATTTATGATATACGCCGGTCTGTTTTGCAAAAGCATGAAATATTCTGAAAATATGTAAAAGATATGGTGCAGAGCACCAATTGTTTTAACCGAGCTTGCGAAGGCTCATGTTAAGCCTTTTTGTACCAACCCTTGCAATTCGCAATGCGTTACTTATGCTTTTCTCTTCCCGTTCACTGTAACACCAGGGCGTTGATTTTGTAGGATTTTTCCGGACCCGCTTCTGATAGGGCTGCCGTTTGTTGCTTTTATTTTGCTGAAAAACATTCAGCCATTTCCGCTTTAGCTTTTGGAATTCCATGGAAGCAACCGCCTTATCCCGAAAAGCCATCAGCCTTTCTCCAGGTTTTCGTGGTGCCGTTGCCGCCAATCGGTTAACGTAGCACGGCTTGCCGTCACTATTGATTAATATGTAGAATACCTTATTCTTTTTTGTATCAGAGGTAGTTTTTGCTGCTCTTTTGATTGTCCCGTGACTCAGCCATTCTTCCGCTTCACTTTTTGTGGAAAAGCTTCGATAACTTGCTCCCGGAACCTTATCTACCTGAGATTTACATTCTCCCCATGTGTAGTATACGCCTGGGGTTACACCTATCTTTACGGCATAGACTTTTACCGACATAAGCATTGCTCCTTTCTTACAATTATTATACATCAAAAGTGGTAAGTAAGCAAGAAGTTTGTTATTAAGATTCAAAAAGCCGCCCGTAGGGCGGCAGTGTGACTTATTGTATTTCTTTGACGGTAACTTCAATTACATCCGGGTCTTCCGGAGTAACCTCCAGCGTGCAGTCTGCTGGGATGATGGCTTCAAATGATTTTTCCGGTTCATCTTTCGTAAGAATCATTTTTGACGTATCAATCTGGATGAGTGACGGGTCAAACGGTTCTTCCAAATAATCTTCCATGGAGAAGAGTTTCCACACAACTTCACCATCGGTAATCGTATCGCCGGATTGTGCGTTTTCCGGGATGGCGATTTCGGCAGTACCGGTTACTCCGGCTGTTGTACATTCCAGGAACCAGTCCATATTGATGCTGCCGTGCGCGTAGTTAAACACAACATCTTCCACTTCGTACGGATGCTCCCGTTCAATGGCGCCAAGGGCGGCCAATACTGACTTGGAGTTACCTATCAGCATTTTTAATACTTGTGATAAACTTAGCATCTTTTGCCTTATCCTTTTCCTTTTATTTTAGCGACAGGGGCGAAAATAAGCAGGCCATCCGCTAAAATATAAAGGCCCGTTGCCCATTTCTGTTTTTCATCAAAGCCAATATTACGCGGTAACTCCGCGTATATCCTTTTGCTGTTAAAAGGCGGGCGCCGATGTAAAAATAATAAAAACAGGCAGAACCAAGATGTTTTGATTGGGTCTTGGGAATGCCTGTTTTTATTATGGGAATGTTTTATGTTAGGGGAGTGTCACTCTTCTTTTAGTATAAAACCATTCAGCCAACGCAGGTGTCGGCTGACGACTTGCCTGTTTTTATCCAATAAAGCCTTATCCCAGACTTCCTTCTTTGTGATGCTTGGCTTAACGTTAAACAGATATGGCCATTTCCATTTAATCAGTTCATCTGCCAAAAAACAGATTTCCTTATCATCACAGAACAGGGCCTTGACGTTCTCGAGCTCTTTAACTGCGTTATTATATATCTCCTCGTCATCTTCTGGTGATGCATTTCGTGACTCTCGGTATCCATCAATCATGGCGCTCATTTCATTAGGGTCTTCCGTTCCGTAATATTCGCCCCAATCAACACCCATACTAACATCTCCTTCGGTTGTATTTTTAATCATTCTTCCTTGTTTATTATTATACACGATGTTCACCGGCGGCGCAAGTGGTGGCGGGCGGCCGATTTAATGAAATAGTTGATGATGTCAATTTTCCTATAGGGAAACGAAATTTGTGAAAAATTTCCGGAGGCACCTAGTATTTTAGTGAGGATCCTAAACCTGGCATATTAGCCCAGGGAGGGTCTGGATTTTATTGTTGTTGGGCCGTCGAGCCCGAAAGGAGAATGTATTATGCTAAACGAAATTCTGTCCAATCCTGTAGGTTTTTCCGCTATCGTAACCGGTGTGCCGGTTGCTATGGCAGGTGTCATCGCCAAAGGCATGGCAAAGATGGATAACTACCAGGAGCGAGAAAGGACCGTACGTCGCATGAAAGTAAATCACATTCGTGCGAAGTACGGCCAGCCCGCACTTAAGTAACTAGCATTACTTAAGGAAAGATAAAAACCCGCGCCAGAGGGGCGCTATAAAAGTACTGCGAAGCTGAGGTCAGAAAGGAGTTGAGTACATGCTCCTGGCCATTAGCCTCGTGCTGATAATAGTGGCTATTTCATGGATGAATGTCCGCCACTTATCAGCCAAGGGTAAGCGTATTGAACTAGAGCTCGATCTAGGACTGAAAGGGCTCCACTTCCGAGTGACAGTTCGATAACGCACCCAGTAGGAACGGGCGGTGCTGCAACACTGCTCGTTTCCTATTGGCTAAATTATACTCCTAATAATTGTTTTTTTCAAGCTGTCCTATCGGCATATACGGGGAGAAGGAGAATGTGTCATGTTTAAACTGAATGTCATCAAATCTGCAGTTGTTATTATGTTGGGCGAAGCTATCGCTCACTATGAGGTGCGCTCGAACGGAGCACTCATGTTTGGTGATAAGGGTGCCTATGAAAAGGGGCGTGTTCTGGTGGTAGCCAAGAATAAGGTTTATTTCACCAATCCGTTTGGTGAGGAAGCCGATATTGACGTAACCGAGGAGTTTAACTCTATCGTAAAGGACTTAGAGGAGGCAGATAAAGCGGACCATATTGAGGCCCGCAGAAGATTTACCAAAATGTGTAGAGAGGAGGAGATAGGAGGTACGGACACTCCGAAAGACGCTGTTATTCGCAGCATACTAAGGGAAAAGATGATGTTCTCGTTGTCTTGGCAGGAGATTGAGAACATTTTGAGTGTTTATTGCCCGTGGGGAATGGAATGTCATTCCCGAGAGTTCTTACCAAAGGAACAGACGGCCTTTGTTGGGCCGGATGTCTCCTGGGGAGACTTGCCGTTCTAATTAGTTCTGTTCCAGTTAGAGCTCTGGATTATCAAAAGCTCTTTTATATTTTTGTTTTTTTTAGATAGTGGCCGTCGAGCCACAAAGGAGGAAAATTATCATGAAGAAAGTTAACACCATTGCAAACACCGTAGTTGATCGTGAAGCTATCGTTGAGAAAATCAATGCCGAAGAAAAGGCTAAGGCTGCAGAAAAAGCCATGCGCGTTAATGCAGCAGCTAATGTCAAAGGTAATGCCTTTAAGGCTATTGCCAACGGTATTGAACTGCCAGAGATTGTTGGGGACCGCAACTTCTGGAAGGACATCTTTGATGTAACCACCCCAACCGGGATGAATGTTCTTATGATTCCTCATGCAGAGGATGAGGACAAGAATGTGTATTCATCCGCACAGATGTGGATGAAACTTTTCAGGAATGCAAACGACGCTATTAAAAATGGCGCCGATACGGAACAGGTGCTTAGCGACCTGGATGAAGTCATCAAAACCGCTATTGACCATACGATTAACGAGGTGTCTGACCTCGATGGTTGTTGCCGCGATGGTTATCGTGGCTTTGAAGAAGTTGACGCTAGTTATACTTCTTCGCTCTTGATGGGGTTAAATAGTGGTGCACTTAATATGTGGCCGCAGCTCATCAAGGGGGCTACGAATGACATCGCTCGTACGCTCTCTAATCATGTACAACTCGACCGTTATCATCTTGACGGGCACACGAGCATGATTAGTATCGACCCGGTATACGAACTTCTCAAAAAGAAGTTCGGCGTCAAAGAGGCTCTTACGGTTGGAGTTACGAGCATTAACGGTAACATTATGAATGTTATCGACCCCCGCGCAACACGCTTCTTTAATGGTATTAATGCCACCAGAGAAGAGCGTTATGGTGCGCTCATGAAATACCCATCCGTGGGTACTCGTGAGACTGTGCTCGTTCATTTTATGGACGACGAGGAAATTGAGGCAGCTCTGATGGACCTCGTCGAACGTGGCTACCTCACAGAAGAGGAGGCCATCTGTGCTGCAGAACAGTATGCCAATATCAAAGAAGGCATCATTGAAATGCCCTCTGACTTGGCAGCTATTGGCAGCGTATTGGCCGGTTCAGACCGTGATGGGGATAAGACTTCTGTAATCCTGCATCGTGCAGGCCAGAAGGATATCCCCTGGTTCCTTATGGAGTATGGCTTTAAGCCGCTTGCTGTGGATATCGTACCGACTAAGCCTGAAGAAAAGGGCGAACGTTACGAAATTGACGGTGGCATGTACTCCACCAATTTTCATATGATTAACCAAAATCATAATGAAAAAGTGGGGCCGGTGACTAACGCCGGCCGCGTTGAAATCCAGCCGCTTTGTGTAATTGATTGGGTGGATATCACCAAGCAGTTGTTTATTGACTGCTTCAAAGAAGTATGGAAAGCAGGCACGGAAGCTGAGGAGGGTGATGGTAAATACCACACTCCGCTTACCTGGAGCAAGGATGAATATGGCCGTGAAATCTGCCGTACGAATCCAAAGGCCTATGTGAATGGTCAGTGGGTTGACCCGTATGAAGAAGATGGAGAAACTTTGAAGGAGGAATATAAGGACGAAAAGATTTACGACGCATATCATGCGTTCGAAAAAGCGGTTCATATGACCGTATTTGAGGGGACGGTAGAAGAGCAGTGGAATACGCTGCTTGAAATTCTTAAGGACTTTGATGTCCTGATCCGTCATACCCAGGAGTGCACCATTGACGCTGAGAAAAAGTTCTACAAAGTCTATACGGACTTTGTAGCTAAACTTAAGGCAGTGATGACGGTTACGCCACTGAAGTTTGGTGCGCGTTTCGTTATTGATTGGGCAGCATTCCACAAAGACCCGGAAGCTGATGTCAAAGCCGAGCTCAAGGAAGACGACCTGCTCCGCAAGGACGAAAAGGTTATTCTTCTTGATATGAACGGCAATGAAATCAGCCGCGAAGGTTTCCGTGGCGTGATGGCAGAAGAGCCGGTTAAGCTCTTTTGGCCGGCAGAGAAGAAGGGACAGGATGACCGTCAGATTGTTGTGTTCAATGATTTCTTTGCCGGCTATCGCCGGTATGCAATTGAGAAATCAATGGAAAAGCTCAACGAACTGATTGCGCGTTACAAAACGGCAATCAATTCCGAAGAGTATAGAGCTCGTCGTGAGAAGGCTTACGACGATGCTGTAATGCATATTGCAAGCCAGCGTACCGAAAATCGCATGCAGGTGGCAATCGAAATGGGAAAAGCCATCAATGAGATTTACCGGGAAGAGCGTAAGGCAATGATGGATGCAAACTCTGATGAGTATGGCGATATCGACAACTCCAAGAGTGATGCAATTCGCAAAGCTCTGCATGAGAAGTACGATGATGTCTTTGGCTCCATTTCCAATACCATTCGTTGGATGGTTACCCGTGATAATAGCAAGGTAACCCCCGAAGACCTCGTTGGCTATCTTGCAGGTGGTGAAGATATCACGACTTCTGCAGGTAGCAACATGAGCAAACTCCTCAAAGAGGAAACAGCTTATGCTGCTATTAAGCTGAGCGAGAATAGTGAGGCGGTTGAATTCGTTCATGCTCGTTACAATAATATGGAGGCTCTCGAATCTTTGGTCGAGGGACAAGATATTATTGTGAAAGACGGCGAAGTTTATAGCGGCAGAATGAGAAAAATCGAGGACCTTTATGTGTCCGGTAACGTCATGGATGGAATGTATCGCATTTCCATGCGTGACGATTCGCCTGCTATTGTTCGTGATTTGACCGACTTTGTGACCATTCCCGAAGTGGACCGTAGTCAGGTTGCATTCAAGCTCGATCTTAAGGCGATTTGGTATCCGAACCCGGAATGGAATGGTGTAGACCAGGAAGACCGGTGGCTCGAAAATAAGGAGCAAGTAGCCATTAACAGAGCTATTGTCGATAGCCTGTCCAGCAAGGTAGGTTGCCGTATTTCTCTGGCAAAAGTAAAAGACGGTAATTTTGAGCGTCTTGGTATGCTGGAAAATGGTAAGCCTATTGCTGGACTTTACGTAGATGGCAGCAAGGATGGCCATCACTACAACGAAAAGGCAGCGGCAAACAAGTCCAAGAATGCAAAGGAATACGCTCGTAAAAACCACGCGATATACAGCTACGAGGCTGCTGTACGTTCCTTCTATGAAGGATTCAGTGGGATTGTTTCTGTGGTTTATGCAGATAGTAAGTGCAATAGTGCAATCGTTGTACTTACAGATGTCGAATCCAGAAACGCAGGGTATGATGCTCTGCCGGAAGACTCCGTTAAAGAGTCTTCCGCTCTTACCCTCGATGACGTAGAGACCATTGATATTGATATCGATATCGACTTATGATTTCCTGCGCCCTGACAGACGGCGCTTGATAAATAGTCTGTCATATTTTTGTTTTTAGATATAAAGGGCCGTTGAGCTCGAGGAGGATTTTATCATGGCTAAAGAAAATTTGTTATTCGCATCCGTTAGTGAATTGGAACAGGCTGGTATCTGCCGCAAGGACGCAGAGAAAATCTTTGCGTTCTGCAGTGAACGTGGTGTAAGTGCCACGACATTTAAGGCGCTGGCAAACATTGGCATTTCTTGGGAATCTATGAATAAACTCAGTAAGAACTGGTACATCCGTACCAATCGTCCGTTAATCAACATTAACGAACAGAGCCCGATGGTTCTTTGCTCGGTGTTTACGCATCGCGAAGTCAATCATATTTGCCGTTATTGGAAGGACGCGAAGGCAAAAAAGTTCCGCATGCCGCTCGATATGATTGCAGCCGGTATCTCTCGTGACCGTATCATTAATCTTGTCGAGCGTAAAAAGCTCGGTATCGTGTTGAAAGTGGCGGCAACTTCTGAGCAGAAGGAAATTAACATTAACTGTGGCATTGTATCAGAGCTCATGAAGCTCAATGGCGTTGGCGCAGTATATGCGGCAAAGATTGCCGCCCACAAGACGGCCATTAAGGACTTGTCTGAACTGGACGAAATCCTTGGTCGCAAAGGCATCTCCAAGCAGGTAGTTAAAGGTAGTTATCGTGCTGTTGTCCTACAGGCTGCCGAAAAGCCGAGCCTCCGTACTCAGCTTGGTTCTATTCTGAAAAATGGTAACCATAAGCTGGACAATAAAGTCCGTAACACGCTCATGAAGAAGGCTGAGAAAGGTATGGCTACTGTACAGATGCAGAGCCTTAAGTTTATTCAGGCAAATAATGGTGTTGGTTGCCAGTGCCTGGTAGACATCACAGCGGCACCTGTAACGGCCTTTACGGCTCCGTATGCCAAGAAAGGTGTCGTACTTGGCAACTCTATTGGCCGTAACCAGTTCTCTGGTGAACGTCTTGCTACGGATAAGGTAGCTACGGTTGACTTCTCTGACCTTGTTCGTGCGGATGAAACGTCCGGCAAGAAAATTCAGGAGAAAGCCGCTCGTAGCCTGCGTTATCTTCTTGGTAAAATCAAAAGCCTGAAGGAAGGTGGCAAGATTTATATCACCAAGAATATTAGTTCCATGTACGACATTGAACAGGAAAAATATGTGCCTGTTCATGGTGATGGCGTATCCGTTCTTATCGAGCTTCGGGACTGCTATGCCCTTCTGAATGGTTATGAACCTGCATATCGCATGCAGAAGCACGACCTTGTAAGAATTGAGAAGGAGTGGATTAAGGACGAAGATATCATTATGACGCTTGATGCAGATAGATGTAATATCTACTCTACCTCTCAAAAGCGTCAAGATACGATGATGTTCTTTGATACTTCCACAGAAGAGAATGTTAAGAAATTTAACAAAATCTTCTACAATGCTACTCACGGTGAATTTGCCATCCGTGAAGGCGAGAAAGTAACGGGCACGATGCTCGTTGATGCAGCTACCCGCCTGTCTTCTCACACTTGCGGTATGGGCATGCGTGCCGACCAGGGCTTTACGCTCAAGTCTTTCTGCATCCTGTTTGACAAGGATAACCAGATGGACGGTGAAGGAACGATGCTCGATACCTGTGCTGCCCGCGCAGCTAAAGTATCCACAAAGGACGTTGTGGGGATGCAGATCCAGCTCCGTCCGCATACGGTTAAGGCTACGACGAAAGTTGTAACCACGGACTATATGCAGATGACGCTGGAAGGCAAGAACTTGATGACCATTCACACCAGTGATGTACCGGAATGGCTCACTGGCGAACTCCGCATCAAACTCGAGAAGGGTTACGACAAGATGGTGAAAGAAGCTACTGGTGTTAAGCCGGTTGCCGAACATCTTGAAGGCTATGATGGTATCGTCGTAGTTGTGGATACGGAAGCTTAAGTTAATTATTGTTGCCCCATCACAATGGCGTGGTGGGGCTTTTGTTTATTGTTAGGAGGAAAACGAAATGAAGTGGAATGAACAGCAGGCAAAGGCATTGGAAGATATTGAAACTCAGCTCATTAATGGGAACGCGTTGGCATACACCCTTATGGGTTATGCTGGCACAGGTAAGACCACCTTGGCCGGAGAGATTGCCGGCAAGGCCGAAGAGAAGGGCTGGACTGTAATTTTCGTCGCCCCAACAAACAAAGCAGCAGAAGTGCTGCGCAAGAAGGGGAATGAGGCCGATACCGTCCATGGCCTTATTTACAAAATAGATAAATGGGGCAATAAAACGAAGGCATGGATGTTCGCAGAAGAACGCCGTAATGAAGATGGCGGTCTCATCATCTGCGACGAATCTTCCATGCTTAGCGACGTGCTTCTTAATGACCTTGAGGAATACGCCATGCACATGGAGTACAAGATTTTGTACATGGGCGACCCGTTCCAGTTGCCGCCCGTGGGTAAATACACCCGCACGGTGTTTGATAATGAGTATAAATCCGTACTGACACAGGTTATGCGTCAGGATGATGGCAGCTCCATCTTAGAGTGGGCGACTGCACTCCGCCAGAAGAAAGCTGCGTTCTCGCCTGCTACAACCAACGGTGACGTGTCCGTTGAAGATAAAGCAACCCTTTGGCACGATTACCTCGCCAAGCTTAAAGCCGGCAAAGATGTCACAATGGTGACATGGAAGAATGAGGCTCGTGTGCGCTTCAATCTTGGTGTCCGCAGGGCACTGGGGTATGAAGGTAAGACTTTACAGGTAGGTGAGCCCATCATGGGTATCTCCAATGGCATGTTCCTGCGTAACGGTGAAACGCAGAATGTGCCAGAAAACATTGAGCTGGTTGGGATACACAAGCTCTTTGTTGATGTCCCCAATCGGGACAAAGCCCTGCCCGTAAAAGCAGAGTTCTATCAGTATAAGGATGAGGATGGTTGCATCCACAAAATCATTCTCGTTCCTGACTTTCAGGGTGCAGCCATTGCACCGCAGAAACTGAGAGGAATTAAATACTGGTTAGTCGAAGGTGCGCCAGCATTCCTGCGAGAGTTCGTCGAGATGTACGGAAAGAAACCCGGCCTCGCACCGGATGTGACTATCGCCACGTATGGCTATGCTATCACGGCTCATAAGAGCCAGGGCAGCCAGTGGGAGGAAGTATACATTACGGGCACGTCCAAGTTGTACAACGAACAGCTCACCAATGCTCGCTGGCTCTATACGGCAGTAACGCGGGCGGAAAACAAGGTTCATATCTTAGATGGTGAGTGTGCCGCTAAGTTGGACTGGAAGGATATTGCAGCATAAAAGGAGGAAAATGTCATGAGATTTGAAGTTCAGGTAAGATTAGAGAGTGGAAATATTAAGAGATTTATAACTTTCACGGGTGACCGCGAAGGTTACTTTGAGAATGAGGCAGGTGTAAAAACCTGTCATTTTCATTTTAGCACGTTTGCTGACGTGCGATTTGAGTCCTACAAGGACGGAAAGGAGTACCGGGCGAAGGATGTGGGACTGACGCACCCAATACAAAAGGCGGCAAGCGCCGTCCGTGAAGCCTATGATGCCAGAAGGAAATGGCAATGGGAACAGGAAGACAAGCGAAAAACCGCATAATCATTTCGCCATGACAGACGGCGATTAATAAATAGTCTGTCTTTTTTTGTTTTTTGTATAGGAGGTATACCATGGAACAGAAAGTTTGGAAAATATTAATGAGATTCTCAGACATTAAGAGGAAAGCCATGCAGCTCTCCTCTATTGAGGCTCTTAAAGAGCTGATAGCTAAAACAGATTATCCCAGCGGGGATGTTGCAGAGATCATTATGTGCTTTATGCTGGGGAATCTCTGCCGTGTATATGATGACGGGCTGCGTGTATTTGTTAGCGCATCGTCTGATAGAGATGGCGTGGATTTCTGTCTGCGCCGGTTTAAGCGCAACTATTACATTCAGTTGAAGTGGAATAAGAAAAACGACCGGGTGTATCCAAGGACACATCACGGTCGTTGAGGTTGGTGCTGGCATGTCATTTTCTGGTGAGCGCTATCTCCCCAAAATGAATGGCAGGCGAGCACTATATGAAGTTTTAGTAAATTCCGTAGCATATGATGAGGATGAATTCTATGACATCGAGGACAACTATCCGGATTTCATGGATATGTGTGACGAAGCATGGAACCTGATTAAGAATTGAGCAGTTTGTTCAGCTCGGTTCTTCCAGGAGTGGTATGAGTAAACCATTCGATGATATCGTAGCTGCGCCCGGTTATTGACTCCAGCATATTGTTCAGGTCTTTTTCCGTTGCAACAATATCTGGGCGTCGACTACGAATGTCTGCGGCATTTAAGCCGGAGTGGGCAACCAATGAATGAAGCTGCCGCCCCAGTGGCTTAACTACCTCGTATTCAGAATCGGTTAAACATATCATCGTGCATCCACTCCTAACTCATTTATTTACATATAGTATAACATATAAAGTTGATGAAGTCAATAAAATAAAACGTAAAAATAAAAGGCCTTCGGCTCGCTTCGCTCGTCTCGGCCCCACGCCGCCCGCAACTATAACCGCACCAACAAAGGTGCAGCCTGCATCTTGTCTTCGATGGAAGAGAGATGGCGTGGGTCCGAGACATTGCTCGCTCGCCGAAGCCGCCCTTCGGGCTTCATGCGCGGCATCTGGTCAGGCTCGTGGCCGCCAGATACGGCAGAGGCTCGATACACTTGTCTTCTTTGATATCCGGCGATGACCGCCGGAAAGGAGCGTCCCTTCGCTTCCACATCGAGTCGGTCAGGGAGGAGTGTGAGATTACACCATGACTTCCTCCGAGCCTGCTTCGCAGGCCATTGTCTTGTTTACTTTGAATAAATTAGTATTTACTACTTACTGAAAAGGAGAGATAGATATGTTGTTAAACAAAATGACTGCCCATGAACGTAAAGCTTTATTTGGCTTGTGTGCTTTGATGCTTCACAATGCCATGGCGAATTCGGAGGCTTTTGTTGTGCCCTTGGCTATAAGGAGCTGTATTACTTCTGAGGTACTTAGTCTGTTAAAAGCAGAGTGGGTAGACGGAAGAAAGATGCGCGCCCAAAACATAAAAGGGGTCACTCCTCAGCAGGTGGCCATGGCCATGGTGAAGCGTGACGTCGCAGAAGTTCCCCAGGTGGCAGTGGGGCCTTCGGCCGCGGATGCACAACAGCCCCAGGTGGACAGTGAATCTGTCCTGAGCGCCGGAGCTATATTCGCTACGGCATCGAAGCGCAAGTACAAGGTCGTTACTCAGTTTGACCTTGCCGCTTACCTTTCGTCTTCTCCTGCAAACAAATGCCGTATCATTGCTGGTGCGGTAAAGAGTTGCGCCATCGAGAAGATTGCCGCGTAACATCGAGCTTTTTAGCTCATGCCACATCGCCCTCCGGGCGATAAGTTGTCTTGTTTTTTATGAGAAAAATGGTTTGTATTTGTTTGCAATCCGTCTTTCTTGAGCACAATGTCTCCACACGTTATGCTGGTCACAAAACCAGGAGGGAGTCTTAGGGCTCCCCACAGACAATATAAAGTTTCGTGCTTTGTGTTGTGTGTGGGCAGTCTTAGTGGCATTAGACTGCTCCCTCCTAATAAAAAACAAAAAACAAAAAGGGAAGTTTCCAAACGGATTGTTTGGAGCCTTCTCAAAGTCATGATATTTTTCTTCCCTGGGCAAGCCTTTTGTGGTTTGCCCAGTGTTTTCTTTTTTTGTTATCATGGTTTCGAGAAGGTTTGTTTTCCTCTATACAGAAAGGAAGAATAGCTATGATTGTTTATATTGTGGAATCCAGCAGATACTATGCTGAAATACCCGAAGTGAATACCGAAGCAGTCTTTGCCGCCCGCGAGGACGCAGAGAGATTTGTGAAAAAAGCAACGCTTTATAATGCTATGCTTACAGACAGCCTCTCTTTCCGTGTTGTAGAACATGAGCTTTTGGAAAGCGAAAACTTCCGGCCCCAAAATATTGGCGTGTCCATATGGGAGGCAGAAGATGGTTCGCTTGCAAGACCATATGTATTTGCAACGGAAAGAGAAGTACATCCCATGAGGCGAAAAGAAGAGCTGAACTGTATGAATTACGCCGCCAGCTGGTATGGTGTGTTCCCCTATCAGGAGAGTATGTCCCAAAACGAACTGATTGAAATGGCGCTTGCCCAGTGTGAAGAGCAAAGGAGTATGCACAATGACAAAAGATGAATTAAGAAACAAACTCAATGAAGAGCGTGGCTCGATGACAGGACTCTGCTCCACCGAACTTGCTTTGGAAGTATGCAATATAGTGATGGATGAATGTAGCGCGCCTACGTTTGCAGGAAACAGTATTGCAGAAACTGAAGTGGGTCACTTTGCCATAAGTTTCGACGCAAGGGAATTTAGTGGCTGGCTCCGTGAATACGTCGCTACGGACATGTCATTTTACATGACAGAAAGGATGAGCCGGCTACTGGAATACTTTGGTATCAACCACACGGTATGGTCTGCCTATAAGGGAGTCCGCCAAAAGGACTTCCGGCATATCAGTCTGCCTATGTCCAAAATCCGCAAGGAATATCCGTACCTCTGGAAAACATGGAGCGGAGAGCCTATTTATCCAGAGGAAACGAGTGTAGCGTAATCAGAAAGGAAGATTTGCTATGAAAAAGTATGCACTCAAAATCATCCGTGACAACGTTGTGGTAGTCCCAAACTGGGAAGTAACGCCCGTTAAGTTTGCAACGCTGGCGTTTGAAATGGTTATCCATAAATACCTGCCCGGTTCCTTTGACCGCTGGAAGGTGGTATCCCAACATGGCTGTTCCGTTAAGTATAAAGATGTGCTTACGGGAGAAACTGCATACTGCTGGCTGATGAAAAACGGCCGCATGGTAACGGACTTCGATGCGGAAGATAAACCGCAGGGGAGTCCGCTTACTGTATTTGCCGGCGGTAAGGCTGTACCGTGTGATGACGCGCGCATGGCCGCCCGCATGACTGTTCATGCCATCTTCGAATCCCTTCGCCGGCCCACTGCACGCCGTGCTTCATAAGAGGAGGTTATCAAATGGAAATTATCATTGTTGGCATGTTCTTTGCCGCCTTTTGTTCTGTTGCCGCGCTCATCGCATGGGGAATCATTTCCCTTGTGATAGATTGCATTAAGGGCCTGTTCACGAGCAGTGAGCCCAAGAAGAAACCCTACGGCTATAGAAGGTAATGCCATTTCGCGCTTCGCGCGATATTGTCTTGTTTATTTTGAGATGGTTTAAGGACGCATTGTGAAAGGAGCGTTTATTATGAAAAAGACGTACATCTCGATTGAATGGGGCGACACTCGTACCCGGTTTGAACGGGCCGAAGCAATCAAGAAAGCCTTGGAGCTTGTAGCCCGCAAGGCAAAACCGAATACCCAGGAAGAAGCCGCCCGCAAAGCGGCTTAATTTTTTTGTTTTGTTTGTTGTTTGTTGAAAAAAGGAGATTGAAAACCATGGAAATTAAAATGAACTTCACGAAAAACGAAATGGCAACCATAGAGAAACTGCACAAGGCCTACAACCAGGCCTTCGGCCGCGATGACCACTACGAGGTAACAGGCCCTGTCCGCTTCTCCGTAAACCATATGCGCGGCGAAGCTACGGTTACGCTGGCCTTCAATGAGTTCTCCACTTGCGACATCATGGATATCGCAATCCGCAACAGCCACCTCGTCAAGAGTCTGGGTGCAACGGCAAAAGCACTGTTCGAGCTGGGCAAGAGCACGCTCAACATCCTGGAAGGCGAGCTCAAGTCGGTATGTGCCAAGTACAAGGAGAAGCCGAAGGCACAGGAGACAAGCGAGAAAAAGCCCTTTGGAAGTTTCGTTTCCAAAGAAGACATCGATGAAATGAATAACAAGGCGGCCTGACCCGAGCAGTCTGTCGCCTTACGGAATAACAAGATAAATGATAAAGGGAGATTGGGAATATGAAGAAACTGTTGAACTGGTATTTTGGAAATGGTATTGCGGCAGACGATAAAAGTATTCTGGCGCGAAGGCAGAAGATAAGCCAGGAAGCCAGAAACGTAATGGGCCAGGCAGTAGACGTGATTGCAACCGGTGCAGTCGTATTCTATGCCGTGGCTAAGAATATGCGCTGATAAGAAAGGCAGGTTGTTAATCATGTTGAATACCAATGCAAATATTGAAAAAATCCGCAAACACAATCGTATGCACAGCGAGGGGCAGGAGCGTCGTATCCGTGACCGCGCAAAGCGGAAAATGACCCGCCGTGATTACGAACGGCTTGCGGAAGAAAAAGAATACGCCGGCTACAAAATCGCCGCGTGATAAATTCTCGATAGAGACGCCGCAGGATAATATCCTCTTGTCTGGATAGTGCCGTCTCCGTCGATACACCCTCTTCGCCCTTCGGGCGATATTGTCTTGTTTATTTTGGGCTTCCCGGTAATCCCCTGAAAACATCCCCCATGCTTTTCACTTTCTCGCTGGGAAGCCTATTTTTTATTGATTGAACAGTAAAGGAGTTAATCATCATGTTATTTTGCAGTGATATCGAAACGTTATTTCCTGGTACGTATCACCGTCACATCAATGCGCACAGACTGACTACTTTGTGCGACAGCTTCCACAGTGTCAGCCATGACAAGCTGGATACCATCCGCAAGGATACCCGTGATGGCGAGCTGGTTATCGCCGCCCGCCTGAAAACCGACTATGGTGAAACCATCTTCTTTACCGATAACACGACTTTCAACGACCTCGTGGCTCTTAGCGAGGAGGCTAAAGTCGCCGCATAAATCCCCACCTTGGCAAACGAGGAGCATTAAGCTCTTCGTTGTGTGCTAAAGAGTGCCCCCTATCACTTTTCAGCATACAACGAAAGGCTTAAATCTTACAGCCACGGCTACCCTCTCATCAAGAGCTTGTCTGCTCCGCAGACGATTGTCTTGTTTTTTATGAGGGATTTGGACCTCGGACATACAGGCTATATACTAATAATTCATGCCTGTCAACCTGTCCCGTCCTACAGCTACAGCTGGATTATCCTTTCATCGTATACCCTACCCAGAAGGACAGCGCGTCCAGAAATGTTAACATGTATCCCGCCAAAGCGAAATGCTAATAAATGAGCGGGGCAAGAAAAGGAGAATGATAATTATGGCAACCAATGTAAATGTAAACGCAATCGTAAAAGAACAGGCTCAGGCACCGGTATCCCGTCGCGCCGCAATGCTCGCAGGTCTTTCCAAGCAGATGGAAGCAGTAAATATCCTGACTGACAAGGCCCGCGCAAAACGCGAAGAAGAGCTCAAGAACAACACCGTCATCATGTCGGTTGTTTCCTCCCGTGGTTATGTTGGCTTCGTAGCAGGCGATATCGCAGAGAACATCGTAGAACCCGCGCTGGTTTGCCCTGCAGTAAATACCAAATCTGGTGAGCGTCTGTCGGCTCCCGTTGCTACGCTTATCGGCGCCAGCAAGGCTATTGCCAAGGCCGAAACCTATGGCAAGGAACATCTGGTTCTTTATGTCAACGACTTTGAGGCCCGCCGTCTTAGTGGTATGCTCTCCCGCATCAACAAGGGTGACAACACCGTGCTGACGCCTGCAGAAAAGGAACATATCAACGATGAACGCAACAGCGCGAAATATGGTCAGGCCTACATGGCAACGGCAGGCACGGTATTCAAAATGCTCCAGGACGCAAAACAGAAGTTTAAGTCCGTACGCGTTATGGGCCACAGCTCCATCTTTGGCTGGGAAACCCGCTACAACCTTCCGCTCGACATGGAAAACATGGAACTGACCTTCGTGAAAGGTTTGGCTTCCACCATGCACAAAGGGCGCAACTACCGCATCACGCTTGCTTCGGGCTTCAAGCTCAATGGCAAGCATAAGCTGGTTAAGGCTAACGGCAACCTCGTGGTAGAGCGGGAAATCAAGGCAGGCTCCGAACAGGAAACCGCCCGTGACCTCTTGTCCATCGCCAACCAGACGATTATCATTGAGGACGCCAAGAACCGCAATGAAGAATTCGTCGGCGACATGGAGGCTGTTGCAGAACCGCAGGAAGAATCCGCAGGTTTCGACTTTGCCGCATAAGTGAATGAAACAGGCTGGACTGCTCAAGGCGGGCAGTCCAGTTTTTGTCGTCAAGAAAGGACGGAAAGAAAAATGATTATGAATAAAGTATGCCCGAAATATATCGTATTCCCGAAATCCAACAACCGCGCCAATTCCAAAGTAACCTGGACGCTTCGTAAGAACCTTACGAATGGCTGGGTAAATATTTCCGCCAAAATTCCGCAGACCTGCATTGACGCATATGGTCTGATTGACCCCGAGGTTATGCACCTGCTTCGTACACCGTGCACAAAGAGCCGTTTCGCTCTCCGTTCCCTGTACAGGGTAGAGGTCAGTTATGATTACCACCTTATCGAAGACGCGGTTATGCCGATTGCCGCTTGATAAGGTAACAGCCCCTTGAGGAGGGATTTTGTATGGCAACCGAAAAAGACAAAACAACTGCCCAGGGGGCAAATGACCCTGTTCTCGATTTCCTGGGCGGTACTCTGGAAGCAATGCTTGGTCCAGACCTGAAAGAAGAACCGCCACAGGAAAAAATCGAGGACGCAGAGATTACAAAAGACGTACAGGAGGAAGAAAAGATGAGTAAAGAGAATGTGACGACGATTGACAATGAAACGGGAGAGGTTCTGCAGGATAAGTTCAGCAAGAAGTTTGAATCCCGTCAGGAAGCGAACAACCTGCTGGATTTGCTCGACAGCCTCGGCTATGAAGACAGCTATGAAACCAGCGATGGCGGTAAGACGGTTATCCTCTCGGGTGTTTCCGCAGAGGATTTACAGCTTATCCAGCGCAAAGCGAACATCAAGCTCTGGTCTGACCGTACGCAGGCGGTAGCAAAAGCCGTCACCACGTTTGCAACGGATGTTGCTGACTATGCCCTGAATGGCGCACTTGCACCGACGGCTGGTGCAGTCGTAAATGCTGGTATGACCACGGGCCGTGTTGTGGCCACCGCCGCAGTTTCTGTTGGCGCCGCAACGCTTGCAACGACTATCCGCAATGGCCGTGCCGCCGCCCGTGAGCTTTCCCGCAACAAGGATGTTCAGGATGCCTGGAATGAAGTAAAGGGTCTGGGCTCCGACATTGGCGGTCTGCTCTTCGGCTCCAAAGGCAGTTCCAAGTCTGATTGGACTGCTTGTGCCTGATAAGTAAAGAAACGTCCGTCCGCTATTTTTTTGGCGGGCGGATTGTTTTTATAAGTTACTCAAAGGAGGATACCGTTATATTTGCTTTATTGTTTGCCTTATTCGAGTTAGGTTCTGAAGTGAACCAGTTTATCGAAATAGAAGTTGAAAAGGACGAGCGCGAAATCAGAAGACTAAAAGGCGAACAGCAAAAAGCGCGCGCCCGTAAATCCTAATCCGAAATTCATGCTTACGAAAGGAGTGAGATAAGCACCATGGTAACTATTGTGACATATTTAAGCAAGCTATACAAAACAAACGCTTCCAGAAATATGACATATTCAAGAAACATAGCTTATGTCACAAACGCCTGTAAAAATACCAGCCCCTTCCCCACCCATAAACAAGAAGAAAGACCACTTACTTATCTCATGGGTAAAAAGGCTGATAAGTGCCCGAAGGATTTCCGCCCAGGACTTATCCATGGCCGTCCCCATACCTACCCCTCGGGAGGGATTAAGGCACCGCCCGCTAAATTGGCTCCAGGGATTTAGCTTAACCTTATGAGCGCAGATAGACTGTATTCGGTTAGCAAAACCTTATGAGCGCAGTCTTATCAGCAAAACAAAGATAAGACAAACATAAAGGTTAAGATAAAGAACATAAAGAGCTTATTTATATATACAAGCGAGCGAGCGAAGCGAGCGAGCATAATAACAAGCTAAAAAAAAGAAATAAATAGAGCTTGTTTAAAAAAGCGAGCGTAGCGAGCGTATATAAAATAAGACAAAAAAGAAAACAAGAAAGAAAAAAGATTTAAGATACAAACTTTTACAGGAACAGTAAAAGTAGTTCAAAGTATATTAAATCAAAAAAGATAAGACAATGACAATATCTTAAATAAAATAAAAGATATTAAGTCATGTCCTTATCAAGGGGCGAGCGAAGCGAGCCCCGTTAAACACTACAAAAGGGCGTTACATCATTCTGTCCCAAGTAAATTCCCTATCTACTGGATACAGAATTATCCCATTTCTCCCTTCTCGTGTATATACAAATATATATCCCCATATATATTCCCCTCTTTATACCGCAAGGGGAGAAAGAGTATTCACATACTCCGCCCGCTACTACCCGCGCGCGACCTCCGGCGCGCAAATTGTATCGTTCTTTATGCATATATTAATTATATCATTCACACACACCTCTAACAGGATATACATATATATACTACACACTCCCCATATATAGGAGTGCTGTTCGATATATATATACCAATATACACATAAAGAGCCATATAATTTAGGGCTTCAGGCGGGCGAGCGTAAGCGAGCCCGCAATACAACAAGTGTGCTAAGAACGGTTACTTGAACCTTGTGAGCGCAGCACACGTATCTTTGCCTGACATACCCAGGAGCAAAAACCAAAACGCGAAGCGCAAAATTAATAAAATATAAATCTGTAAACCAAGTCCATAGAAAGAGTACACAAGTATTACAATAAAAATACAAGTGAACGAAATTCAAGAAAAAGATATATTCTCCCCTATAGGGAAAATAATACTTTTTGAAAGACAGGTTTACACTTTGGACAAATTTTGCAAGACAAATTTTTCGCGGTGCAGATTTTTGAAAACTCCGGGACAAATTTTTTACTGCAGTCCACCAGCAAAATTTCTGAACTGGATTTTGCGGACAAATTTGCGGAAGGCAAACCAAAAACGCCAGACACATCTGAAATACAGATTTTCGAAGTGGCATTTGTAAAAAGTTAGTTCCAAAACGCCCGCTACACCCGTTATCTTTAACGTAGCGCGACGATAGCAGGATAATTTTTAAAAAGTGCCACAAGGAAATTGGAGCTTCATATGAGGCTAATTTGGCCCATACAGGGGAGATTCGATGAGGTACGATTCAAGCTCCGTTTTTCAAAAAGCGTTATATTATCGCTTTAATTCTATTGATGTACCTAGTCCGCCCCATTATTATAGTGTCTTTTACCCCTCTATCGTGTTCCTTGTTCCTCTATCCTTCCCCTTGTTGTAGCATGCTATGTAGAGTCCGTTGCCGCAGGCAAGTATCCGAGTTATCCCCTTGATAATGCTGGAGGTAGACGAGTTAGAGCGTAAAGAAAAAGAGGTAAGTTTTTGACAAATTTTTTGGAGCGAGGTTGCACCGAGGCATGTAAAAGATTGTTCTGAACGGTAAGGAGAAGTACCCTAATACCGATTTATTTTTCCTTAATTACAAGTTCTTGAGATTTTTATACACCCCTTACTTGACAATGAGGTGGTTATCCGTGTATATTATGTTAGGTAGATTAAGAATACGTTAGTAAGATTAGAGAGATTGAATAAAGAGATAGAGAGATAAGCAAGGAAGGTGTATACTGATGAAGGTATATGAACTGATACGCGAACTGGCCAAGTGCGACCCCAACAAAGATGTGGAAGGTAGCATGAAGAATAAGGATAACATCCCTGAAAGCTATAGTGTTAAGCGTGTAAGAGACTCAGGTTTATTAGATACAGTCTGGGTTGAGTTTGAGCCACACGCATACAAAAAGCAGCGCGCGGTAAAGAATAGCAGTAAGACTGCGCCGGAGAAGATGACGAGAAAGCAGTTCTTCTATCGGATGGTTAGAGACAACTGGAATGAAGAGTTCCAGGGCGTAGCCCGGCATGTCTGTGGAAGAATGCCATACTATGTACTTGCTGATGTAGATATATTCCTGGAAGCGTTCTCGAAGCTGTCCGATAAGGAACAGATATATTATATTGAACACATGGCAGAGTACGAAGGTTCTTTTCACCAGCTTAGTGAACCTCATCGGCATCAGTTAAGCTGCATCAACGAAGATAACTACAATAAGAGCGCTAAGTATCTGGTTACGGTTATGTTCAAGTGGCATAATACGGAGGCGCCGAGTGATGACCACATTACGGAACAGAAGTTTATCTCGGACTATTATATTGATAGTACGGAAGATAAGACTGTAAAAGAGATTGTTAAGAACGTATGGAAATGTTGCAGCGGACACTATGAAAACGAGCCGCCGCGCAAATATAGAAATGGCCTTGAGTTCCGGTACAGCAGTTGGTGCTGGTGTTACATCGCGGTAAAATCAGAGCCATTGCTTATCGAGACAGATGAATGATTGAATAAGACAGGAGAGATATAAAATGGCAGAAGTTAAGACTATGGCAGAGAATATGGCATTTGACTGGAGAGACTTTGAAAAGTACGGAGTAGAGGCGGTTGTTCTCTGCAATGTAGAGGATGAAGATAAACCTGTACTCGGCATCTGCGCAAAAGGTATGGGAACCTATGGAGGCGAAGAGTATATTCTTGAGCGCTTGAGCTATGACTATGCCGAGAGAGAAGGAGAAAGTGACCTGAGCCTTGAGAAGTGGATGTATAAGCATGCAGACAAGCTCGCTTCTCTTATCTGGAGATACATTAACGAGGGCCTGTACTTGGACTCGAAAGAAGATGTATGGTATGCAGATAAGGTATGTCTCTATACACCCGCGAGCAAAATTCCGTGGCCGAGAATGCCCAAGGGCTTTAAGGTGCGGAAAGAGAATGAGAATATAAAGCTTATCATGCATTAAGTAAGTAAGAAGAATAAGAAGGAGAATATATAGAGCTATGTCTTATACATTAACTGTTAATATCAATCTGGAGAGTATGGATATAGAATCGCTTAAAAATCTGCGCGCCGAAATTGATAAGCTGCTCGCAAAGAAACAGCTTGCCAGTAACCTGCCGAAGTTAAGTGGCAGCCTGAAGCAAAAAATGCAGAACAACCCAACGCTTGCTCCAGAGCTCAGCAAAAGGTTTTATGCAGTAGGCTGTAAAAACCTGGAAGACATATATAACTATCCGCCCGAAAAGATGGTCTGGCTGGAAAAACTTACCCTGTCAAGCATTGACCATACCCTGTATGTATTAAAAGCCCATGGGTACGATTACGAAATGCGCTGGATTACCACTGTAAATGAGATGAAGGATAAGCTCCGGCAGATTAAGAAAGAGAAGAAGGACGGCAGATTTTCAGTAGCTTAAAAGAGGAAGAGACTATATGATGTATGAATTTGATTGGGAAGATTTCAGAGAAGACGGCATCGTGGCCTTTGAGCTGACAACAGAAGGTGTGACGGTCGTCGGATTAAAGCATGCGCACACTTTTGTGGATGAGGACTATATCATTAAGAGACTGCAGGAAGAATACAGTAAGAGAAACATGGTTCTCGAAGAAGAATTAACCTTTGAATACTGGATGTACTTCCATGCAGATAAACTTGCTTCTTATATTGTACAGTATGTTAAAGAGGCAGTAGAAAAGAATGATACAGGAGTTAAGTATATATATATACTACAGGAAGAGCGGCCTAAGAATAGAAAGCCGTCAGAATATTGTGATTATAATTTATGCGCGCGGAGGTGAAGTAACGTGACACTTGAAGAAAAGATGGAAGCTGTTGACAGGGTGGTCACTGAGATGGATGTGACACTTCTGGACGCAAAAAGAAAGCAGGAACGCCTCAGGAATATTATGAAAAGGGTCCGGGAACTGACAATAGCCATTGACGCCAATAAAGACTGGTCTACTGATGCAACGCTCTATACAGAGAAACACGGCAAGTTTACTGCAACCGGCGATTGGAAAATGATCGGAGTGACGGTTGAACGGAAGAAATTGATTGAGTTCTTAAAAGCTCAGAAAGAGGACTACCTGAAAGAGGCAGCCGAAATCACAGAGGAATTCATTAGGTAACGTTTACAGTACATGTAAAAAGGAGAGAAAATTGTTATGGAAAATATTGAGCAGAAACAGAATGCAGACTCCTTAAGTGCAGCAAGGGATATAAGATACCAGCTGCAAAGAGCAGTCAACTGTAATACCGCTATAAAGAATGCAGAAGAAGTGGCGGGCGATGATATCGTAATTGCACTCATTGAAAACGGCACGTTCGGATTCTCTGTTGATAAACAGGACTTCATTAAGTTCTTAAAGAAACAGAAAATGAAAGCATTTGCAAAAACCTGCGTATTCCGTGAGCAGTCGCTGAAAAATGATGAAAAATGAGCGCCCGATAACCAAAAGAGATGTGGAGCACTTCCTTTGGGATTGCTCGGATAACGACCTGTTAAAAGTCTTGCTCTGGGCAGTTGGTGAGGTATGTGTAAGGTTCTATAAAAGTAAGCACAATAACACTGAAGAAGAAAGGAAGTCGTAAAGCATGAGCGTTTTTATACAGAAGATGATGACTTGTGTAGACGGCCGTGATATTAAGGAAGTGCTGGGTGATGTTGCGCGCCCAATGGAAAAGGTTAGCTACAAACACACCCAGGAATATATTTCCGGAAAGTACGAATATGTCTTTGGGATGGTGCGCTACAATCATTTGGCAATCGACCTGTATGAAATTGCCCCACACCTGTTCGATAAAAAGAAGGATATGGAAGAAGGCTTCCTTATCCATGATATGAATGGTCATTTTGACGCAGAGGAAAAGTATCTGCGCTTTGGCTTCAAGGTTTTGAAGAAAGACGAAACCTGGACGACCTTCTCGCATCCGTTTTATAAAGAAGTGCTTGATACCTACTATCAGGAGGAAGTACACTTTGGTGACCACAATGAAATGTGGTGGTGTGGCAATTACCACATCAATGAAACGGTTGACTTTGCGGTTTCTTACAGATTCCCCGATACCGAGTTCGAGGTAAAAGAAATCTGCGAAAACGACCTGGTTGCGCATTATATCTTAAAAGCCGGCCGTATCGTCAAGAACCTTCTCAAAGAAAAGCAGGCAGCTTAATAGCAAAAGGAGTAGTCATGGTAAAAATCAAAGAACTTAGTTTGTGGCAAAAGATTAAGGCGTTTATTCATGCACAGGCGCGGAAACATTTTGATGTGTTTCTTCTATCATGTCTTCCATTAAGAGGAAAGTTGTACCCTCTGGAAATGCAAGAGGTAAGAGTCTGTGACATTCCTTTTCAGTTTGAAGAAACAAAGACCTATCTACAGAAAATAGGATATGAAACGTTATGGGATGTTGTTGCTAGGCTCTGCTTTAGTTATGACTTACTGCAGCACGCAAAGATATTTACAGACATATTGGATACTCTTAAGAATGAGTACAATGAAGACCCATTACGGTATGACACCCTCCTGAATGAATACAAGGATACCTTATACAGGTCTCCTTATACTGGGTTTCTCGAAGTTGTTCAGGAAACTGTCTCGCTTTACAGAGAACTCGGGATGGAAAATACAGTTATGCCCGAGGAACGCTTTTGCCTGTGCTGCGATATGTGGTGGAGTGAAAACAAACTGGACTTTATCATGGATGAGTTCAATATTGTAAAAGGATATAAGTCTTTACAGGAGGACGTCTGGGAAAAGGCAAAAGAGTATGAAGCCGAATGGAAAGCATCAGTAAAGGCAGTTGAGAACTGGGATAAAGAGCACTATTGGAATCTTGGCAAAATGTATGTATAATAAAACAAGAAGAGGAGAAACGAGAATATGTTTGAAAAGATTGCTGTTCATAGCGGAGTATTTCACGCGGACGATGTAGTAAGTGTGGCCTTTATTAAGGAACTCTACGGAGAGAATATCCGGATTGAGCGAGTGAGCCAGCGGGATGCGGAAACGCAGGGAAGACTTGCCGCCCGCGGATATACGCTTATCGATGTCGGCTGCGGAGAATTTGACCATCACCAGCCAGAGCACAAAACAGATGAATACAAATATGCAGATAACGGCATCCTGAAGAGCGCGCTGGGTCTGGTTTTGGACCAGTGCGTTGCGGATGGCAAGCTTCTGGCCGAAGAAGTAAAGTTTCTTCTCGACAAAGGGTTGTATACCCTGCAGGCAAAAGATAACGGCCAGGATGTAAAGAAGGACAGTCTCACGGATAGTCCTTTTGAATACATTGCCTGGCTCAACTGCGATGATATTTACAGTGAGGACCAGGACGAATTTTTCCTGGGCGCCGTGGATATTACGCAGGTTGTTGTACACCGTATGATTCTTGATGCCCGCAAGGTGGTAAAGGAGCATGAGGAATGTATTGAGGCGCTGCAGAATGCAAAAGACGGTATCGTAAACTTCCCACACTATATGACCAACGGCGTAAAAGAATGTCAGCGCTGGAATGAAAAACATACGCCGGAAGAAAGAATTCTGTTCATTACGTTCCCCGACGAAAAAGGTGGCGGATACAAAATCCGTGGTATCAATAAGCCTGGTAAGATGGAGGTTATTCAGTCTTTGCGCTTCTGCGGACTTCGCGATGAAGAACTCAATGAAGCTGCCGGTATCAGTGATGGTATCTTTGTACATGCCAATGGCTTCCTGGGAGGCGCCGGCAGTTTGGAGAGTTGTTACAAGCTGATTTAAGATGAGGACGATTAGCATGGCAGAAAATAAGATGGCTACAATTGCCGCTATATACGGCAAGGAGCTTGGTGAAGACGTAATTCTGTTCGACACAGAAAGAGACAGCTATGTAAAGAGCAGGTTCTTAGATTCCGGCCTTCAAATCTATGATGTGCCGAATGAAAAATGGATAGATGCTCCTTATGCATTGACCCATTTGTTGACTGGCCGGCTCGAAATTGCTGCAGAGAAGTCAAAAGAAAAGAGTACCCCTTTGCGCGTGAGAACTCCTGCGCGCTTAAACTTCTCTGTGGAGAAGATGTTTGGTGGCCGGATGAATACGCGGGCCAGAAATGTCCTGGAAAGAAATGGCTTTCTCGATATAAAAGACATTTACGACACGCCGCCGGCGGAATTAATGCGCCTGCCCAAGATGGGCGACAGTGTTATGACCTGTATTATCACCAAGTTAAATATTTGTGGTTATGACTACGAAGGCCATTGGGGCATAACACTTAAAGAAATGTGGAAGCAGATGAAAATCATGCGGAAGGGGAAAAAGGAACGTGACAGAGGAAAAATTTGAAACAGCAAAGACGCTTATGATGCGCATTTGTGAAATGGAAAAACTTATCAAAGGGCTTAATAATGGAAACACCCCGGCAGAGATAATCGTTAAGGGTGTAGGGTTCTCCAGAGATACACAGATGGAACTTGCCCCTGAGATGAGAAAGACTATCGCAGGCGTGTTCAGCGAGCAAGTTGCGAAAGACAAAGAAGAATTCAAAAATCTGTAAGTGAAGGGAAGTCAATAGATGCTTGATACGATTTTGAGTATGCTGCTTGGCATAGACCCGGAAAGAATCAATAGACCAAAAAAGCCAACAAAGAATGAACTCAAAGAAGGTATTATCCGTCCTTTTCCTGACGCTCCAGTAAAGATTGATTTCTTTGAGGACAGACTGTACGGAAGATGCACCCCGAAATATGTTGCTGTACCATACGGAAGAATGTTCACGCGGAGTGAGGAGACAGTCCTTGCAAATGCAATGGTTGACACTTGCGTCTCTTTCTATGGTGAGCGTATGTATAAAGAAACTCTTGATGGCTTCAGGAATTTTATCATAAGAAAATGCAAGTTAGCTGGTCTGCGGGAGAACCACAACACTTCTGATTCATACGGCACGCCACAGGAACAGCTGGACGCCATAAACAGTTATGTGGAAAGAGAGTTCTGTGGGCGGGAGCTTAGAGAAACGCCGATGGACAGATATTACGATGCTTATCGTGACGTTCAGGCAATTCATAAGATAACTATGATGGAAGAAAGCCGAAAGGCTGTAAGAATGGCGGAAGAGGAAGAGAAAAAACGTAAGGAAGAATACCAGAAATATAAAAATATCTGGTATTAAGGCGAAAAAGGTGATAGAATATGAAAGTAAGAGACTTACGTGAGATTCTGGAACATATGCCGGATGAATATGTCATCTCGGTGTCCAAAGAGAATGCATATGGCTGGTACAAAAAAGATGGCAGTAAGCGTACAGGCTGCGTAGTGTTCCTGGATGACGAGAATGCAATCGTTATCGAAAAGGATACGGCAGCATAAGCAAATAGAGAATAGGAGTCAATAACCTTGAAGAAAAAGATTTTAGGCATTTTAGGCGCAATCGTTCTTGCAAGCGCGAGCGTAGCGAGCGCAGGAGAAGTTATATCCCATGCAGAAATGCGTGGTGTCATTAAGGCGAATCATGCAGATTTTATCTACTGTGTGGAAACCTACCGAGCTAATATTTTCCACGCAGAGTCTCTGGATGATATTGTAGAATACTACATGCAGAAGAATACCTACAGCATCCGCGAACACAATGAATTCAAGGAAGGTATCATGGAGGCAAATCCGTGGCTTTACGACCGTGAAAATGCGCGCGGCCAGATTATGGTAGACGCCGGCGAAGAAATTGTCGTGTACTACTGGAAAAAATGTAAATAAGGAGGGAGAAAGACAATGACAGAGGCGCAGAGAAAATTATGCATTACGGCCATGCCCTATATTGGAAGAGACCGCGCTTACCAAGCTCTTCGAGACGCAGTTCTCTACGATGTAGAACTGAAAGATGACATGGAAATTGACGATATACTTCAAGAAGCCGCCAATTATACAGCCGAAAAACTCCTTTGGGATGAGGCTGCGTATGATAAGCTCATCGGCAACAAAACTTTGATAAAAATCCTTATGACAGTAGGAATTCCAGTCCTTTTGGAAGAAAAAGGCGGGTATACTGCATTAAATATGGCATACCATGCCCCCGATGAAGATGAGGAAAACGGTACGCAACTGGATAACATGATGAGAGATGTATTATCTTTAGTTCTGTATACCTATACTTACATCTACAAAACAAACATTTCTTTACTCAAAGGGTTTATCCATAGGAAATATCATGAGGCGAAGCTAAGAGAAGAAAGCGTCCTTACCGAGTACCCGGAAGCTGAAATCGATGAGCTTGTGAATAATTTGAGCGATTTCCATGTTAATGCAGCGGAGTTTATGGAATGCTGCGAGAAAGCTTTTACGGGGCGGAAAGATAAAGTTGTAACTTTGTCCATTGTAGTGGATGAAGATGCTGACGCAACAGAAATTCATGATGCGCTAAGTTCTTTGGATTGGATTCGTAGCGTTTGTGTTAAAGATGAGGCCACGATTCCTATTACAGCCGTAAAAACAGACAAGGAAGAACATGAAAAGAGCATCTTTGATAGTCAGGATATAGTAAGTGTATCACTGTGAGAGTATACAGCTTCTGAGAAAGGTGTAAGTAAAAGTGGCAAAGAAGTATTTGTATAAAGGTAAGGAATACCGTTTTGGTGAATTAGCGAAGCTTGCTAAATGCAGTAAGAAAGCACTCGAATCCCGTTTAAAAAAAGGCTGGGACGTTGAAAAAAGCTATTAACACGCCTCAACTCAGAGATGTTAAAAGGCGCGGTTTTAAGCTTGAGTATAACGGAAAAATGGTTTCTGTATCACAGCTATCAAAAGAGACTGGAATTAGCACACACCTTATATGGAAACGGATTGATGAAGGAAAGACTGTAGAGGAGATTATAGAAAAACCATATACTAACACAAAAGTGTATGAAATAAAAAAAGGACTTTGTACCCGTCACGAAATTAATCAGATGGCCAAGGATAGCTCATTAAGCTATAACACAATCGGTAAGCGCTTGTTTGATGGCTGGAGTATTGAAGAAGCTTTGAATACGCCGGTTCTTCCCGGCGTACGCCGGGAAATGCGATTCCGTGTAATGTACAAGGGAAAAGACTACACAATGAAGGAACTTTCCCAGTTACCAGAATGTGTAGTGAGTGCAGACCTACTTACCTCCAGGATTAAGAATGGAGGATGGGATGTAGAAAAAGCTATCACAACCAAACCTTTGTCAGGGGCAGAGCGTATGCAAATGGCACGAGAAAAAGGAATGTTATTAGGACGTACTGCAAAAAAATACACATATAAAGGTAAGGAATACACATTAAGAGAGCTATTGGCCTTGCCGGAATGTGAAGTACAGCAATACAACACTCTTTGTAGTAGAATCAACCAAAGGGGATTAAGCGTCGAAGAAGCATTAAAAGTAAAGCGCGGAGAAAAGTATAGATATCATGGAAAACTGTTGACTGTAAGTGAGCTTGCCAAATTACCTGAGTGTAAAGTATGCGTAAAGACCTTAAGAGACAGACTCCGGAATGGAATGGCGGTAGAAAAAGCGCTTACACTGCCACGAGAAGGAAAAACATACGAATACAAAGGGCGGTATTATTCAATCAAAGAACTTGCAGAATTGCCAGAATGCAAAGTACAGCAACAAGTGTTGTATAAGAGACTAAAAACTGAATGTGCAGAAGAAGCTATTAGTCGCCTCCCTGACCGTAGTGGTCCAAAGGGCAATAAAGTGTATCGGTATAACGGTGCCAGCTACACAGTCACCGAATTGGCTGCTATGCCTGAATGTCAGGTAAGCATGCCAGCGCTATATGCAAGGCTCAAAAAAGGAGATAGTGTTGAAGGTGCAATGGGGGCTTTACGCAAAAGAGGATGTAAAGCCAAGAAAACATCTTGATGGAAAAATGGAGGTAGGCATGAGATATGAAGATTTAACGGACAGGCTTATGGAGGCAAAAGATATGACGCTTACCGGCCATGAAGCATGGCACCTATACCTCAAACTTTGCCAGTTGGAGGAGTTAAAGGAGCAGAGCCGAAAGCTGCATAAGATTTACCATAAAATCAAAGCCGTAACAGATGAAATGGGCGAAATAAATGGGTGGGTAAGTTAATTGGCCACATGGAAAATCACCACTCCATCCGTATATTGGAGTAGCGCAAAAGAAAAAGAAGATAAAAGAAGAGAGCAGGCGGCAAAGACCGCCAAAAGACAAAGAAATATTCAGGCTAAAGCTGTCCGCGCAGCGAATAGGCGCAGCCGTGAAGCCGATGCACAGGCCAAAAAGGTTCGCGCATTGGTAGAAAAAATAAAAGAACTCCGAGAACGAAAGTTCAAATGGAAAGAGATTGACATTTTAATACAGAAACCGCGCAGCATCGACTTCTATCGCAAGAATAAATATCTGTGTGAAGAAGGTGTCGTGCTGCGTGAGTTTACATGTGCTCAATGCAGAAAAACCGTTAGTGTTACTAACAAGTTTGATAAACGTAGAAAATTTTGCAGTACCGTTTGTGAAAAAAGATACTGGAGACATAAAAGAGGAAAATGAAATGGATTATTGTATAGTTCAGGGTAAACTTCCGAATGAAATTTTAGAACTTGACAAAGCGATTATGGAGATGGCAGACAGCTTGGATCTGGAAGCCTATACAACCGTAAAAAGTGCTTATCAGGGGGAAATTGATATCCTAAATGAAATGGTTTTTAAAAGCGCCCAAGAATATTGTGAACTGAAAAAGGAAAACGAAAAGCTCAAAAAAGAAAAAACGGAGATTAAGATTTGTGGTCCGGAGAGTGCAAAACGACAGACTTTCTGGGCAGACGAAGAGCAGTGGAAGTGGGTAAAAGACTTTGCTTACACAAAACGCGTTCATATCGCGGACGTAATGTGTACAGCAATTAAGCTGTTGCAGGAACAGGTGAAGGATGAAGATATCCTAACGAAGGATGAACCAAAACGTCTGGATGACCAAGGATGTTTCATCTTTTGGAATAAGCATGCCGTTATCGGCCGCACTTTGAAGCAGTGCACGAAAGCAAGCTACAAGAAAAAGAGTTATCCCATTGATGTTATTAGAAACTCAATTGACTGGTATGATGAGACAGACTTTATTCCGCAGATGCTTAAAACAGGAAAAACGCTGACGTGGGCATATAGAACAACCATTCGGCATATTGAAGAGGTCTTAAAGGAAAATAGACTGGACATCGTGCGTAAGCACAGAAAAGAACTCAGAGAGATTGTGCAGAGATTCAAAGAAACAAAAGACTGGATTCATGGAAAAGGCGTTATCCAGCTTGAAGATTGATAGAAAGGAAGGTAAAAATGCTTGATATCGTTAAGAATTTAAAGCGGCTTACTTACCGCATTCAGCCGGTATCACATATTCAGAAACGTGGTAAGCGGAAAAAGGAACGAGAAAGCAGACAGGTATACCACGAAATCAACAACTATATCAGCAAGGTCAGGAAAGACCTGGGATATGGCGAAGGCCAGGAATGGCAGGCATAAAAAGTGAATAAAAAATAGGGGAGATTGAAATGCCAAAGGAAATTACTCGCAGCGAAGCGATTGCATTGATAACCGCAGCAGTTGGTACGGTTTACAGTGAATGTTTTAATGACAATAAGCGTGAGTTGAGTAACAGTGTGCGGCGGGCAATGATGGTTGCCGGCCAGGTAAGAAACACGGATGAGAAGAGTCGGTCTTTGATTAAGCAGATGACTGAACTCAACACCCAGATTGGTGAACTTAGCAGTGAAGCTACACAGGTGCTAAAAATCTTTGATGATATGGTTGCCATGAGCAGTGAAGGTGCAGAAAACCTTTGGAGCAGGATTCATGACTTGGAATGCGAGATTGCATCCAAAGATAGAGTAATCGCCTCCGGACATGGTGATAAAGAACGGTTGAAGGATGCGCAGAAGGATTTGGGGCTTTTACAGATTAAGCACAGAGAGCTCCAGGAATCAAACGACCGAATGAGCGAAAGCTTTCAGAGCAATGCGAATAAGTTAATTGAGCGGGTGAAAGAAGTAAACCAGCTCAAGGCAGAAAACGAACAGCTCAAGAAAAAAGCCGAGGAGCTTTACGCAGAAAATTGCGGGCTTAAGTGCAAAGTCGGCAGCGAAGATTATGCACGTAAGGAATGGAAACGCAAATATCTTGCGATTAAGGGAAAATATGACGCTTTGGCTAAGGCTTGCGGGTTAATTACAAAAGGCCGCAAGAAGTATGTAGCGTAACTTTAAAAGGAAAGAGGTACGCATGTTTTGGAAGGGAAGTTGATGCAAGATGAGAAAATATGTAGTAAGAACTTTGGAACGCCCGTACGGCAGTGGTGATTTTAAACTGTACACACGCCAGATGAGCGAGGAAAAATTTAACGAAATGGTGGATATGAGAGGTTTTCATATCACACCGGAATATTCGGAAACAATTCTGGACGATAAGGGCAACCCGGTCTTTATGCAGTACGGCATGACATTTAACAGCAGCCTGCGTCATACGGCTTGCCGAGTGATGTCCATTGAACAGGATAATCAGCTGGTCTATCAGTATGGCAACGAAGAAACGAAGTACGCAGATAAGACCTTTGAAGAAATCCTGAGAAGAACTTATGAGCTGAAAAACTGTGCATACGGCAGAGAGGAAGCGGCAGCATGATTGACGTAACCGGCAGAAAAATTGTATCGGGCGATATCGTGGAAATATCCGGCGCATATTTTAAGCGTCATAATGGTTATTGGGTGGTACAAAATTCGCCCGGAGACGAAAATTGGACAGGCAGTGACCACAGTCTTATAAAGGTAAGTAAGCGCGGAAAAATAAGTTATGCAAAAAGCAATTTATGCTTCTGGCCCCTCGTACATTTTGTCAGTAACAGAAAATTGGCAGATGAGGCCAAAGAGCATGACAAAAAATATGCCATTATCCGCGTTATTGGACACGCCGATATCCAAGGAGCCAATTTTGAAAAAAGTAGTCCTGAGCGGACAGAATATGTGAACTGGTAACATCCCGGTAAAAGAAAGGAGACGGCAATGGAAGAGCTGATTAAAAATTGGCTGAAGCTTAAATATCCGCATGGCTACGAATTGTACGCAGACCGTAACGATTGTCTGCAGGATAACACAATTCGTGAAATTCTGGAAGATAAAGACCCGAGAACGGCCTTCAATGAAAAGATGTATTATGCGTACGGCCTCTACGATGGCATTGAGTATAAAGAAATTGCTGAAAATGCCATGGAGGAAATTCCTGCATTGGCAGGTGAAGACCTGGACGATGTCGAAGATTGCATTCGGGATAATCTCGATGTTATTTATCCAACCGAGCACTTCCTCCAGCAGAGAGTACGCGTGGACATTTATGTGGATACGGGCGACAGCGACTATGATTTTGTCAGCAATGCAATGTATCCCCACTACAACGGCAGAGTGGAATGGATTAACGACCCGGACGACATACCTGAAGAGACAGAGAAGGCTTCTCTTCTGTGGCTGGCAGAAACTCAGGGATATAGCAAAGAAGACTTTTTGCAGTTCTTGTGTGCAAATACGGATAACTCTACTTACAAGAAAAACGGGTTCTTAAATAGCGTATTCCAGGAGCTGGTAAATATGTCGACTCATATGCCGGCACTGGTATTCCTAAAGACCTTTACGCTTGGCCAGCTTATCGACATTGTCCAGAATAAAAAGGACATTTACATCCCGACCATGACAATGTGCGGGCTCTATGATAGCTGGAGTGGTGGTGGCGGCCCGCTCGAAATCGAGCTGGAAAAACCGGTCACACTGCCGTATGACAAGATTTTCCGCATTTATCCGGCAAGGAGTTACAGCTATAACATCGACAGATGTTACGGTTTGGTTGACGAAGCCTGGGATTTGACAAACAGAAAACGGAGGTTAGCTGCGTGATTACAGATAATGTTTTACAGTTCGAAGTAATGCTCAATGTTTCATTGTTGCTCTTGATAATTTGCCTTTCGACCTACATTGTTGTTCAGGGGACAAAGCTTCGTCGATGCGAAGCAAGGCTGGAAGAAATCCGGCGGACAGCAAAAATGCAAAGGGAGACGAGGCATTCATCCATTATGAGCTTCGATGACGACTGCAAACACGAAGCCGCAGCTTAGTGTGAATAAAGTAGGAGGATGAGAAGTATGGTTGGAGCTTTTGGAGTGTTAATCGCATTTTTCGTTATTGTAAACGTTCTTGCCCTATTTGGCAATGAGGATGCAAAGCAGTGGGTAAAAGACGATGCAGCAAAAGGCGGCGACGATGTATGGGGATGCTACATTATAGTTTTCGTGTTTGTCGCCAGCTTTATCGGCTTTTTCTACATGATGACACATTAATAAAAAACAAGATAGGAGATAGAAAAATATGAAAAAGTATGCGCCATTGCTGAAAAAAGAACACCATACTTTTCACAAACAGCCAGCCTTTGTTTACAACCAGGGCGGCCGCAATAAAGGCAGAGACGGAGAATTTTATTACATTTATTGTGAAAAATGCCATACATGGCACAAATTTTATTATATAAAAGAAATAGAAGACATTCGCAGGTTTAAAGGCAGGAAATACTGCAATGACCGCATACAGTGTTGTAGGATTGCATGGGATATCCTTGAACATAGAGAGGATTTCCCAACAATGCAAGATATCCTCAATAAGTATGGTAAAGTTCTCAAAAAGCTTTTAAATATAAAGGAGCCGGACCTTAAGCCTGGAGAAAGAACAGATACTTGTTTCCCTCCTTTGACTCTCGAAGAGGTTTTTGATGGTTACCCAAAACAAAATCATTGGATAACCACCTTACTGAATGATTATGTTGCATGCATATCGGTATCATCAATGACTGATGCATTCGATCCTTATGCCTATGATTCATTTAGTGAACCGATGGAGTCTGAGGTGCCCAAGAATCATTTTTACAGCCAGGTAGTCCCGGCATTGCAAAAGATAATTCGCTATTATGCTGACAAAAATGCGGTGAACACCCCAAAGGTCTCAAATCGCTTCTGGTGGAACGGGAACTATTTTAAGTGTCCTTCCTGTGGAGCACAAGGGCTTGCAAAGCATATGACAGGAAGCAGACCTAATATTTACCCTGTTAACGCAACTGTGTTCAGTATGGAAGATGGCTCGAAAACGGTTTCTTTTATCATGAGAGAAGAAATACCACTTAAAGTAAAAGTGACAAATAGTAAGGAATTTCAGGAAAAGCCATTGTATCGATATAGAGAATTGCAGGGAAGAATCGTATTTAGCGCAGATGGTCACACCTATATCAAGGCTCCCGTAGAGCTTGGTACGAAAAAGGTAGTTGAAAATAATGATGCGCTTTGGTCATACAAAAGTAATATTGCAGATGTAACATATTCCAGTACTTCTAAGGGGCCATTTTACGAAGTTGCGATTAAAGCAATGGAGGAGGAAGGGGTCCTTCCGGCAAACTACGCGGCAATAAATCGATTCCGCAATACCAGTAAACAATTTACCGATTGCTTACAACAGCACCTTAGCGAAACTCGTTGTGGACGAAAAATGTGTGAAAAGTTTGCACTGAATTTTTTGCGGCAGATTGATAAAAATGATGACGACCTCCAGATATTAAACAATATCTCGAAAAAGTATAAACTTCCCAAAAGCAAGAAGTTTAAAAAGGCGTTGATGGATGATGTATACATCACAACCAAAGCATTTAAAGCCTGGAAAGGTCTTGGTTTTAAGGACATAAATGCTTTCTATAAAATTTTGGAAAACGTAAATTTAAGGAATAGCATTTTCCATTATTATTTTTATAGCAGATATGAAATGGATGCCTTCAAAGGTTTTGTTCAGAAATATCTACGGGTTGGTTCCGAAATGTCTTTTGTGAAAGCACTGGGAAATACATTGGTTAATGATGCCATTCGTATACACCACGGTCTTCAGGATTCTGATATTACGGAAGAAGACATTAGCCGGTGTTTTAAACCATCTATCAAAAAAACACATGATGCGCTTGTGGCTCTTGCAGATGTACGAAGGGAAATGGAAATTAAAATCCAGGCACAGCAAAACATCGATGAGCAGGTACAGCTCTACAAGCAGGCAAAACAAGATGGTAAAAAGACCATGGCCGGTATTGCCATGAGAGAAATTGTTCAAAACAAACTTGAAAAAGACGGGAAGATTCTTTATACTGAAGAAGAAGTGCGTAAGTATGAAAAGGAGATTAACGGCTTCAAGTTTATTCTACCCAGAAAAACTGCGGATTTGGTTGCAGCAGGTAAAAAGTTGCACAATTGTGTTGGTCATTGCTATCTTAAACCTGCTTTGTGTAAAACTTCTACAATTGTATTGATGGAGAAGGACGAAAACCTTTGTGGTTGTATCGAGATTCACAACAATACAATTCGACAGGCATACGGTCCGTGCAACAACAAGTTAAAGGATGACGTCAAGGCAGCTTTTGAAACCTGGAGAGTTTCCTGTGGAATAATGGAAAATCTTGTTGGTGCAGTTTTGCCAGCCGACGACGCCACTATCCCCAAAGACCTTGTAAGAAAGATTTGGGCGGAAATCGTAGAAGAGTATAACCTGCAAGAATACAAAGAGGCGGCATAGGAGAGGATAAAAAATGCAAAAAGAAATTATTTTCCCGTGTGGGGATAACCTTACGGCAAAAATGGATTATGGCCATGCCTATGGCCGACATGTAAAGCATATCCCCATTGACGGCAAGGGTAAGCCGCAAATTATCGGACCGTGCGGCGTATGCACAAAGTGTGACAAGATTACTCACATCGGAAGATACATAGATTCGGAAACCGGTGAAGAAAAAAAGTACGAAGACACCTTTTGTATCGGGTATTCACAGGAATACCTTGACAACAAAGATAAGCCGACGGCCGATTATGTCGACATGGATGGCAGCCCCAGTGACAAATATACCATTGAAGTAATTCTTCAGTCTGAGGATTATCGCAGAGTTGAATACTTCAAGGGCAATAACGAAAACTGCAGCACGCTGTCGCTGGTAGATGTGGGCATGGATAATTTGCTGGAAAAGAGTTACAGCGAAGAAGATGAACTTTACCACCTCATTATGTTCAATATGAGAACTGGCCGGGTGCAGGATATTGACTTTGAGAACGAAGATGAGCTGAAAGACTGTATCGTGTCAGTTCGTTTACTGCAGGAGGAAGAAAAATGAGTGATGAGCTTAGAGTCGGCGACCTGGTCCAGTTTACGCTGGAAGAAGCCGTGAAAATGGAAATGTATGATACTCTCGATGACTTCGACCCGTTTAACGAAGTGTTTAAGATTACACTTGTTATGAATAGCCACAACGTAAGCATGAGCGGAGTCTCTCGAAAAACCTGCGTAGTTAACGTAGACCCCAAAACGCTTATCAAAGTGAATGGCACACCGCGCGTTATTGAACGTGCTGTGGAAGAGAGACAGTCGAAAGATGAGTATTATCTCGACATTGCCAAGCAGGTTGCCAGCCGCTCGACATGCCTTCGCCGCAAATACGGCGCGCTTATCGTTCGCAATGATGTAATTGTCAGTGCAGGATACAACGGTTCTCCTCGTGATGGCCACAACTGCAGCGATAAGGGGATTTGTGTTCGCCAGGTAATGAACATGGCACATAACTCTGGCAACTATGACCTGTGCAGAAGCGTACATGCAGAGCAGAACGCAATCATCAACGCCGCCCGCCAGGGAACATCACTGCTCGGCGGAACGCTTTATCTGTATGGATATGACTGCGTGCAGAAAAAGGCTATTGATGCGGAGCCGTGTCCTATTTGCTCTCGCATGATAGAAAATGCAGGGCTTGCTAGAACGGTACGGTATCGAGTTTTAGAAGATGAGGAGAACACGGTGTGAAAAACTGGAAAGATGTTAAAGACGTTGTCACGCCGGGCGGCGACCCGGCGTGGATATGTCCGGTGTGTGGCGATGAAAGCCGGGAGTCCTACCACGTCTATGGTATTGAGTGCCCGGAGAACAAACTTAATCGCTGCCCACACTGCGGTGAGATGCTGAAATACCCCTGGGAGAAAGATAAAACGAATATTGACTATTTTCCCCTGTTGGTAGTAACCAAGGGAAATACGAATGGTTCTCTGGTTGAAGGTGACATTGTTCATTACGATGCAAAGGGCAACCTTGTTTTGCATCTGCCGTCCGCATATGGTGGTGGCTGGATGAGCAAAGAAGAACTGACGCCGGAGATAGTCGACTTTGAATACGTTGAACATGAAAAATATGCCGTTAAAAGCATCAATGGCAGGGAGTTCATTGTGGGGAAGGACATGATGTAATGGGATATATTTTTAGGCTTCACAATGCCGACAGAGAAGGCGAAATTGCCATTGAAGCACGAGCTGAAGAGTACCCATCTAACGAATCTATCGAAGATACTCTGCGGCATTTTCAGATTGACGATTATAACTCGGATGACTTCACGCAAAACTTATTTGATGTTCGCAGCAGCATTGAAGACTGTGATTATGTTGTTTCTATTTACAAAGAGAATGAGTCAGACCCGTATGAAGACTTGGCCAAAAAGTGTCAGAAAGCTCGTGAGAGGCTGCAGAAATTCGTCGTAAGACCAGAAGAACATACGCCGCAGAAAAAGACGGAGAAGCAGAAGGTCTTGGAAGAAGCGGCCACCGAACTGACATCTGAAGGCTGTCTTTCTATCTATCCGAACGATATCGAAGACCTGTATGAAGACGGAATGAACGCAGAAGATATCGTCAAGCGCTTCAACAAAAGAAGTACATGGCTGTAGGAAAGGAGGCCAATATATGTCAGTATATGCTATAAGCGGCTTCAACAACCAGTGTTACAATGGCATTTTTACGTTGGTCTTTGATAACGAAGAGAAAATGCTTGAAAAAGTAGAAGACCTGATTGCCGGCGATATGGGATTGTCACGAGCAGCCTTTATCCGGTTACGGCGAGAAAATAAAGCCAAATTTGACAGCTGGTTTAGTGATGGAAGCCGTTCTTACGAGGAGTGCCTTGAAGAGGGTGCTTACTACTGCAGTAACGGCTATGAACTTTCCTGGGGAGAGTGTGAGGTAAGATAAGATGGCAGTATTGTATCGTCCGCATCGCGGAGGACTTACAGAAGCAATGAAAGAAGTCCGTGCATTCGACACGGCGGAAGAAATCATAAAGTTTGAAGAAGAGCGCTGGAGCAAGATGTCTCCCGGTTGCAGAGCAGAAATCGGAGAAGCAGGCAGTACGATGGATAAACGCATTGGCTGGCTTACGAGACATGTCCTTATCAGAAATGATGCCAAGAACGAGAAATTTGTCGGCGGCATGTGCGATATCGACACGTACAAAGACTGCTCAAAAGAGGAAGCACTTGCTCAAACCAGAGCCATTTTTGAAAATTGGTTGTAGGTGACTTTAAGGAGTATAACGATGAAAGTAACAATTAATGGCCATGAAATGAATTTTTCTGGCTCAGGAAGTATATCCGTTGTCAATGGCAACACTGTGGTAATCAACGGCCAGACCATTAGCGGCGAATTCATGGAAAGCAAGGTCATTGATATTTATGTCGAAGGTAATGTACAACACATTGAATCGACCGGTTCCGTAGCTGTCAATGGTAACGTAGACCGCGTGGATGCCGGCGGCACTGTTAAGGTCAGCGGTGACGCTACAAGTGTTAATGCCGGTGGCAGTGTACTTGTTGAAGGCTAGGTGCGTGGCAATATCAATGCTGGCGGTAACGTACGTTGCGGCTAACGAGGTGTAAAAATGCAAACACGTTTTTCTACTATTCCCAGCATCCCTGAAGATACTATTAAGAGCATTAAGCCGATTAGGGGCCGCTTCGGCTTGGCCTATTGTGAAGACGGCTCGGTATGGGTAATTCCTTTGAGTTGCAAAGACAATCCCATACACGACACAAATGGAGATGTCCATACGCTTGCAGAATTGGAGAGTGGACAAACAATAAAAGACCGACAGTATTACGAAAAAATCATTAAAGATGCTTATGAAAGCGAAAAAGGCTTAGAAACCGTAGAAGAAGGTGTGCACTTCACGGATGCACTTCGAGCCTTGTTTGGTATAAAATCGTACAATAAAAAGGGGAGTGGCAGGATATGACCAAAGAAGAGCTTTTGTCGGCCATCAAACAGGCTGACCATGAATATTATGACCTGGACAATCCGTCCATGTCTGATGCAGAGTACGACCAGTTGCGCCGTAGTTACATTGACCAGTACGGTGCCGAGGATTTGAACTATGTCCCCGGCAATGCCGTAGATGGTTTTGAAAAATTTCGGCACCCGACGCCGGTCACATCTTTGGGTAAGTGGACTAAGGGCGTAGACGATGAGAGCGACCTTAAGGCACAGATTAAGAAGCTGTGGCCGGTAGAGGTTCAGCCGAAATACGATGGACTCACCATAGTAGCATATCCGAACAAAAACGGTTCCTGTAAATTCGTGACTCGTGGCCTTGGTGGAGAAGTAGGGGAAATTCTGCCCAACTTCATCCCCGACTATGAAGGCACACATGTCAACGATAGCGGTTATCCGATTCGTGGCGAAGTATTTATCACGCCAGGGAATTTCGAAATGCTTAACCGGATGCTAGAAGCGGACGGCAAAGAACCGATGAAAAATATGAGAAATGCGGCGGCCGGATTATTACGTCGCAAAGAGCGCAGTCCTTACCTGGATTTGCTGACATATATTGTGTATGACATACCTGGTGCAGATATGACACCGGAGAAAATGCGTACCGAAATTATGCTAAGCACAAGGTTCAGATTCACAGATGGATTTAGCTACGAAACACCTGAAGATACTGTCTCTGGTATCGAACAGGTGTATGAAGATATAGTTAGCATTGGTGCGTTCCCGATTGACGGTATTGTTATCAAGAGCTGTCAGGAAAATAGCTTGGCAAAGTTCGGCAATACCGGGCATCATCCCAAGAATGCCGTGGCATGGAAACCGGGCAGAACTGTATTCACAACGGTAGTTCGCGATGTTATCTGGCAGATGGGACGCTCCAAAGCAACGCCTGTAGCCATCGTAGACCCCGTGGAAATCGACGGCGCTACGGTCACAAAAGCATCCTTGCATAACGCAGAGCAAATTCGCAAGCTGGGACTCAAAATCGGAGCTAAAGTCACAATTTTCAAGGCAAATGAGATAATTCCTCAGCTGGGTGAGGTGCTTGAACCGGGCGACAAAGACATCGTTCTTGACGTTTGCCCCGCATGCGGTGGCCCGCTGAAAACCGTTAATGGCCAGCAGTTCTGCACGAACCCCGACTGTACCGAACGCATCGCACAGAATATCGCATTCCTGGGGCAGAAAGATGTCTTAGACATCCCCGGCCTGTCTATTCAGACCGCCCGCAAGATTGTCGAAAAGTGGCCGGATACTTCCAAGGAGTATAAGCAGAATATCATTTTCGCTATGGACGTTTCCGCTATCAAGGATTTACCGGGCTTTGCAGAAAAATCCGCGCAGAAACTTTGCGACGCCATTCAGAAAGCTCGTAAAGATGTTGAATTGCCACGTTTCATTAAAGCTCTTTGCATTCCAGGAATCGGAAACAATATCGGTAAGATTTTGGCTGATAAATATGGCAGCCTTGATGAACTGTGCACAGCTTGCACAGGCTCCGGTGTCGTTGAAAGACTGCAGCGTATTGATGGCATTGGCCCTGTGGCCGCACAGACCATTGCTTTAGATGAATTCTGGTCAGCTGTCAGTGACTTGAAAGATTATGTTACTATTGCGTCTTATGAGAAGAAAGACGTTGTGGTGGGCGAATTTGTCGGTAAAGTATTTGTGCTGACCGGCAAGATGGCTCATCCGCGCAGCTACTATGTCGAGAAAATCGAAGCGGCGGGCGGCAAAGAAGGCAGTGCTGTTAATAGCAAGACAGATTACCTGGTTATCGCTGATGTTAATAGCCAGAGTTCTAAGGCCAAAAAAGCCAGAGAACTGGGTACAACTCTTATCAGCCCGGAAGAATTGGAGGAAATGCTAAAGTGAGCGATAAAATAGAAGCGGGACAGGAATTGTACGTTATTCCTACAGGCAGTCTCGCGCGTTATTATGGTTCGGATGTTCGTAAGGGGGTCGTAACAAAGGTTGGCCGAAAATACCTGTACGTCAAAATTGAGGGCGTATACTTCGGAGGCGAAGAAGGTAGCCGATTTGATAAGAACACCTTACGAGGTGAATCCGAATACAACTCAAATTGGTTAGCATTTTGTTCGATGCAGGAAATCGAGGACCGAGAAGAAGCAGGCCGACTTCACGAAGAGCTTCAAAAATTCTTTGGTTGGGGCGGAGGAAGTCATAAGCTCACACTTAAGCAGTTAAAGGCTATCGAGAAGATTATAAAATCCTCCGAAGAACCGGAGGGTAAGCCGAAATGATAAAATCATGGAAAACGCGCGCCAGATTGGATATCTTGAAGCTCAAGAGAAAACATTGCTGCTTTGGAAAAATAGCTGTAAATGCTTTAGCAGTAGCCACAAGACGAATGATAGCATACAATCGGCCTCCTCTCTATATCCATATGAAGACAAAACGCAGAAGAGCTTATATTGCCGCGCGGATATTGCTAACCGGTCACGCTCATGAGGTCTGGAGGAAATGCAATGAAAATTGTAAACGTGCCTAACGATGTATCTTATAAAGAACTTATTGAGAAAGTTCAGACTGAACTCAATACAACGCGCCCTCATAGCAGGGCGCTGGTTCTCCTTGAGGGTATTCGCAACAAAATAGATATTTCCACAGAAACGCATACGATTATCTGTATGCCTATTACGCGGACATTGCCTATGGCTTTATGTGGCCAAAGGGCAGACATCATCGCGGTCGAAAGAGCAGAGAACATCACAATAGAAAGTTTACTGAAGTTGGGTGCTATTTTGTGCGACCATGTAGAAGATACCGGAGTATTGATTTGTCCTGAAATGATGGGAGCGTTGTTACAATGACAGAATGGATGCCAGCTTACAAGCTTTTTTGGGACTCAGTTCGCAGAAAAAATCCTTATGACCCGCAAAGGCCCTTTAGGTGGTTAGACCCGCTCATCTGGAGAATAAATTCTGGAAAGCAAACAACGCTTATGATGCTTCAAGAGCGGGACAGAATGAACTTTGATGCTCAGCGATTATTAGATAATAAGACTTATCATAAGTCATATGAGTCTATTGAGGCGCATATGCTTATTTTTGGAGCAGAAAATAAAAATCTTCGGAAGCTGCAGCCGACATTATTTGTGCCGCGTAACTTTTGCGCAACAGACGTAAGGATTTCGCTGGAACGCAGAATTCTAACGGATTTGGCTCTGCAGAATTGGTGGTGATGACATTGATTGAATTTAACGATAAGAAATATCCAACGAGACTGCTGAATATTCCTGGTTTTGGAGCAATGCTTGTCAGTGTGGAAAGTTTAGAAAAATCTCTTCATAATGCGGAAGGCTTTTATGTATCCGATGAAGCGCGGCTTGTAGATGAAAAGATTTTCTTCTATGTGCCGGATGACATCATTGATGACGACGATGAAAGTTTGACCGAGTTTGTCGAGGAAATTGTAAATGAACCGGGTTAAGGCGAGTGATTTGGTCGGCACTATTGTTGCCGCCAGCGAAAAGTATCATACAGCTTTGACCCCGCTAAGGCTGCAGGCAATGCTTTTCTTTATCCAGAAAGAGTCGTTGTGGCGCCGGTTTGTGCCGGCGTTTGACGACGATATTTGTGCTTGGGACTTTGGGCCGATTGTGCCTGATGTGTACTATGAGTATAGTTGCTATGCCAGTACCCCGATAATCAACGTCAAAGAAAAAGAAATTGACGAGAAGCTGAAGGATATTGTAAACTGCGTGGTATGCAGATACAGCGGCATTGCGACATGGAGGCTCATAGATGCAATGATAAGAGATAAAGCATATGTTAGGGCCCGTGAACAAGGAAACAGTATTGTTAGACTGGAGGAGGCATTATGACTTACGCAAAATGCATAACTATTAGCAAGGAAAAAGCAAAGTTTATCAATTATGCCTTAACCCATGAGCCGAGATGCAAGGAAGACATGGTTATTGGAGAGGACAGCACAATTGTAAATTACGTGAACTTCCCCAATGGCTATTCGATGGACATTAAATGCTGCGGCGTCAAGTTTGACTCGAGCACGAGCAATACGGCCTGGGCAGAAGCCGTACTGTTTGATGAGAACGGAGTTGAGGTTGCGTGCTCGGACGCCGAAGAACAGTATGTAGGCAAATGGGAGCTGAAAGATAACGGCACGACTTACATTGTAGATGTGATGGTTGCTTAAGGAGGAGTAGTAAATGCATAAAGACAAAATGCGAGTAAAGATAACGGGGTATGCTTACTTAGATATCCCAGAAGAGTTGAAAGGCAAAGACTTCGACGAAATTGAAGAGGAGCTGCAGGACGATATCTCCGATATTGACTGCGGTGTATTGGAAGGCATCGATTCTGAATGTGAGGAGATTATATGAAAATCACAGACCTTGAAGGGCTTTATGTAGCCACGAGCGCAGACAACTTCAAAATCCTGGTGGCGTCAGACGACAGCTTCGACGCCAAGACCAAGGCCGAAAACTACTTTGGCGACGCGGGGATTGATTCCGAAAACGTCAAGGTGGAAGCATTTACGGACGTAAATACGCATTTCGATTGTGATTATGTAGTGTATTAAGGAAGTGCCATATAAACGGAAGGGAATAGGATATGAGAATTGGTAACATAATCATCAATCCGCGGCATATATGCTACGCAGAGATAATCGAGAACAACGATTGGCTCGGCATTCAGGATGGCTATCTCATCCAATGTAAACTGGCTGACGGCAGAAAAATCAAGATAAAGGATTCAGACGGCAGAGGCTTTTCTTGTTTTGAAGCCGACGATGCTCTGGATAAGATTAACGACGCGCTGGAGGAAGAATAGCATGAAATATCTGTTCCTTGATGTTGACGGTGTGATGAATTCCGCTGCAGACCGGTTCTCTGTGAAGCTCATAAGCGATAAGCCATTTGAGCTCTTGAAGAAAATCATAGATGAAACCGGCGCAAAAATCATACTGTCATCATCATGGCGCGCTGGTTATGAGCATGGTACTTGCGACCGGCTCAAACAGCGTTTAGCTGAATACGGCATGGCCATAGAGGATGTAACGCCTATTAACAACAATAGACGCGGAGAACAAATCCGGGAATGGCTTATAACGCACGACTATGATGAGAATGTCGATACTTTTGCCATATTGGATGACGAGGACTTCGATATTCTGGCCCTCTATCCGGAACAAATGGTCAAGACGGATGAAATGGTAGGATTAACGGATTATCAAGTCTGGAAGTGTATCGATAGGTTAAATCGAAAGAAATAACAAAGGAGTTTTGGAGGAAGAATAATGGCAATTAAACAGATTGCAGAACATATTTATGAAGCCGACGAAGATACGACACGAAAAGAGTTAAAGGAAGCCGGCTGGATTTCGTCCGTTAAACTCTCCCGTATGGAAGATATGTGGGCTGTCGCGTTGCTGAAGCGGGATATCAACGGACTTGTAGCAGCAGGCTTGGAAATCCTCAGCTTTCATGGTGGCTGCAGTAAAAAGTATTACTATCGCGAAGAACAGGTGGTGCCGGCTCTTCGAGCGATGCAGAAATATCTGTGTAACAGAAACATTAACCATGTGTATGAATCGGGGATGGAACGGATAAGAGATTTTTGGAGGCAATACAATGGCTGAAATATACAGAGATAAGCGCGGCTGGCTTTATACGATTGATAAAGCATTTGCAATATATACCGCACTTTACCGCAAGCCCGAACAGAATAATTGGTATGTAGCAAGGTCTATATTAACTAGCTCTAACTTCAAAGAAGTAGAAGTGGCACTTATGCTTAAGCTGGACCTTAGCAGCACTGGTATCGTGGGCTGGTATAATGGCGAAGGGAAGAAAAATCCCATTTTAACCGAGGTGGGACTATATAATGTCGACAAATACCTCGATGAGTTGTCCAGCCAGCAGGCCGAAATGGTGGCAAGTGGAGAAGATACCGCAGACGATACCGAAATTGCAACCGTAGCCGACATTTTAAGTGATATGGATGAAGATACCGTCCAGGATGTGGGCGATGGTTTGGAATACCTGAACAGCTGGCCCGTAACGGACAACTACGAAGCAGACTATTCGCTTCGTCTGGAGTACGGAAAAGACTTTGTATGGTTAAGCTGATATAATATACTGTAAGAGTATATATTGCAGCAAGGAGAAGATTTTTATGGGAAATTACAGTTATATCTGCAAATGTGGCACCCCTATTTGTACAGGAGAAAAAGTCCATCTGATACATGTACGGCATGGTAAAGTGCTGGGGCATGCAGAGGGTAAATTTGATGGCTATGGTTCGGTCTTTGAAAACGAAGGTTTCAATAACGCCTCCTTTGACAAATGGGATGGCGTTGATAAAGCTGACCCGAATTGCCACGAGGAAGTCATAAGCTCTTGTTTTGATTTTGATGACTCGGAGCGTAGAGTTTATGAACGGCGTAAGATTTATCATGGCAAACCGGTTGATATTTACGAATACTGTGAGTTAAGGAACATTGCCACGAAATGGCCGGAAGCAAACATCGTAGATTTCAACGAAGCTTGCCAGGACTATAAGCAGCTGGAAGATGCGCCTAAAGTCGCTCCTAAAAGTGGTGTAGTAGCTTACCATAAGGTGTGTTACGACGAAGCCGTGAAGAATAACGGTGTGGATTTAACGCCTTCTGAAAGCGACCCGAACCAGGGCTCCGGAAGGCCGCAGGAAAAGTTCATGTAGGAAACCCGCAGGCTTGCCTGCGGGGCTGTCTGGCGACATAAAAGATTGGAGCAAAAAAGAATGAGTAAAATGATTGAGATGAGGGCAAATGAGGACAATTTTATCACGGTTGCAGAATTGATGTCTGCGCTCCAAAAAATCAAGGACAAAAATGCCAAAATCGTTCTCTTCGATAACGAGTATAGCGGGCGAGCTTTGCAGGAAGATGACCTTTACTATGACGAGGCATCTAACAGCGTATATCTCGGCTGCGACATTTAACGGGAGTTGGTGAATATGAGTAAAAATAAATTTGTTTGGCTTGGCTACAATACCTACGTGCCCTATACGGATGTTTTACTGTTGACGGATTACAGCGAGCCGCAGACAAAAAAGATAGTCAAGAAAGCCAAAGAGGAGAATATGCTGTTTGACTACTCTCGCGGGAACGGCAAAGCAACTGTCTGTATGCTTAAGGACAACACGGTTATCGTAACCGGAACCAATCTGCAAGAAGTGCTGCGTTCGTTTGAGGAGCCGGAACAGGCTTAAAAGGAGGTGTTCCGTAATGACACCACAAGAACAGTTACTCGACAGAACGCAAATAGATGTTCAAGCTCTGAACAACGACGATATCTTCTATCTGCTGGATGCCACGGTGGCCGAAATCCTCAAGCGATATGGCAAAGAGGAAACTGCCAGAGCACTAAAAATGCGAACCGTTGGGATGAATCATCTTACGTCTACAAAGGAGATGAATCTTTCAGCAAGAGCATTCAATGTGCTATGGCACAGTGGAATATATACGCTTGAACAGCTACTTGTAACAAGAGCTGTGGATGTATATACAACCAGAAATTGCGGCAAGAAAACTTTTCGGGAAATTGTTGATGCCGTAAGGCGCTACGGAAACGAAGAGTGGGGTAAGTATTTAGTGAAGTGAGGTGGTGAAGATATAATGCTTAAGTATAATGTTCGCGCTTATCCGATGACCTTTACCAATGACTTTCCCATTGTAAAAAGGGAAATCGTCGCAAAGAAGATATCGCCGGATAAAATCATCAAGGATTTCTACGGACGAAAGGTAACTCATGCCAGTAAAACATCTGATGGTTATATCGTTACAAGTGGTTACGTTGATTTCAGAATTGAAGTGGCCAAGGTGAAATGAGGCGTATTAAAGTCAAAAACAGAACAACGCAAAAGACCGCCCGAAGGCGGCCAACTGCGTGTTAGGTAACAAAAAAAGAAAATGTTTCAATCCGCTCTCGGCCTGAAGACCGGGAGACAAGCCGCCTATTCGGCGGTACACTGAAGCCATCGCGGCTTATATATTTATATTATCAGAAAATTTTCGATTTGCCTAGCAGGAATTTCAGTAACTCAAATCGAATATAAGTAGATTGAGTAAAAGGAATAACAGGAGGCTAAAATGAAAAAAGAACGGATATTGGGAATCATCGGAGATAAACATGGAGAAGAATACCGTCGGTTATTTGTGTATAAAAATGTACACGGATATGACGGAGATGTTGAGATTGTCAGCGAAAAAAGTCGCTATTACGGCGACCTTGTAGGTTGTTTTGTCGTAAAATACGAAGAACCTAGTATCTTTCCTATGTCCATAGAAGAGGTCCATGGCGAAGAATTTAGTCAGGCTTGGAATATTCTTGAAGAGAATGGGCATATTGAACGAAATGACCATGGTGTTCCATTCTGGAAAGACTGAAAGAAGAATAACTCCTTATGCCCCACATTGGTGGGGATGAGCCGCAATTGAGGCGACAGATAAAAAGGAGTGATTGCTATGAAAAAAGCATGCAATGTAGTCTGGAATGGAAGCCGTTGGATGGATTCCGAAGGTATTCTGGATAGCTATGAACAGGACGGAAAATACATCTGGACAGATGGCCATGGTGTTTTTGAAACATCTGAGCTAATCAATCTGGATGAAGTATTCTGGAGTGAGGAAGGAGGCTTTGTATATAAAGGGAGCCCCTTAGATACTTACATCATAAGCGAAGTGTAAAAAAGTGTTTCCTCTCTTTGTTTACCACCGAATAGGTGGCTTGCGTCATTTGGCGCATAATTTTCATTTTCTATTTTTAAAGGGAGGAATAGACTATGGCTATCATGGTTAAAAGGGTTGTTGACTGGGAGGAGCACTGGGATGACTTCAATGAGGAATCTTACCTTCTGTCCGGAACGGTCGAACTGACAAACGGGAAAAGACTGAACGCGAATCTGTTTTGTGAATCTGACGACGGCATTGATATGCACAGGGGTTACGGCAGTGACAACGAGCAGGTCTGGGATGGCGACAGAGAGATAGGTGACCTGGGCGAATTCTTTGATATTGATGACGAAGCCGGTTGCAAGCTTTGGAAAGATATCTTTGATGCGCTCTGGCACGAATACGAAAAAAGTCTGGAGCATAAAGACTACTCCGCGTATAGCGATAAGATTTTTCAGTTTGACGATTTGCTGGAAAGGACCAATGGCTACATTGCTTCCCGTTGCTATTACCTCACCACAAAAAACGACAAATGTTTTTGTGTGAAGAAGTACTGGGAAAGTGATAGGTTCGAGTTTGCAGAAATCACCAAAGAACAGTATGACGCTATCGATAACTCTTGGAATCCCAGCAACGATGCTGTATTCCACCTCATAGAAGATATGGGGTTAGAATTCAAAAAGTGCCGTGTCAACTAAAACGCGGCGAACAGAAAAACGAGGAGGATAAACTTTGAATATCAGAATCGCCGGCATTCAGGATGATTCTGTAGTTGATGGAGAGGGCATCCGCATGACCGTATTCGGTCAGGGGTGCCCTCATCACTGTCACGGATGCCACAATCCTGCTACTTGGAATAGTGAAGGTGGCTATACGACAACTACCGAGGAAATTCTGGAGCAATATAAAAATAATCCGCTTCTGGACGGCATGACGTTCAGCGGCGGCGAACCATTCATGCAGCCGATGATGTTTTTTGAACTGGCTAAAGAAGTACACAGAATGGGCGGAGACATCTGGTGCTATACCGGCTACACATTAGAAGAGCTTCTTGGGTACACTTATGGCCCGCACAGGATGTTGTTAGAGCATGTAGATGTGCTGGTAGATGGTGAGTATAAAGAAGAATTAAGGAATCTTACTCTCCAGTTCCGTGGCAGCAGTAATCAGCGTATCTGGGAACGTCATGGTGATATGTGGCTGCCCTGGAATCGGGATAAAGAAGGCGTAGCGTAAAAAAGGAGGGACTTCTCATGTTAACCACAGAAGAAATGAAGAAAATTGCCTTAAAGAATCTCTGTACACTCAATGCATACCCGGAAGTGATTAAGAGATTCAAGGAAGACGAGAATGACGTATGGTGTTCAGAAAGGTGTGCTCTCGGTGCAGCAAAGGTAGGCATCCTCTACGACACCACGCAGAGCAACTATACCTATAAAAAAGAAGTCGATGCGGCACTGGCTTATGTTCGCAAGCAGGGAGATTTGCCATATCACGTCATTCAGACAAACATGGAGTTTGGCAATACGTTTGCTGTGCTTTATGTGTCTCACGACGAAGAAGAGGACAGTGTGATTGGTAAAGACGCATTTATCGGCAGCCGTTCTGGCTATAGAGTGTATGCTTACGTCTACAACGCAGATGAGGAAGATTTCTCCGAATATGGCGGCATTGCTATTAAAGAATCGGGCGGCGGGCTTATTCGCACGGCGTAATGGAGACACTTCCTATGAATAAAGGCGGATTCTCCTGGAAGACCCTTTTGGGTATCACGAATATGAAACGCCAGTTTGCCAGAAAGACCGGTATTCCGACATCAAAAACAGGTTTGGAAGCGAAAGTCGGAAGGCTTGTCTTACAGACAATTTTTGGCGGCAAGAAAAAATCTTGACAAATTGCGAGTAAGTGCTATACTGAAAATTGTAAGTAAGAGGGGCGAATCACCCCTTAATACCATAAAATGAATATATTGGAGGAAAAAATCGATGAAAACCATTTTTGAGGTTAATGACGTAGTTCTGCATCTTCCCGATTCCTTTGTAGGTATGATTAATGCCTGCGACTATGCCGAGAACAAATACAACATTATCGGCAAAGACGGAGAAATCGTGGAAGGCGTCAAAGCAGAAGACATTGTTCTTTGTGCTTCAGGGGCAATGCTGGATAAGATTGTAAACGACGCCTGCAAGTTTGACCAGCTGCTGTATTGGGGCAACGGCTTGTGCGGTGCAACGCTGAGTGAACTTGAGGAAAAAGGCTACAAAGCTACAGCAGATGAATTCACGGTCCTTTCCAAGAAGGCCTGGAACACCTGTATGAGCGCCGGAATCAAGATTGGCAAAGGTTTCTTTGTCAGGTTCCCGGAAGAAAAAGGTGAGGACCCGATTAATGGTCCGTATGTCCTTGATGAAAAAGGTGACTACACTAACCCAATTTCAGGAAAAGGTGGGGACATTACCGATTTGGTTCGCGCGATTAACCGAGGAGTGGTTATCTTGGATGCCGCAGAAGAACTTAAGAAAATCGGCTTTGTTCCGGAAAACAGCCAGGCGCAGGTACAGGCAAATGTTGTAAATACGGACAAAAAGCGTAAGGTAAGCCATCATTCCAGCCAGCCGTCTGCTGCACGCGGAAAAGCTACGGAAATCTTTGCGGATTACAGCTCCAAGCAGTATTCTGTCAAACAGCTTGCTGATAAATACAACGCTTCCATGTCCACCATTTTTCGCATTTTGCGACAGGAGCGCAACAACCTCCGCAAACGCATGCAGAGTGCCATCGATGCCGCGTAATCCTTTTCTCTTCATTCCCTTTTCGCCCGCTCCGCGGGCAGTTGTCTTGTTTTCTTTGTCTTCTTTTTACGGAGGATATTTTGCGATACTACAATGAAACTCTCATCGCCCGTAGTCGCGACGTTGCAATTAACCGCGTGTGTCGGTTAACGACTCAGCACTTGCAGGCGGGGGACTGCTATAACTTTTATGGTTTTGGAGCGACTGGCCGCGTGACATTAAAAGTCAATATGCACCCAGGATACGATAAAGCCACAGGAGAAAATGGTTATGTGAATATGTCGGCAACGCACGAAGACCTTTTTACGGAAAAGACGTATAAGGTTTATGAAAAAGAGCATGTCGGCATAGCGGACGGAAGTTACTTAAAAGAGCTGAGATACATCTGGGAAGAGTATTCCAAACCCACCCTTAAAGAAAAAACGTAATTAAGAAAAATTTTTACTTTTTCTTACGATTTTTTCTTGACATTAAGAACAAGATGGTATATAATTAAATCATCGTCAGGGATGACGATAAAACAAATCTCCTATCATAATTCAAACCAATCACAAAGTAGTACAGAAGCAAGCGCCTCTTGCCTTCTAGTTCTCCCAACAGTTTTAGTAACATCCAATCTCCTATCTTTTTCATTTCAAACCATAGAAAAATCTCCTAACCAGTCCTATCCTCTATAGGCTGGTTGATGTAAAGAATATGTTTTGTCACTTTTTCATTGGTGATTTCTCCTTTCTTTCAAAAAAATTAATTTACCGTATTCTTTGCATCAATGAACCTATAGAGAGGCATCTTGTCCTAAGCAAGACGTAAAACTACTGACCGGTTTTGAGTCGGCTAACACACAGAAGAACTAAATTCTTTGCTTATCACCGCCTTTCGTTTTTTAGTTTTTCTGTGGGTTAACGGGCCCAAAACGGGCCGAATCGAGAGTTCTTCTCTTGGTTCCTCCTTTCAATAGAGTGAATAAACGACCCTATTCCTTGGCGCGGGAAACAAAATAAAGCGCTACCCCTTAAGCGTATATCGGTGAAAACCGATGATTATAAAGCGAAAAGACAGAAAGGAATGGTTATCACAATGGAAATGACAATCCACAGAGCACTGCTTGAGCTCAAGACGCTCAAGAAGCGCATTGAAAACGAAATCGACCATGCCAGCTTTGTTACTTACGTAAAAGGCCGGGCAGACAAGGTCAACGGTGTTCCCATCAAAGAAGTCGAAGCAGGCTTTCAGGGCGAATATGACAGCATCGTAAGTCTTATCAGCAACTATGAAAAGATTAAAACGGCTGTTATCCGCTCCAACGCTGGTTTGCAGGGCGAACCGCGTACCGTAAAGGTAAACGATAAGGATTACACGGTAGCAGAACTCATTGAAGAACTCAACACGGTTTACGGCCGCAGCTTCAATGGCGGTTTCAAAGGTTCTCTTCTGCAGCGTATGCAGAGCAACCTGGCTTCCGCAAAGAGACGCATCGAGGTTATGGAAGCTGATGCGGACGCGCGCATCAACACCTACCTTGCCAATGTGGCCGGTAAGGATGCAAAGCTTACGGCGGAAGAAACTGCTCGTCACACGGCTGACTGGCATAAGTACAATGACCTTAAGCTGGTTGACCCGCTTAACCTTGAAGCAAAAATCAAGGCCCTCAACGAGGAAATCACAAAGTTCCGCGTTGAGGCTGACGCTAAGCTGTCCGAGGAAAACGCAATCCAGAAGATTGACGTAGACCTTACCAGTCTGTAAGAAATTTTGCGACCGACATTCATGTCAGTCGCAAAATATAAAGTTTCAAAACTACACACAATTTTATATGGATGAAGCGCTGAAAATCTTGCAAGTAACAACTTCTGACCAAAGTATAAAATGGTTCTAACAGCACATGCAAGTATGTGGAAAATCAGCCGATATGAACAATTGGCACCGCTTTTTTAAAGCGTATATGAATAAAGAAGATTGCTCCGCACAATGGAGCCCTACCTTGCAAAGCTCAAAAATCTAAAGCAAAAAGCTGAAAGATTTAACTGTTAAAGATTTTTTCGTTTAACGATAAAAGCGCAAACCTTTAAAGAAGCACCGTCACCATTTAATTTTCTTTTTTTGAAAAAAGTATATTTAAGGTATGGGGTTGACGGTCGGATAAAAATCCAGGTATTTTACTTTTATTGGTGGTTACAACCAAAGATTTTTAGTCCTGGCTGGCGTTTTGTCCATATTCATCATGCCGATGTAGCTCAATAGGGAGAGAGCACCGAAACTGTAACCTCGGCGACCCAGGTTCGAGTCCTGGCATTGGCTTAGCTAATATTAGTCCGGTTGGTCCGATCAACCGACTGGGCGCAACACTACGTGTAGTGCCGCGAAAGCGGTATCCTTCGCGGTCGAGGGATGTAAAAATTGCCGGCCGCCTGATAATGCCCAACACCAGGTTAACGTCTGGTTAGAGGCTAACAATTTCCTGGACGCCCACTGCAGCGTGGTATCATTACCCCCCCTGAGCCAAGTACCAAATGCAGTATTCTATGAATAATCCCCTGCAAAGGGATTAGATATATGTTGTTGAGTCCCAGACGGTCTTAATGACAAAAAATGGCTACTATTCGGCCACGAGACTGCCTTAATCCGTCGGTAGAATTGGAAAACAGAGTAGTTCCTGAGCATGAAATAACTGCTCAACCGGAGTCGTGGCCGAGAGGCTTAAGGCGGCACCCTGCTAAGGTGTTATACCCATTATAGGGTATCGTTGGTTCAAATCCAACCGGCTCCGCCATCATGTTTCGAACCGGGTTAACGTCCGGCAAGAAACAACACTAAGGAATGGTTACTATTCGGCCACTCATGTCGGCTTACAACGGCCCTGATATGAGGGAAACAGAATAGGTCCTGGGTATGACCTAACTGCCTACGCCCTTCCCCGATAGTTCAGCCGGTAGAACGGTGGACTGTTAATCCATATGTCGCTGGTTCGAGTCCAGCTCGGGGAGCCATTTGCGGAAATAGCTCAGTTGGTAGAGCACCGTCCTTCCAAGTCGGGTGTCGCGAGTTCGAGTCTCGTTTTCCGCTCCATATTACGCCCCTGTCGCATAGAGGCCGATTGCACCGGTTTTGTAAACCGGTTCCGAAAGGACACGTCAGTTCGAATCTGACCGGGGGCTCCATTTTAAATAACGGAGAAAGATAAAAATGTTCAACTTGTTTTTCTCGGAAGAAACACTAGATAAAATATGTGAGTATGCAACTTACTTGGTTGCAACTTGTGCAGTGGTTATTGCAACACTTCTTGTTGTATTAATAGCTTCAAAACTTTATGAAGGAGCAATTGTGCTTGCAGTGGTTGTGTTTATCGCAGGGCCGGCGCTTGGCTTCCTCATAAAAAACATAATGAATTTTTTGATAGAAAGGTTTGGTTAATCTATGGTAAAAACTTATTCTAACAACACAAAAGGAAGCAGAGTTGGTAAGAGCCTGTTTTATCCCAAGGCAAAATGCTGCGCTACGGTAAATACGCCGGTTATGAACGGCTGGCTGATGGGCCGCTATGTAGCTACTACTGGTAAGAAACACTGAGGTAGCATATAATGAGCAATTGTCTTGAAAAACAAGTTATTTGCAGCTATGGGGCTGGAGATTGGTTTGATAAGATTCCATTGGCGAATCTTATCGACGGCGGCATAACAGCAATCAACGTAGACCGTCGTTTTGGCAAAACCACTTTTATCGCCAATGCGGTAAAGAAAATCTTATCCCAAGATATGGCTGACCACATTGTCATTAAGTGCGGTTATATAGTTCATTCCAAATTTATGGAAAGGACTCTAAAAGAAGTCCTTGGCGATGATTACAAGAAACAGTATCCGCAAATCGACATCGTTCCCAATGAGCACAATATGATTACATTGTGTTCGGATAAACGACGCACAGTAACGTTCATTGACGAATTCGCAAGCGCAGGAACAACACAGGATGTACGTGATATTCTGGAAAGCGAAATCACTGCCGATGCGCAGACATGGGTTATCCTGGGAACATCTTACGAGGGTTCACTTGATATAAGAGAGAAGAATCCATTCGTAGGTTTATTGGAAATGCCTTTCGTGCGAACTTTTGAGGTAGTCGGCCGTATTCCCGAAAACTGTCTTGTTTATTTCGATGAAAAGCGAAAGCAGATAATAAAGATGCGCCAGGAAGTGTTTCCGACTATTAGTTTTGGCAGCTTTGAATAAATCCCCTCCATGTGACTGGCCCGGATGAGGCCATAGAATATCGTCCACCTTATGAGAATCCTGTTTTAGGAGAGAAGAATATGACAGTATATATGGTTATTCACCAAACTTTATGCGATGATTATGACCAGGACGTTATGGGTGTTTTTTCAAACGCCGAAGCCGCCCAGGCATGCTATGACGACTGGGTTAATGAATACGGCCTTGAAGATTGTGACAATGGCGCGTATTACAACGATGGTGAACATCGCTTAGAAATTCACTCATATAAAATTGAGGAAACTTACGAGCGAGATTCAGATTTTTAAATTTTGCGACCGACACTAATGTCGGCCATAAAACATGCGTGACCTGACTGCTGGTTGCCAAGAGAACCATGCAGCGAATAAAGAATGCAGAGAGGCTGTACCGCTTCCTGCAAGCCTCCGGAGCGCCCAGAAAGAAACTTGGCCAGTGGTAGAAAGTCTCCAATGAGGACACCGTATGAACGCCTAAAGAAATACGGTACATCCGGCCCTAGAGGACAAGCCGGATAGGTGCAAGGCTTTCACGGTTCGACCGTGGGCAACGGCAAGGAAAAGCCGTTAAAACCCGGCACGAGAGGCTACACCGACGCTGAGTAGCCAAGCTGTTTGAGACGAGCAGCAATCAAAAAATACCTGCCTCCTTGGCAGGTATGATGCAATAGATATAAAAATAGCCGGGAATATCGTTTTATGCAAGTATTAGGACTTAAACGCTAAAACTACGAGTGCGACGGCATACAGCGCATCGCGCAAAGAGTCGAAAAACTCCGGAGTCAAGGATAATTCCATGGCTAAATCTTCCTTTCTAAGTTTTTTGGAAAAACTTCAGCGGGGCGGGCAGGTCGCGAGGTCTTTTGCAAGATTGCGAGCTGTTATCCCATACCTGGCCTACATGTATTGCTACCGTGCTTGCCCAGTAGCAAGGAATGCTCGGTGAGGAGCATTTGTTATGCATGTTTTGTGAAAGGTAGATAAAGTATTTTTACGATATTCTCAGCCGATGTCTATTGTATCATACGTGTCAAGGAAAAGACGATAAAACCCGATAAGGAAAAAAATCGTATAAATTCCCCCTGGCGGTAGAGGCAACGGTTGACCGCATATCCGAAGGCGGCAGGATGTAAAACAAGTCGCCCCCATAATGAGGCAGTAGCTCAAATGGCTAGAGCGGACGAGAAAGCAAATGGGGCTTTCTTATGATGGTGGTTCGATTCCTCCCTGCCCCTATATCATACATCCCCAAAGCTCCTCCGGCAGAGCTCGTAAGGCTACGGCTTGCGGCGAAGGTTCGAATCCTTCTTGGGGGTATCATGCTCAAAGTCTGGGGGACACCGGCCGGTAGACAGGTTCGATTCCTGTATTGAGCAACATTGTTCTGAGGGAAATGATCAATCTTTTCGGAACAAACATTGTGCCACAATGATTTCCAGACGTGGCATCCCCCGCCTGAGGGATGGTAAAAGCATATCAGGCGCCTATAATGTTCCAACTCTGGGAGCTATGCTTATACTGGATAACCAATCCAGTACATAAGGCAGGTTCGATTCCTGCAAGGAGCGCTTATCCAATCTCCACCGTGCGCAATTGGGCGCCGGAAATGTAAAAGGGTCGCTACCTTTACAGGCGATGTTAAATCCATGATGCTGCCTTGGGAGCCGGGCATCAAGATGTTTCCCGATATTAAAATCGGGCACCAATTGGCTATCGGGTGTGTATAAGCTTAGGATAGCCCGTGAGGTCAAGCTTCCGCGACGATGAAGGTGTAAAGCACGTTAAACAGCTCCATGAATATTTCGCGGGTTTTCCGAAGTTCTAAGAATCGGGCGTTCAATGGCTGCGAGCGCGTAAATAGACAGCCAGCTTGAGTCACCGTGGACCCCGGATGTCCCGAAAGGAGCATGCCGGACAGGCGATAAGGCCGCGTTCCACGACACGAAAGCTTTCCTTGCCCGGCACGGTAGGTTAAACCGGGATAAGGGCTCCATTACCCTTGGCTGTAACCAGAATAGGCCAACCGCGTTTTTGGGTTCGCACTGCTGTGTGCAGGCGTCTCGATTACCCGGTGCCAACAGCCGAAGAGATGACCTTTATCGGAGCGTTCGCTATCGGACAATTGCTGAGGAAGTAAGAACTAAAGGCCACGGTTTTTAGCACTCAGAATAACGACGCGAAGGCATTCCTTTCGGTGGAGGTATACCGAAGAATATAAAACCTGGTCCACCCCGATAACGCCGTAAAGTACAAACGGTAGCTCGGTTCAGTGGTAGCAAGGTTGCGCCAAGCGTACCTGGATTACTTTTATCTGGATGAGCTAAAGTACACAGCTTATCAACTTAAGGATAATAACAGGCACGAAGGTGATTTAGCCTCCAAGGCGAAAAACGGCGTAGGGTAAGGGCACTACGTAATAAGCCGCCCGAGTCGGAAGAACCGACATAAAACCTGCATAAGATAACTGCTTGGCACAGGGTTAAGCAGGGAAACCGGTGGCTACGGCAGTAATCCGGTAAACGCCAAAGACATGTGGGCCTCCCCTGCGGGGTGAGTAAGTTACTTGGCGGCCGTAAAAGGAATTCATAAAAAAAAGCGAGAACTCGGTCATGGAGACTAACCCATCTCCAAATTCTCCAGATACTGCTTATCCTTTCGGGTATCATAGCTCATTCGCGACAAATGCGGAAGGAGTACCTTGTTCCGTATAGCGCAATGCGGAGCATGCTATTATTAGACCTCGTAAGCAAAGACAGGGACAGCAATCTCGTTCAAATCGGTAAAGCTTACCCCCCAGGTATCGGGCAGTTATTTGCCAAAGCTTGGATGGGTCAATCCGACACAGTGCTGCTGTATCTCGGGCACTAAAAACCTGCACTGGTACTTCATCATCTTTCATACCAGTAAAAGCGTTTAATAGCCTGACCCGAAAGGGTCATATGGGGACGAAATTGGTTTCGACAGGGTGTTGAAGCCGTAAGATTCGCAGACCGATGGTTATGACGTCTAACTCATTAACCGCTAAATTTAACTGACGAAGTTGAATATCGTCTCGCTGCCTAATCTGCCGTAAGGTAGATTGGTTAGCCCCTATCGTATCACTAGCTGTGAGCAGGGCGGTAGGTTTCAAATAAACACAGCAAACGTCAGGAGGCCCGCTCGACGTAAACAACACGGGGAGTTTTCCTGCTTTCGAAAAAGCAGGTGGTGGAGGTGTAGACCATTACGCTTTGTTCGGCTGGTTACACCCTAGAGAATGGCGCTCTTAAAAATGCCTATTGCGATAATGTCTTACAGGTGGATGCATTTTGGACACGGGTTCGACTCCCGTCGTCTCCACGGCCGCGACAAGGTTAACGTCTTGAAGCGGCAGCCACCGTTCCGATGAGGTTAACGTCTCAAAGGAACGAAAATTACGGAGCTTAAGAAATCAGCCATATCGGCTGATTAAGGCAAATCTATTGAAATGTTTTCCGGAAGCTTGCACCGGATTATAGATTTGTCTTAATGAACTGATATGAGAAAGGGGAAAATATTTTGTTAGCTTTTGCGATGGATTACGAAGACGCGCTCCGTAAAACGGACCGTGCAAACTGGATGAACCCAAACACAAAGTGGTATTACGGTGGATGGGAAACAGAGATTGTTGTTGACAAGAATACCTGGAATAACATCCAGATGGTATCAGTCGATAAAGAAGACAATGTACATGGATATTTTAGCGTAGCTGTCGACGAAACGCTTAACAGGCTGGCCAGTATGAGTGTAATCAACTATGGCCCCAAGTGTGACCTTGTTTTTTCAAAAGACTTTTACCAGTTCTTAAAATATCTATTCGTCGATAGAGGGTTTCACAAGTTGGAATGGACAGTGGTAATTGGGAACCCGATTGAGAAGATGTATGACCGTTTTTGTAAAAAAGCGGGCGGAAATATTATCGGCATTTCTCACGATTCGGCAATGTTACGTGACAGAAGACCGTATGACCAGAAACACTATGAGGTTTTTGATAGAGGCGTAATCGCCTATCTGGAAAGCAAAGGCATAAAAGATAAATGGAAAAGAAAGTAAAGTTATACCTTCTCGGCGGTACTGCTGTCGTAGACTTTGTTTATTCAGCAACATCGCCAATTATCCACATATATTTTATAAGCCTGATAAGTTCCAGTGTTTTGGCCATGGCCAATATTCTGACCACCGCTTTGGCGGCAGGCGTAAACGCATCTATCCAGTCAGATAAACTCAAAGACTTTTATCGGCATCACTTCTTATGGATAATCGCAATAGATGTTGTCTGTTTCGCGCTTATCAGTTTTGAAGGCATATCAATCCCGGAAGTCAGATTCTTAGGCTTAGCTGTTTTAAATGCCGTATCATCAACTCTTTGGTTTACTGTGGTAAATGACGCAATCAATCATAAGATTGAGGGCGATAGATTGACAAAATGGAACAGCTTGTCTAAAACGGTTAATCTGACGGCGGCACTATTAGGCAGCGTAATCGCGATAATCTTTACGCAGATTAGTGTAGAGTATTGTATCGCGGCACAATGCATAGCAAACTTATTCATGGGTGCCACAGACTGGTTAGCTTATAAGAGGATACGATATTAAGAGGTGTAAGTATGACGGCAGCAGATAGTGTCTTTGCAGGCTTTATGTTAATTTTCGCCCTTGTAATGATTGGGGCAATAGCGATTGGAGCTGTATCTATGTTGAACGATGAAGATAGAACATGAGCAAGGTCATTGATTTACAAGAGTACAAAGAAAAGAACAGTCCGCATGAAGTGGCCGAAGTAATCTGCCTGCATTGCATGCACCGTTGGTTGTCCGTGCACAAGCAGGGGGAATGGCTTGCTAAATGGGATTGTCCTAAATGCGGCAAAGTGGGTGGCATAATATATACCGGCCAGCCGTTGCCAGAGGATGGTGAGAGATATGCAGACTAAACTTCCGGAGCAAGTAATCGAAAGTATTAATGCAGGTATAGCTAAAGCGCATGAAGCGATTTCGGCTCACGACCGCATCCTTTCAATGAACAAATCTCATAAAAGATATTGGCAGATAAATAAAGCTTATCGACTTTTGCAGTCAAAAGCGGAAATTGTGCTGCCACACGAAATTCACCAAATCGTGACAACCATAAAATTGTCAAGGAAAAGACATTAAAACCCATCACAGCAGGAGCGTCTGTGAATATGTCGAGCTCGCACCCAGGAGTCAATAGCCGTGTTAGAGTCCGGCGACGTAGAGGTCAAATACTTAGTCATAACAGTAGTGGCACCCCGGTAAGGGGGAGGTGTACGGTGCAAGTCCGTACGGACATTGACAAGAGAGCTTCAGAACCTGCAGTAAAGCAGTAAAAATCCTCCGCCCACGTTTGCAACGGGTTTAGGGCGTAAAAGATGTAAGCCAGTCCGGCCGAACGCAATAACCTGCCGATGTGCACTTCAAGCAGGAAGGGTGCTGCCGCCTTAAGATAAGAAAAGCACCTCACGCGGGAACTTCCGTCGTTCCGCCCGCGTAATTTATTAAAAAGGGGATAAAAATGAGTTTTCAAGATTGGCTTGATGACGAAGAATTATAAAGTCGGTTATCGCATCTAATATCATGTACTCTGGTCTGGTGGCCTTTTGGAAGAAGCAGGTTCGATTCCTGCAGAGTAGATACCTCTCTTGGTTGCGACAAGAGCGTAATTGGACAGGCCTGAATTCACCTGTCGGAGCTGAACGAGAAACAGCAAAAACACCTGCGCCAACAGGTGATTGGCGTTGCCGCGCCGCGTATTTACTGCTATGCGTAAGAAAGCAGCGTAAACCTGATTGCAGGACTGATCATCCTGAAAAATGACTGTACGAAAATCAGTTACCGAAATGACAGGGTTAGATTTCGGCGGATACCATGACAGACCAAGCATCATGGGATGCCGTGACAAGGCAAAGCCGGTTGTCAAGGACAAGACATAAACCCCAAGACATCACTTAGCTGATGATGCTCTGTCGGGAAGAGTCATATACTAACCAAAAAGCGGGCGGCTATATGCCCCAGGATACTGCATTAACAGTCGGGTATCAACGCAATTATATAATAAAGGGGCCATCAGTAGTCCACTGCAAAGGACGAGTCTGTAGAATGACGGGTTGGCATCCTCCGTTTCGAGCTTCGTAAAAGTATCACGGGAGTTGCGGTAGGATTTGCAGCTACCGCAGCAACATTCCCGTTTATATCATGTCCCCAACGAGGTTAGCGTCTCAGCGGGGAGGAATCCGTTTTAGTTTACCCTGAGGAATAGGCAATGATGAGTGCGCAATTATCTAACTGAAACAAAGGGTAAATGAGAGCCTGCAAGGCAACCAGGTGCGGAAATGGTATGCAGAAAACCATAACCTGCCGGAGACTTGACTGGCCGTTATAGATGTCAAGCGCAGAATACCGCGATAGGTGTATCGAGGGAGTAGGCGAACTCCCGACGTTAGCAAAAAAACTCACTAGAGACGGCAAAATGCCATGTCGTCTCGATTAAGGACCCCTAGCTCAGTTGGTTAGAAGCCCTGAGGGGTCCACCTTACCCAGGCGTAGCTAAGTTGGTGGTAGCGGCGGCCTTATAAGCCGTGTCTTACGTGGGTTCAAGTCCCACCGCCTGGACCATTAATTAATTTGTGAGCACTTTTTGAACTAACATCATGTTTTAAGTTCACACAATAGGTAATGTTGCCTACGGTGATATGAATTGAAATATGTATGTAAAGTTTGTGGCAATGAATATGAATATGGCCGCAGTAAAGGACACTCAAAAGACATTTGTAACACTTGCAGACAAAACTATAGAAAAAAGCTTTTGAAACAAAGAGCTGTTAAGTACAAAGGCAGGAAATGTCAGGTATGCGGATACGATAAATGCGAAAATGCATTGGTATTCCATCATCTCGACCCCCAGCAAAAGAATTTTGGCATTGGACAAAAATACAATCTCGGCTGGCATCGCTTAAAAAAGGAATTAGACAAATGTGTTCTTCTTTGCGCTAACTGCCATGCCGAAGAACATGCTAAAGGACAGCACAAACTTAATGAATACGAAAAATGGATTGTTCCACTAAAAGAAAGAGTTCGTATAGCAGAAGAAAAAGTTGCAAAAAAAGCGATGGAAAAAGAAAAATTCTGTAACCATTATGATGTCGATGAAGCGGTCTTAGGAAATATACGTCCCTGGGCAAGAAAGACGGTGCGTCCAACGAAAGAAGAATTCTTCAAAGAGTATGAAGAAGTTGGTCGCAACAAATCTGAGATGGGACGGCGCTATGGCGTTTCTGGTAAGGCCATAGCAAAATGGATAAAGTCGTACGAAAAGTATGGCGCATAAACAAAATCAGTGGACGCGGGTCCTCGGTTCAAGTCCGAGGGGGTCCACCATATGGAATAAGCAAGGCGAAAGCCTTGTAAGTTCCTCTCCTTTTTCTAAGAAACAAACAAAATAGCGAGCGCTCTGAACTTCGGTTCAGGCGCCCGTAGAGCTCTTAATAAAGATTGAGAGTTGTACGGGCGAAAGCCTTTTTAGCTATTGTTCAAGAAACAACTGCGCTCAGACAGTATAACATTCTGGGTAGTGCTTCGGTGTGCTGTGCACGAAAGGAATACAGCCTTCCACTTATGAGGGGTCGTTGAGAGGCGGGCGCAATGCGTCGCAGGTTCGAACCCTGCCGTCCCTCATCTTAGGGGTATAGCCAAGTTGGTTAAGGCGGGAGCCTTTGAAGCTCCGATTTACTTACACTGGTTCGAGTCCAGTTACCCCTGCCATCATCTTCAAAATCAGGCTAACGTCTGACGATGAAGGAAAAGAACGCTGGTATATTGGCGTCGGCTTTTCCCGTATGATAAAGATACGGACAAGTCATATGGCCATATATCGGCACCGGCAAAAGCTCAAAACAAAAGTGAGTAGCCGGGGCAAGACCGGGACACCTTCCGGACTTTATTATGTACATCGAGTTGAATATTTTTATGCGTATTATCCAAAGAGTTAGGTGTAGCTCCCGACTCGATGCGGCGAAGAGAGGATAAGATGCATAGTGAAGATATCTACAAAGGGCAACCGCTTAGTCGAGCTCCCTGCGAACCGGATATCTATCATCCGCGTGTAGCTCAGTGGTGGCAGCGCCTGCTTTGGGAGCAGGAGGCCGCAGGTTCGAATTCTGTCATCCCGACCAATATTATCATGGCAGTGTCGGCTATATTAAGTTTTCTGGTTGCAAACAGGACTCTTAACGAAATGGTTGCGCCGATATAAAACAGAACATGCCTATAACACTGGTTGCAAACAGTTTATAGGTGATGCTGGTTGCGGGTTCGATTCCCGCCACTGCCCCTTATTATGGCTTGGTAGTCTAGTCAATAACCCCCGTCTAGCGCTTTGCGCTTGAAGGCGGGAGCTTGCGAAAGCAAGCTCTTACCGACTAGCCTAAGTCCGGTATTAGACAAGTGCTTGAAAAAGCCTCGGACTACGTTGTTTTCGTTATCACACCCGTGGGTGTTTATCCTAGCTCCCCGCTCTGTGTAGGCTCTGTAAAAGTTCTGAGAGGAGGAACGGTCAACCTAAGGACGGCCCGCCATTGCGGGCAAGCGATTACAACATTGGCGAAGGGTAGATTTACTCTAATTTGAAGCTTCAGCTTCGGAAAGGAGGTACACGTTATGTTCGTGTACATCATTAACAAAAACGGACAGCCGCTAATGCCCTGCAAGCCTCAAAAAGCAAGAAAGCTCCTGAAGGCTGGCAAGGCGGAGGTTGTCAAATATGAGCCATTCACTATCAAGCTGAAATTTGGCTCAGCTGGCTACAAACAGCCGATAACTTTAGGTATTGACGCCGGCTCCAAACATATTGGGGCTTCCGTGTCAACAGAAAAACAGGAATTATATGCTTCGGAAACAGTCATGCGTTCTGATGATGGCAAGGCTACTATCGTGAATCTTATAGCAAAACGCAGAGAGCTTCGACGTAACCGCAGAAACCGTAAGACCCGTTATCGCGAAGCAAGATTCTTAAACCATGTTCATCGCAAGCACAAAGGCTGGCTTGCTCCAAGCGTAGAGAACAAAATCCATGTCCACCTAAAGCTGGTGGCGGATATCCACAAGATACTGCCCATCACTAAAGTAGTGGTGGAAGTTGCCCAGTTCGACATTCAGAAGATTAAGAATCCTGATATTTCCGGTGTCGAATATCAACAAGGTGAACAACTTGGTTGGGCTAACGTCAGGGAATATGTATTATTCCGCGACAATCACGAATGTCAGTGTTGCAAAGGCAGATCTGGAGATCCGATACTGAATGTGCATCACATTGAGTCGCGAAAAACTGGCGGCAACGCACCAAACAATCTGATAACTCTCTGCGAACATTGCCATCAGAGCTATCACCAAGGCAAAATTTCTTTACCTAAGTCGATACATCGCGGCATGAGTTTCCGAGATGCAGCTTTCATGGGCATCATGCGATGGGCATTCTACAATAGAATTAAGGCGTTATATCAAGACGTCAAACTAACTTATGGTTACATCACGAAAAATACTCGCATCAAGAATAACATTGCCAAGACACATACAGCTGACGCTTACTGTATCGCCGGGAACGTCAAAGCTAGACGGCTTAAACATGAGTATTTACGTAAGCAAGTTCGCAGGCATAATCGCAAACTACATCGAGAAGTGCCAGCTAAAGGTGGTATTCGTCGATTGGCTCAAGCAGGGCATTTCGTAAGAGGCTTTTGCTTGAACGATACTGTGATGGCCAAAAATCAGCAGTGGTTTATTCGAGGCATGCGTCAAAAGGGCAGTTTTGTTCTAAGACATCTTGATGGCACAAAACTGGAAATTGCGCTTTCAAAAATAACATTTTTGAGACATAACAATTCTTATTTAATCGAGAGGAGAGAAGTGGCGCTTACCTCCACCCTGTAGAGGGTGGAGTCCCCGCGCCGCGATTTTAGATGGAGGAAAATAGTCATGGAAAATAAGAAAAAAGTATTAATCGTTGTGGATATGCAGAACGACTTTATCGACGGTGCGCTTGGAACAAAAGAAGCCCAGGCTATTGTCGACAATGTAGCCAAGAAGGTTGCGGAGGCAAAAAAGAACGACGATGTCGTTGTCTTCACACAGGATACGCATACGGAAGACTACCTCAATACGCAGGAGGGTAAGAATCTGCCGGTGCCTCATTGCATTAAAGGAACAGATGGTTGGGAGATAACCAGCAAAATTGACATTCCTAAAGAATGCCTGATGTACGAAAAAGGTTCCTTTGGTTCTGGTGAACTTGGCAAAGACCTTTCCGATAGCGAAGGGGAAATCAGTGCAATTGAATTCGTTGGGCTCTGCACAGATATCTGCGTACTTTCCAACGTGGTTATCGCAAAGGCTGCGCTGCCAGAAGTCCCCATCACAGTAGATGCGGCATGCTGCGCGGGCGTAACACCGAAGAGCCACGATGAAGCTCTTGGTGCATTGCAGATGATTCAGGTAAAAGTCGTAAATCAAGGACAGGAACCCTGGAGGGCATAAAATGCGCGTCGGTATTTTTTTCGGGTGCTTCATCCCGTTACATAAGGGCCATGAAGAAATGATTCGCTTAGCAATGAAGGAAAATGACCACCTGATTCTTGGTATATGTGGATACGATAACGACCGAGGAAAGGGGTATCTTTCATTCAGAGAACGACTAAGGTTAATGACAAAACTTTTTGGCGACAAGGAAAATGTGACGCTTGCAGTTGTGGATGATAAGAAAGTCGGGCTCAAGGGAACATTTAGCGTGAACGCCTGGAAGCTTTGGTCGGACGAATTGTTTGAGAATGCCAAATTCAATCCGAACGACAAGTCTCACCAGTACACCTGGTATTCTGGTGAGCCGGACTATCTGGAAAAGATACAGGAACTTTACCCGACCCACGAAATAAAACATATACCGAGGACGTTAATTCCTATTTCGGGAACTCAGATTAGAAACAATACAACTAAGTACAGGGAAGATGTTAATCCGCTTTTTGCAGTCTATCTTGCAGAGCGGGGATTGATGGAGGAAAAATTATGAAATTCAAACAGATTATTAACTCACTTCTGGAAACCGACCTTTACAAATTCAGCATGGGGCAGGCTATCTTCCACCAGGCCAGCGAATTTGAAACGACCTGGTCATTTAAGTGCCGTAACAAGGATGTGTTCTTCACCCCTGAAATGGTTGAAGAAATCCGCGAACAGATTCGTGCGTTCTGCAATTTGAGTTTTACAGAAGATGAACTGGATTATCTTGCCAATATCAAATGGCTGAAAAAATCCTACATCAATCACCTCCGCTTGTGGCATCCGAACTTTGACAATTTCATTATTAAAGCGGGCGGAGAAAAAGGGCTTATCCTTGAAGCAAAAGGAACGCTTCTTGATACCTCCATGTATGAAATTCCGACTCTGGCCATTGTCAATGAGGTGTATTTCCGGTTCCGTGACGACTACGCATTGCTCGTTGAAGATTCAAAGGCACGGACAAGAGCAAAGGCAGAAAAGCTCCAGATGGGGAAATACTGGCTGCCGGTATTCTCTGAATTTGGCCTTCGCCGCCGCCTTTGCGCAGAAGCACAGGAATATGCTGTAGAAACATTCTCGAAACTGGATTGTCACGATGTATTGCGTTCGCATTTTGTCGGTACGTCCAATGTTTATCTGGCCAAGAAATATGGTGTAACTCCTGTCGGCACGATGGCGCATGAATGGATTATGTGCATGGGACAGGGCAATCATCTTTACAATCCGGCATATTCCAACAAGGTAGCTCTTGAAGCTTGGGTAAGAGAATATGGCGTGGATAATGGTATCGCTCTTACTGACACGATTACTACGGACTGCTTCTTGCGTGATTTCGACAAAACACTGGCAACGCTCTTTAGCGGTGTCCGTCACGATTCTGGCGATCCGTTTGTGTGGGGCGATAAGATGATTGACCATTACACCCGCCTTGGTATTGACCCTGCAACAAAGACCCTGCTGTTCTCAGATTCTCTTGATTTTGAGAGAGCTGATAAAATTGCGCGTTATTTCCAGGGTAAGGCAAAAGTAGCTTTTGGTATTGGTACTTATATCTCAAACGATACCTACGCAACGCCGCTAAACATCGTTATGAAGGTTACGGAATGCAACGGAAGCCCGGTGGCCAAAATCTCCGATACGGAAGGTAAGGGAATGTGCAAGAGTCAGGAATATGTTGACTACCTGCAGCGTTCGATTGACTGGCGTCTGAAAAACAACGATTGAGAGGAATAAATATGTATCCAGAATTTGACGCGGAAAAAGACAAACAAAAAATTATTGATTTTATCAGAATGTGGTTTGCGATAAATGCAAGCCTGGACACAAAAGCTGTTATCGGAATTTCAGGCGGCAAGGATTCTTCTATTGCTGCAGCGCTCTGCGTAGAGGCGCTTGGAAAGGATAGTGTCGTCGGCGTACTTATGCCAAACGGTGTACAGGCAGATATTGACGATGCTCTGGCTTTGGTAAAACACCTTGATATCAAATACCGCATTGTAAATATTGAGGCGCCTTACAAGGCTATGCTAAAGGCCATCCAGTACACAGAAACAGCAAGTGACAATAATTTTTACTTTTCCGTGACCAGCCAGCTCACGCAAAATCTGGCTCCGAGACTTAGAATGGCAACTCTGTATGCAGTAGCGCAGGGGGTTCATGGCGGCGGCCGTGTAATTAACACCTGTAACCGTTCGGAAGATTATGTTGGCTATAGCACAAAATTTGGCGATAGCGCCGGCGACATATCTCCTCTTGGAGCATATACGGTTGATGAAATTCTCGCTATTGGCGATACGCTCGACCTGCCTGAAAAGCTCGTACATAAGGCGCCATCTGATGGCCTTTGCGGTAAGACCGATGAAGATAACCTTGGGTTTACTTACGCAGTGCTTGATAAATACATCAAGACGGGAGAGTGTAAAGACGAAGTCACCCAGAAAAAGATTGACGAACTGCACGATAAAAACCTGCATAAACTGAAACCACTACCAATGGTTGAGCGGTAAGATAAAAAGCCTCTATCGAAATGATGGAGGCTTTTGTTTTGTTTCGTGGACTAAGGCGTTATGGGTGGTAATGACTGCACTAGATTAACTTCGGAAAACAATAAACGGAGAGGAAAACAATGCGCACAGCTGAAGATATAAATTTAAGTATAAGAGAAAATTTTAAGAAAATCACAGGGCACAAGTACCGGCAGGGAAGTGCGCTTGGATTCATAACCGACGCAGTATCACGCGAAATGGAAAAGGCCCATCTTGAGATTGAGCGAAATAAGAACCCGCATATCTATACCAATCTTTACGGGGAAGACCTGGATAAGATGGGAACCTTTGTAAATATACCGCGCGAAGCCGGCGAAGACGATATGACCTATCTCTACCGGATTATGAACTGGACTTATCTAAAAGCAGGAGCAACAAACATCGCGGTTAACGACTCCTTGCTTAATCTGGAGTATTCGTCCGATGCTCAGTATTATCCACAGATTCATGGAGCAGGCACGGGTGTTATTTACATCATCCCTATAAAATACGAGGACGATATTATGGCCAAGGCGCTTGCCGAGGTAAAAGACCGTGTGAAAAATGTTCTGTCCCCAGAATCATATACAGAGTACATCATTCCCACAGCAATCCCTGTTAATCTTATCTGCCACCTTGAGGTGAATGGAGGAGACGTTGCTTATATCAGGGATAAGATTACAAGTGCCATCAAAGACTACATTAACGGTATCGCACCGAATGATTATCTTTCTGTGGGGGAAATGAACCGTATTGGACTTGCGGTTGACAATGTAGATTTCTTCTCTATTGATGGTGTTTACCTTAATGGGGAATACAATACGAACACAAAGATACTGCAAGAGTTGGAAACTAAGATGTTGTTCCAGGAAATTAGCTGGGAGGATTAATTATAAATGAGCTTGTCTTTAGAAACCGTTTTGCCCAGCATGAAGCAGAGCTTCCCCAGCTGGTCAGACATTCGTAAGCGCACCGACAAATCGGTTGGCGGCGCATTGATAAAATCGTATGCCCGTGAAGCAGATTATATACAGGATGCAATTAATGAGTATCGCAAACTGTTCTTCCTGCTTAATTACAAAGACCATGAGGAAGAGTTTGCAGACTATCTCTATATCGCAACTGTGGGTAAACAAAACGAGATAAGTGTCGTTGGTTTTCCGTGCCAGGTTACGGAAGATGATGACTTGTTCTATAACAACATGGACAAGATGGCCCTGTACAAAAATGGTTATCTGATGTTCCATGAAAATATCCTTCCGAATGGCGCTGAACAGAAAACGGTTCAGTACAAAACAGAGAACAAAAATGTGTATGAAGCAGAATTGCACAAAGAGCACATCTGGAATGCATTCGATGAGTTTGCTCTATTCGCAGGACTCACCAGATATGGAAATGAAACCAATAGTGAGCTTGCAGCACGTACCGTGCAGATATTCAAAGAATTTCCCAACCCGACCGGTGACGGGCTGAGGAATGCTGTAAAAGACGCGATTGCTCCACACGAAAAAATCGAGGATGAAGCAATTGATATATACACGTTTGGTGATAAAAAATTCACGCTGAGCCGTGAAGACCACAGGGCCATGTACGAAGACATGGTACAATTAAACCGAGATATTTTCCGGGCCAAGGTTTGGAACAGGGATATTTGGGAACATGGCTTCCAGAAAACGGATTACATTCCGCATGTTTGGGATGCCCCGATGGAAGCTGTGCAAAACGGCGTAGGATATAACGACTCCCTGCGGGCGGATTATATTAAGCGTCTTGGCCAGAGTGAAACCACAGACATTGAAGTAAATGCGTACAAAAAAGACTTTGAACGTATTCGGCAGTATATCGGCCGCACAAATGTTGAAGCGTCCATCCAGCTCACGCTCACAAAATACACGGATGAAGTCAATCCGAAAAATGTAGAGTTTTGTGTGAGAGCTTACGATGTTAAAAAGATTGACAAGCCGGAAAACATTCATGTTCTTGGAACGCGGAAGCAGAATGGTGAAAAGCGTTACTATGTAGATGACCTCGATGTGGAAACCTATGGCGTAACCCGCGTAGAGGGCAATCACCTTGAAGAGAACGCTTCGTACAAACTGAAGTTCACACCAAAAGATACGTTTGCCGGCATGTCCATTGAAAAATGCGCACTGGTTTCCGATAGTGGCGAAAAGGATTTACGTAAAGAGTATTCGTATTACAAGATGCAGAACGGAAGCATCGTAAACCAAAATGTTGCAGCGCACGTTACTTCGACCGCTCAAATCACCATCAATCACAATGTTGAAGATTGCAGCACGGGTATTACGGTTGGCCATGGTGACTCAAAAGGCCTGTTCGGCGTCGATGTCACCGGCATGGGAAAAGAGCTTGTCAACTACAGTGTTGCTTGCCGGCGTATTGATATAACTTCTTCAAGTTATATTGAAGGGCGCAATGGCTTTGAAATCAGTGAAGACGGAAAATCATTCGAGAGTACCCGTCCAGATTCTCTTGGCCAAATTATCATTGGTGGCCAGGGGCGTGAAATGAGTTGTAACTCATATTCGTTCACACTGGATAAGTCAGACATTCCTGCATTGCAGGGCGCAATTACCGTCACGGAAATCGTTGATGGGCAGGTTACGCAGATGACCTATCGCCAGCCGCAGGATATTGTGCGTGAATTCAAGAAGCGCTCGACGGTTCAGGTTATCATCCAAAAGTATGGGCAGAATCCTGTAAAAATCAAAAACATTGCCATGGCAAGCTATGACGTGAATGTTGGATTGTCTGATGGTACACCGCTTACGATGTCCGGAAAAACAATCCGCTTGCCGGAAAATGTTGACGGAAAAGTTCTGAATGTGGAAATCATTCCTTACACGGCGGCATACCCGGTAGTAGAATACCTGCATATCGGCGGCAGCCTGAAAGGCGCCAGATACGAAGTCGATTTCAACACGGACGGCCTCAAGAACCCGAAACTGGATATCGACACGGACTGCAACATAACCTTGTATAAGAAGTCTGGCGGCAGCAGTATCCTCGTAGGCGACGAATACAAATATACAACAAAAGCACGCTTTAAGAATACGACTTCCGACCCCGGCCAGATTATTCTCGACCTGAGCGATTTTGCTTCCATCTCCAGTGCTAGTCAGAAGATAAAAGACCAGTATAAGGGTATGAACAAGAAGTATATCGAACTTGCGCCAGGAGAAGAAATCTTCGAGATGGACATAACAGGTGAGGTTATCAGGCAGGTTACAAACAAACCAATCCTGTGGCATCTGTTTGGGGACGATACGAAGAATAAAGAATTGTATGCTACCCGAGGAACGAATGGATACATTCTGGTAAAAGACACGGAAAGCGGTGAAACGAAAAAGGTAACAATCCGATACGAGGATTTGGATGGCAGAGCAGACAGCTACCAGCTGACCGGGCTTTCACATGAACTTTCCGCAGAGTTTGTAACAGCAAACGGTGAAATTCGTGAAACGGTAAACTCTGGTACGGGCTCAATCTTTGACCATCTTGGAATAACGTACAAACAGGCATCTGAGTATGTTGCTTACAATACGTTCTCCATGATTCGGGAAAAGCAATCGGGAGTTGAACTGGTAAACACGTTTACGCCGGTTATGTCCATGACGGAACTGAAATACTATGTAATTGCTTCAACGAAAAATGCAAGAGAAGATAAGGTATGTTTTGAAACCTCTGGTGATAACTGGAGCCTGGGCGTAGATGAGAAGGGCATTTCCATTACGACAGTGTTGGAAACCAAAAACGCAGACTCTTGGATTATCAGTATCAATAATGTAAACAACAGGTATATCCTTGCCAACGAAGTCCCGCTGGAGGAAAGATATTTTATCGAGCAGGATAATATGTATCACGACCTGCGCGAATACATGGTATTTACCGAGCCGGGGCTTGTTGTCAATTACGAAATAGAGCCTGGCATCGAGGAGAACATTGTTGTAAAAGAGAAGCTCGTAAACAAGCTCAAGTTCTCAAATATCAACGACCTGAAGGTTTACCAGGGCAATGCGCTCTTGACCAGCGGGTACGAAGTGATGAAAGATGAGGGCCTTATCATATGGTCCGATGAACGGTATCTCGGCATCCCGCTGCGTATCGTTTATTCCATTAGACGGGCATCCACAGTATCTTATACAAAAGAGTATGAGGATAAACTGTATAATCTGGTAAACTTCTCCGCAGAGGCTTATAAGCTTATTGGTACAAATACTTATAAGAACTGCCCGGATGGAGCACGATACAATCTTCGATTCGATGAAGAGCCGGATAAAATCATCACGGCATGCACGAATGCGTCGTTTAGTACATCTATCCTCAATGGCGTATTAACCGCCGCCCGCATAACGGATGAAGATAAGATAGCGGTTCATAACGGCTATATTTATGACCAGGGGCGGGAGTATTACTACTTCAGTGATATTTTCAATGACCGGGTAGATGCATTCAGTAACATCGAACTTCACGACGTAAGCAGGATGAATGGCGAATTGCTGTTCCATATGCGCTCCACAAACTACCTGCCGTACTCAAATATGAGGACTTCGGTTATGGCAAAGCTTTGTTCTGTAGACCTCACGAAGCGTCTGCCGAAGGGAATCAGTAAGGCTGCGCACCAAACAGCATGCGAAAGCTTTAACCTCTGGCACAATATAAATATGAAGGTTGCGCTGACAGAAAACGGCATGAATAGCTACGGTCTCAATTTCAAGTCGGCTGATAAAACAGGCGGATATGCTGCGCTGGATATTACATCGTTTTATATCGAGGGGCATGCAATCTCGCTGTACATTGTCGGCGACTTGAAAGCAAGTATCGTTAAGGAGACGCAGGTTGATGGCCTGACCATGACGAAATCCATTTTCCTGGAGACAAAAGATGGATATGAGCTGGAGCGGGAAAAAGACCTCGCTTACGGCATCTGTGGCAAACCTGAAAAAAATTGCAGATACTTCCTCGTGCTCTCAGGAACGAGCGGAACGATTGACGATATTGTGTCTCTTCCGTACACCGACCTGAAAGGGATTAAAGAATCACACAGGAAGAACATTAATAAGCTGAACTTTAACATTGCCGAAAAGATGCCCGAAAAATACGAATGTGATTTGGAATTCGATATTGCGGGTGCTGCTTACAAAGACTTGAATATTCACAGCCAGACAAAAGAGATTGAGACGTCGGCAAACGTTGAATATGGTCTTACCTTGGCAGAATCCATTGACCTTGAGCAGTGTCTGATATCCAGGATGCAGCTTAAGAAGGGCACACTCATAACGACACTTGACGGCGGAAGCGCAAGAACGCCAGTATTCTTTACGCATACAAAGTCGTCCATCTATGCACTCTATGTAAAAGTGAACGACATTATTGAGGGGCAGTACAAAGGATTTACAATCAAATTGTACGGCTCAAACACGAGAAGCGGCGGATATACTCTGCTTGCTACGGAGGAAAATGCAAATCTGCTTTCAATACCACACAACCTCGTTCGGAATTACTACTATGTCGAAGTTATTGCGAATAAAAACAAAGTAATTCATAGCATAGATGTTTATGCAAGATACGCAGAAACGGAAGATGGCGGCATGTTGGCGCCGACAAGAATTAGTCAGGGAACATTCATTAGCAAGATTTACGATATGGGTGAAAAAGCAAATTATATTCTGAAAGATATTTGTTACAAAACAAATAATCAGGATGAATATGTAGAGTTCTATATCAGAGGTGCTCGTGAAGGAAAAAGCAATCTGGTATTTACGCCGTGGAGAAAATATGCGGCAAATAGCGATAAGCTCAAAGAGATTCGTTATGATGACTATTCTCTGTTCCAGTTTAAAATCAATGTTAATAGCCCAACGGTTACATTGACGGTTGATAAATTTAGAATGGTGGTTGCATCTTAATGCAGGAAATCTTTCAGACAAATGGCCGCGTAGAAGGCTTGAATGGCATGCACTTCTATGAGCAGGACATTGTTATGCTTAACTACATATATACCGGCGATGTAGTAATTGACGCAGAGGTTGATTACTGCATGCCCGGTTTTGGCTTTGTGTTTGCTTCATACGGCATTGGATTAACCAGTGCTGATGAGGCGCGCAGTGCCATTCTGGCAAAAGTCGGCAGCCTGGATTTCTCCGTATACAAGAAAAACCTTGGTACGCAAAGCAGGCTTTACAACAGCAGCTGTCCGCTAAAGCCAGATAAAAAGACACACAAGCTGAGATTCAGAAAAACAGGAACATATGTTTACTGCTACGAGCTTGTTGGCGATAAAGAGCAGGAGCTATCACACTGTAATACAAAAGTCGATATTGATAAATTCTTTATAGGGGTATATTCCAATAAAGGCAATACGCTTCGAGTGATGGACGTTTACGATAACCGTCCGCAGTATTGGTTCACGAGTATCCAAAACACAAATGGCGGAAGAATCTCATTCGAGCAGAATGCCTTTAAGGTGGAAAATGCGGAAAAGGATGCCGAAATTGAACAGGAATTAATATTCCTCAAAAGAGGCAGATACTTCCTGGACTATAAAGAGGAAGCCGTAAACGACGACCTCGATAAGCGGGTATACATCTTTGATTCAACTGAACCTAGAATTAAAGCCCCAGAGAAAACGAAGTTGAAGTTCGACGAATTGCGTTATGGGAAAATTCCATACTTTGATATGGATAGGGATGGATACGTAAACATTCTTTGGCAGATTGCTTCCGGCCGCATATCCAATATCGCAATCAAAGATGATTGCCGGCAAGATTTTGTAACAACAGATGAGTCTGCAGAGGAAAAAGAAGGAAGTTACATCCTCTTAAAACTGAAAGGGATAAAGGGGGCAAAATGGGTAGGCGTTATTGAAAAGACGCCGGCCGCAGCATTAACCCAAAAAATCCCATACAGTCTTTTTAGCTATGACGGCATGACGCTCGATATGGATGTGTCCCATGTAAAACTGGAAAGGCCATACAATTATGCATTCGAGTACATCGATGTAGATACCTGGAAGTTGACAATTACAGAGGTTGGAGAGGACGAAGATGTTGTATACGAACATGTCTATCATTCCAAAAACACATCGGCCAGAATATTTGACAGCATAACGGCAACCATATCCAGCTTCACGCTGATTAAGGAAGACGGGGAAGAAACGGATGTGATTAACCGCAGAACAATTCGCAAAATTGTCCCTGCAGCCGTTAAGGGCCCCATTATTGTCACGGATAGCGACAATATTCCACTTGACCTTTCTGCCTCGTACCGTATACTCCCGGATGGCCGGGCAATCTTTACCAATTATGAACGTGAGATTTTTGACGTAGCGGAATCGCTGGTACTGGATAAAATTCCGAGCGATGGAGCGGATATTGTACTGTATGGTATTCGTGGTGATGTCGATAGGACTAAGCTGTATCATGTCCGGGACGAAGCGATTGTAACCGACATTAGCGCAGCATCACAGCGATACGACTTGATAAGCGGTGACCTGTTCCAGCTTATAGATGGTCAAATCATAAAGCTGGACGACAGTGTTCTGCATAACGGATATAAAACATTTATCGTGGACTACTTAAAAGATGACAGCTATTGCATAAACATGTCCGAAGATGGCATGGAATATGTGGTCGATATTGTTACAAAATCCGGCGTCGTAAATACGCTTTACGATATGGCAGAAGATGGCCGTGTCAGGGCCTACAAGATTGACGAAACAATAAAACCTGGAGATAACAGTTACTTAGTATTGAGAAAGGATGAGTTAAGCTGAAAATATATCCATCTCCGCATGTTGTGCGGGCAACAAAAAAACCTGGCTTTTTAGACATCCCGCTCTCACACGTTGAAAAAGACTACCATCCCCAGAAAATTGTTGTCGAAGTAGAACCCGATTTTTCCGTGGGGAAAGAAACTTATGTTGCTCCATACCAATGGTTTACGACCCGAAACTTTATTGCATTTGACGAGAACAGGCAGGCAGTTGACCTGCCACTCCGTCACAGCAATCACCGGTTTATTTATGAGCCGGCCGGATATAAGGAATTTACACCAGAAGAATTTACATTCTCCTGTATGGTGAAACGCGATGACCGTTATTCCAGTATCAACGACTACAATATGCATATTGGTGTTCTGAATCAGACAGGAGCAAAAGATTTTGCTTCAACGATTATTGCGATATTCGGTGACGCCTCTTACCGTGGGGTATCACCAGCCAACGTAAAAGTAAATGGCCGTGACACCAACCCGGAAAGCCTCCTTGTAAAAGATACGGAAAATCTTGACTGGATTATCATTCAGTCAAAAGACGGTGTGCAAACCAAGGACGGCAGCATTGCTGAGCTTGATTACGAAACCATAATGAAGAACGGGTGCAATGTTTGGGTTACACTCTCGGATGAAGGCATGGCTGCCTTTATGGATAAGAGCAAGGATGCTTACACGATAAAGGCGGAAGACCTTGGTGTGAATGAACTCGGTGGAAAAACGGAGTATTCATTCTTCGCAGATTACGGGTATGTAATAAAAGAGAATGTTAATTACGATGAAAACCTGAACACGGGCGCACTGAGCGTTATCCTTGACGGAAACGGAAAGAGTGCTCCAATGGCAATACTGGAAAAACCGGACCGAGGATACATTGTAATCTCCCATGAAAAGATTTTTTCGGAAAGAAACATCAAAACTTACGCACCGCTGATTTACAACATTTTGGTTTCCTGTTTTCTCAACGGGTATACGAGAACAAGGACGCAGTATTTGTGGATAACCAATGACGTTGTTGATTATATCGGTTCAACCAATACTCCATTGAGGAGAAAACACCCGGCTGTAAATATCCGAAAAGAAGTTGACTCTAAAATAGAAAATTTCCGCATCGTCGAGTATAGTATCGATAAAGCAGACGTAATGCTTGACATGATTGATAAAAACGGCGAAGTGTATTTCAGCAAGCTCTTGATAACAGACCCTCCGCGTCAAAACGGAGATATATCCGTATATACAACGCAGGGGACAGTTATGCTGCATAAACAGACACAGTATAGCCTTATTGAAGATGAGGTGCATCTGCTTACGGAAATCAATGACGAAAATTGTTATGTCACGGTGGAACCGTTCGTATCATCTTCCAACCGACTGGTTTTAAGCAAGCCAAAACGGATGAAGATTGAGTACATTGATATGACCTATGATGTATATGCCCTTCCGATTGGCGTAGATGGTGAATCGGAAGTTATGCTGATAGAGCGCAGCAAATGGCAAACCATGGGCGCCGCAGTTAGAATAGCGAGTGTACATGTTGAATTTGTTGGCGAGCCTGCAGCATATGATATCCGTCAGCTCGGAGGAGGCCTCCCTGCAGAATATACAGATTATGAAATGATGGATGTTGGGCATATTAAAGGGCGGCCATACCGTGTTGGTGTAAGCGCCGTTATAGAACTGCCGAAAAATTATCGTGAATACGATGCAAGAATCAAAGAGTCAGTAGACCGCTACAAAGTGGCCGCAGACCAAATTTATGTAACTTACAAGAATTGAGGCATCAAATGATAGAAAATAAATTAAAGGTGATAGACTTCTCTGCAGCCTTGCGGTCAGAACCTCTTAATTACAACTTTGATATCGTAAAGGGATGGGTTGACCGTGAACGCCTCCGCACAGGAGGTTACGGATTGGTAGAAGGTTTTGATATCTCCTATGCGGGAAATTATTTCGTGGATATTGGTGAAGGTATTCTAATTGACATGGCCGGCGAAGAAATCATTGTGCCGCCCACCAGACTTCAGTTCGCACCGCCCATGTATGAAAGAATTACAGAACGTGTACAGGTATCGGAAGATGGTGAAATTCTGCTCAAGTATACGCCCTATTCTCCATCCGCAGAAGGACTGATATTTGTAAATGCTTATCGGGCAACCAATTACAAACCGGAAGAGCTTGTCATTAGGGAACCGAGTGGTACGCTCGGCAACCTGAAAGCTATCAATGTAGATGGCAGAAAGATTGGCGTTACTACTCGTGCTGCCGGCCTGATTGTCGAAGTAGAGTATTGCTACTGCAATGACCGTGTGGATGCCATTATGATTAATGATAAGGCCCAGTACAGCACAGAGTTTGGTATTAATGCAGAGTCGCCAAGTGCTGCCAACGTAAATCTCGATAAAAGATTCTTAATTGCTTTTGCGCACTGGATTATCGGCGAGACGATTGATGTGGAATTTATCGTTGACGATAGAACATACCGAAAGGTATACGTTGACCGATTAAACCGCCTCTTCTTAAACGGCAAACTTTACCAGGAACCACGCTTTATCTATTTTGTGGAGCCGGAATCTCCCGAAGAAAATGATATCTGGTATGACTACGACAGCAATACCTTAAACATCTGGTCCAGAACAAATGGTGTATGGGGCTGGCGCATTATGAACGATTTTACGAATGTGCCGCTTAGAACCATAAAAATGTGGACGGTAAAAGAATTCCCTGAAGACGGCCAGACCTTCCTGTTCGATGAAAGCGAAACGAATCTTCGGTTTATCCCCAACACGAATGCACTGGAAATCACCATTGACCAGCAGGTTGTTATGGCTGACCAGTTTACTGAGGTAGTGCAGGCGGGAACAAAACCATATTTATCATCCGGTATCGGCTTCAAGCTGGTTGAGCCTTTGGACAGGCCAACTGTTGTACAGTGCGTAGTTCATCATGTTGTAAAAAATGCTCCGTTAAAAAACGTGTTCCAGCGGGCGGCAATTTTTACGGCAGAGAACTTCTTCCCGTATAATGCAGCAATAAACCCGGACAAGATTTTTGTAACTGACCTTCCGTATGCGATTAAGGCAAGTCAGCTTGAGGTATTTGTGGATGGCCGCAGACTGATTCGCGACCTGGACTTTGCTGAAATGGTAGATGGTGAAAAGAACGCTACTGATTCGGACAAGGATGTTACAACAAAATACTTCCGCATCATGTGTCCAATTGAGGATGGGCAACAGGTTTCTTATAAAATTTCCCGTTATGTCTGGAGCTATGACCAGCTTAACGAAATGATGAACGAGATTGAACAGAAGGCTGATAAGGCCCTGAAAGACCTGACCACACTCAATGATAAGGTTGATACGATGTCTGATAATATCGGCAAAGTATTGGACTCCTTAAAAGAGAGAATGGAAAATGCGGAAGCAAAACTTGAAACGCTGAAAGAGTACAGAAAGACATCGGAAAAGATAAAGGTAGACGACCTGGCTGACGATTTACGCAAAGGCGTTATCAAGTCTCGCGCACAGATGGTATTTAACGCTTCCAATATTGATAACACAATTGCGGATTGCAAAAAAGAAGATTATGTACATATCGTGTGTGTTAATAACGAAGGTGTCGTACCGCTCAATGAGGATTCCGAGTATAGTCTCGTCTATGTAGAAGACGGCGCGATTATTGATTTGGAATCCGAATGGATGTCTCCGGATAATACTTTGTATGTAAACATTATCCGCATAGGACGATGACCTGATTTTGGAGGTAATGTAGGACATGGAAAAACCCTCAATAACATGGTTTGTTCGGCGCGAGCAGGAAGATAATTACGAAGAAACAAGTGACTTCTATGCTGGCTCGTACAATCAGGAGGATAACCTGGAAATAGAGTTCATGATTTGGAACAATCGGTATGGTACAGAGCGTGTCGCGGATTTGAAGGATTTCGGCATCACGGTATCATTTGACCACGAAGAGGACGGGAGCCTGCTTAAGTACTGTCAGTTTGTATTAAACGGTGGTTACTGGCTCACGCCACAAGTGGCAGGCAATGAAGCCACGGTACAATTTCCGAAGGATACTATATTAAGTGGCGCAATCAATAATGGGGAGTTGGGTAACTCTGAAAATTACCTGACGCTCAAAATGATCTTGGCTGTTCCGTCAGGAAAGAAACTGAAGATGAACGATATCAAGGGCATGACTTTTAGTGTTACAAACTTATAAAGGGGATGCTGTTCTTGAATAATAAAACCACAATTGGTTTTAATGACAATTATCCTTACGGGAATGGCGGAGCAAGCGTCACAGATAGGGTTATTACCGATAAGATGTTGTCTGATTTGGAGCTTCGTCTGGCGGCAGAAGGCCTTCCGGACAAGCTCAATCAAAAAACACTTGTACTTGACCCTACAACCGGGCAAATTGTAATTGGTGACGGGTCAGGAAATCCCAAAGTAATATCCTGCATAAAGGTAATTGGTACATTAGACGACCTGCCTGTAACCGGCCTTAATGACATGCTTTATGTCGCCATTTTTGAAAAAGCATTCGCTATTTGGGATAGCAGCAACAATGCTTATGTAAAAATGGGAACCGGCGATTCGGGAAGTACCGCGCTGGATAAATCGGTTGAAACATATCCGTCGGTTGCAAATTTCCCGCTCGAAGGCGAAAAAGACAAACTGTATGTTACATATAGCGGCAAGAGCTACTTCTTTGTTGATGGAAAGTACCGCCCCTTGTTTAGTGGAGGTGTGGATGCTTACACGAAAGAGGAAGCAGACGAGCTTTTCGCAAAGGAAGAAGTTCTTGGACAAAAGGCAGACGCAGAGTCAGTTTACACAAAGAATGAAGTAGATGACCTTTTAAGCACGGTTCAAGCTGAAAAAGGTGAGCAGGGCGAAAAGGGAGACCAAGGTGACCCGGGTAAATCTGCTTATGACATTGCTTCGGAGGCCGGATTTGACGGAAGCGAAGAAGAATGGCTGGAGTCTCTGCGTGGCGAGCAAGGTGCAGATGGTATTTCTGGACGAGATGGTGCGTCCGCTTACGAGATTGCCAAGAATAACGGCTTTACTGGGACAGAAGAGGAATGGCTCGAATCCTTAAAGTCGGATGCTGACGTTTCAGTTGTTACACCAGACGATATTGACGCACTCTTTAATGAAAGGGAAGAGCAGAAGCTGGAAGATGTTCTCTCCGTCGCTTCTCTTGAAGAGGTCGATGCCTTGTTCAAGAATAAGCCAGTCATGGAAGTAGAACCTCTGCGCATCGCTTCCCTTGAAGAAATAGATGCTCTTTTTCAATAAAATAAAAACGAAAGGAACGGAGTGAAACATGGATACTCGTCCAGAGGAAGTAACTGAAGAAAATATTGATGAAAAATTAATCAACTACGCCGACCTTAGACGTTTTGGTGAAAATATAAATAGGCATTATGCCTCCGTTGGCGTCTTAAAAGCAAAGGCCAATATCACCGAAGTGTATACCCGCAAGGAAATCGATGATAAGCTGGCTGATATTTCTGTTGGCGAAGGCGTTAAGGGTGACAAAGGTGACCCCGGAGAACAGGGCCCAAAAGGTGACCCTGGCCAAGACGGACAAAACGGCCGTGATGGTACAGATGGGAAATCCGCCTTTGAAATCGCAAAAGAGAATGGCTTTGCAGGGAGCGAAGCAGAGTGGCTGAAATCACTGCAGGGAACCCCTGGCACAAATGGAGTTTCGGGACAAGATGGTGAGTCTGCTTACGAAATTGCCGTAAGAAATGGTTTTAAGGGCACAGAAAAAGAATGGCTGGAGTCCTTAAAGGGAGAAGGCGGCACGCCTGCAGACCCCATCGATACAACAAATTTTGTACAGAAGAATGAACTGGAAGGATATGCTACGAAGGAAGACATCCCCGATGTTACCGGACTTGCCAAGAAAAGTGACATCCCGGATGTATCCAACTTAGCAAAAAAGAGCGATATTCCTGATGTATCAAACCTTGCTACAAAGGATGATATTCCTGACCTTACAGGCTATGCTAAAGCTGAAGATATTCCCAAGCAGAAAACATTGGCGGAGCTGGGCGGCGTAACACAGACCGGCGTTGAGGCAATCATTCAGGCAAAAGATTTTACATCCACTGACGTTGTAAGGCAAATGATTGAAGCTGCCATTGCTGAGGCCTTGAAGAATAATGGTGGCAATAGTGGCAGTGGCGAGAGCGGTAGCGGCGGTAATAGTGGCAGCGACACTCCAGAACCGGAGCCTACTCCGCAACCATCACTGCCTCAATTTGATGAAAGCGACTACGCATGGACGCACTACTTTGTAGTTCCGGCCGGCTGTCATTTTATAACTGACCATGCCAGCACCTTCTTCGGTGACCCGCTAACACCGGAAGACCTGTTTGGTCCCAACTATGACATGAAGAATGCTACAACCGAAATTCGTGTACTTGGTACATTGAGAGATAACGAAAACACCGAAACGGTGGTTGATGACGCCATTAAAGGGCGCACAATCGGTTACGACTTCACCGAGTATTATAAAGAGGGCTTAAGGGTGCCGCTGGATGCTGCCGAAGGGGTAGACGTGGATGGCTTCTGTAAAGAGCTCGATAGGGTTTGCCGTTGGAACGATGGCGCCATTAGCCACGACGGTGAAGAGATAATGGAAACAACCTTGATGACTTCCGGATGTGGACTCCTATATATCATCCGTAAGCTGAAAGATGGCAAGACGTTCCCCGAGTATACAATTGGTGAAAAACTCAAATAAGAAGTAAAGGAAAAGGAGCTCGTTGAATGTATTCGAATAACGACGAACCGACAAAAAGCTTTAACGAGCTTCAATCCGATATACTCGGGGAGAAGCTTACAAGCAACCCATTGATGACAGCGCACAAGCTGGTCGGAAAAAACAAAGCTTTAAATACGAAACAGAAAACCATAGTCAATGCTATTAATGAAGTGTTGGCAACTATGGAAAGAATTGAAGCAGCCACAGATAAAGACCTGAAATCGATGTATTCGTATTTGGGCTCGTTTAACACGAAACCAACTCTTATCAATGAGTTAAGTACGAGGGATGCAGACTCCGTATTGTCGCTTGCAATGAAAGCTTACGATGATGTCCAAGAAATAAAAGATATTGCAAAAGATGATTATGAGGATGTGTTCCATGTCGGTGAAGGGGAAACACAGTCTGTATTCAAATTATCCTACAAACCTATTGGTAAAATCCGTATGTATATCGACGGCATAAGATACTTCCATGATTGCATCTCATATAATGCGGAAACAAACGAAGTGACTTGGATTAACGACTCGTCAAAAACTGAAGGGTTCGACATTACAGACGCAGACGTTGTTTTTGAATACGACTGTATAAAAGAATAAAGAAGGTGGCAACAATTTTCCTCACAAGATTAAAACAGATTACAAAAGGCGAAAAAGCGATATTTCGCATGGAGCAGGTTGATGATGGAAAGAGTAAGCTCACCGGGAGCCTGTTGCTTGGCATAGGTGCTGTCGAAAGAAACAAGGAGTATTCAGTAGGAGAAAACCTGTTTAATGCAGGGAATAGCATCGACTTCGGGTCAATTCTTGAATGTGTTAAGGCAGGAAAAACAGGCGATACTCCTATCACTATCCCAGACAATGCAAAAACTGGAGACGTCTTTAGTGACGGAGAAGTTGAATGGAGGCTCACAAAAGTCTACATTTGATAAAACATCATAATGCAAAAGCAGCATTGGATAAAAATACAAAACTGCCGTCCACATACAATATGTAATGGGGAGGCAGTTTTTGTATTATGCAGTTTTCTCCAATAGCGCTCTACTTAATGGTAATACCTGAAAAGAGGATTTGCCGATGAAACAGAAAGGATTGGTGGCGATTTGGCTACGAAAACTCGCGGTATACGCAAAGTTAGCGAAAACGTTCTCGCTCCTGGCAGAGCGATAATTATTACCGAAAAAGATAAAGACAAGTACAAGTGGGGAGACATCCCTGTCGGCTCGAAATTTATCGACACAGCCACGGGAATCGAAATGGTCAAACTCGAAGGCGAGAGCGACTGGGTTCCCGCAGGTGTTAAAAATGATGGAACGATTTGTATTTCCAAGGACTCCGTAATCACTTGTGAAATTTACACAATCACGGAAATAGATAAAGATAAAAGAACATTCCGGTATCATAACGAAGATGGTGAGTATAGGAACTCAACAATGGTTTATGATGAGGAAACCGAAGAGCTGACCTATTTGTTTAAAGTTGAAAAGGGCGATTTTCAGCCGGGACGAAACCTGCTGCAGGTAACCCTTAATGATGCACTGACCCGTTCCGCTGCATCGGGCGGCTTGGTTGAAATCACAAACCGCCACTTTGGTTTCGTTGAAAACCTGGAAGTTGGCGATGAACTCACTGTTATTTATATCCATAAAATCAATATCGGCAATCCATATCCGAGAATTTTCTACGGGGGCACGGTTCCTGTTGATGCGGAAGATGGAGACCTCTGGCTTGATACATCTTCGGCACCGTATAACGGAAATGAGATAGTTGAGGTACAAGGGGAATAAAAATGAGTGAAAGAAAGAAAAAGAAAACAGCCCTTATAAGGGAGCATATGCTTGAGCCGGATTTTCGCAAGAAGATTCGTCTCAACGACAAACTGATTGGGCTTGACGACCTTACCCCCGAAATTCGTAAGAAGATAACCAATATTGCTTTGAATGAGGGAACGGCGTATGACGATAATGAACTCCGTGAGCGAATTACAAATCTGGAAAACGGAGGAACTACGCTTGGTGAAGTATTCGTAAAAGACCTGGACAAGGTTTCCCGCAAAGACCTGGATTATAATGCTCAGGTGGCATATGACAGAGCAAATGAAGTCCCGGAACTGCAGGAGAAGAAAGCGGATAAAGAATATGTGGATGAAAACTTCCGCAAGAAGGCTATCCCAGTAATTCAGGGCGACTTTGACCCACTGCTGCAGAAAAAGCTTAATGATATGCAGGCAAATCTTAACAGTATCATGGCAAATTTTGATTCCAATAGCGGTGCAGTAACCTCCGTCCAAGCCCTCGAAGAGGCAGTTAAAAACCTTAGTACGACGAAGGTTGAAAAGACCTACGTGGATAAAACCTTCCGTAAGGCTATTGACCAAATTTCGTTGTCTGATGTGGATAGCACTATCGCAGAGCCTGTCAATTCAATCCCGCAGATGCAGAAAAAATTGGATGACGCGGCAATGCTGTCAGACCTGGAAAACTACCGGCCAAAAGCAGATCAAATCCGAATGGAAGATATGACAAACGATTTGCGCGATAAGCTTAAGAAAGTTTTCGATAGTGCGGACGATGCTAAGAAGGCCGCAGAAGAGTCATTCAAAGAAAACTTTGATTCCTATGGTATAACCCAGATACTCGACCGTTATGGTGACCTTATCTGTACAGACCCTGTTAACCCGCATGTAATTGCTGGTGTTGACCAGATGAGTGACATGGAAAGAAAGTTCAAAGGTATTTATCCGTTCAGTCTTGCCGTAAACATCACAAAGTATATCGGGACGTATGGTATCGGGGAGTCCAATCCATTGGGCGGCCGCATGAGTTTTTCCGGAGCTATCAATTATCTGTACGATTTGATTATGAAGACGTCCGGTGATGAAAGCCCGTTTGGCCTGTTCTTGAACTCTGGTAAAAAAGATATTAAGAAGCTCCGGGATGAATTGGATGCCTTAACGGAAACGGTCGAAACTATGCAGGGCGATATTGAAGACCTGCAGACGGAAAACACTGCACTGAAAGAGCGCGTCAAAAAACTGGAAGATAGCAGTAGCAGCGGAAGCGACAGCGGTGGAAAAAAATAAGAAAGAGCAGGATAAGCAATGAGATTACTTAGGTACGATGCAAAAAAGAAACGGTGGATACAGCTGTTTGCCGATTCTGCCTTGGATAAGTATAAAAACCTTTCGGATGTCGTTGATAAAAAAGCGGCACGAGATAATCTCGAACTGGATGAATATTATTGGAATAAAGCGGCGTTGAAAGACGGCGCCGCTGTCAATTCCATCCATAACGTATGTGTTATCCAGGATGAGAAAGCTCAGTTTGTAACGAAGGCAGATAAAGAAAACTGGAACCAGAAGGTAGACCGGCCAATCGTAAAATCCACTGCGGATGAAGAACTTCCCGAAATGACGGAAGGCCAGATGGTTTACAACCGCGCTACGGATACCATCAAGGTTAAGATTGACGGTAAAATTCGCGATTTTGAAAACAACCGCGAAATCCATGGCACAGCAAATTTTGCAGGAATGGGAAATGAAGTTAAGATTGAACATCATCTGGAAACCATTCACGGCGTAAAAATAACGCCAAAATTTGTTGGCATATCATGTGTCACCAACCCTGGAGGAATGTTAGGTGAAACATGGACGAGAAAAGACGATACGTATTTTTATGTAGGGAATACAGGTAGTTATCAAGGGCCATTTGAATATATGGTTTACTACTAAGGTTTTTTTGGAGGAAATAATTTTGAGACAACTACCAACAGCGGCAAGCTTACTTTTAACGGAAAACTGCAACTTGCGATGCACTTATTGTTTTGAGAAACACAACAAAACAAAAATGAGCAAAGAGGTTGGACGAAAGGCAATCGACTGGCTTTCGGATAATGCTGTGAAAACAGGCCTGGATGAGTTTTCCGTTCTCCTCTTTGGGGGAGAACCGCTACTCAATATCGACACGATTGAGGAAGTGTTAGAATACGGCGTAAAAGTCGCAGACGAAAAAGGACTCCGCTTTACGGCGTCAATGGTTACGAATGCCACAGTAATGAATGACCATATTTATAGCGTACTCCGTAAATACCGCGACATGGTTAATCTTGGCATACAGCTTTCTGTGGATGGAATTCCTGAAGTACAGGACAGATACAGATTGACGGTTGCCGGAAAAGGCTCGTGGCATATGGTTGAAAAGAATCTGCCAAGATTCAAGGAGCTTTACGATAACAACCCGGACGATAACCGCCTGTCCATTCATGGCTGCATCAATAAGGAAACAATGCCATTCCTGTATGAGAATTACAACTTCTTCCGTAAGGAATTAGGGTTCAAGCGTATCTGGTTCCTTCCGATAGCCGAGGAAAAATGGGATGCGTCAGATGTAAAGCTCTATCAGGAAAACAGCCAAAAAATCTTCAACGACTGTGTCGCAGATTTGCTGCAGAGCATGGACTATCAGGAAGCTCTCAATTATGCGCCGTTTGATAAGTTTGCAAATGGTCTGGAGTGTCGCCCGGACGCACCGTGCGGCGCCGGCAGAAGTTTTGTCACAATAACCGCAACGGGCGAAATTTATCCATGCCATCAAATCTACTTCAATGACCCGGAAAAAGATACGCTGATTGGCAATGTGATGGGCGATGGAGAACTGGATGAAGACAGACGAAGAATTTTCCTTGAATACGAAGAGGAAGATATTGGATGTCAGGATTGCCCAAATACACAGTGCTACAGATGTCTTGCTACAAACTATGTAAACAACGGAGGCATTCTCTCTCAAATTAGGGGGCTGTATTGTGCCCTGTCTGGTATCGACAGATATTTCCAAGGCAAAATGTTGGAGGTTGTACGGAAATTGCGTCTGGCATCACAGGGCGACGATGAAGTGCAGGACTGCTTGTGTAATTCCCGAAGTGCAACGTCAGTTAATGGCTGCGATATCGTAAATAACAAAGACTTGTGTCAGTCGGGAAACAATCCTAAAGCGCCGGGATGCCTCTGCGACGTAGATAGCGGATTTTAACAGAATAATGAATAAGAGGACGATAGGATGGCTTTAAGAAGCTTAAAAAACACATACAGCCGAATGGTTGATGATATAAGACAAAGCGGGCCAGCCAATAATGATTGGAAGGATTTGGCAACCTTAAAGGACCGGCTTGACAAAATGTATAAGTATCGCAATAACGAGATAATCGATAGCGACCCCAGAAATTCAAATGATGATACGCCAGGACAGATTCATAATGTGTGTACGCAACATTATTACAAAAGCTTCAAGGACTTCCAGCAGAAAATGGGAGTGGATTACAGCCTGTCCATCGGTGATATCGACAATGCTCTCGATAGTATGCCGTATTGTACATGCAATGGCCGGTCTATGCAAGCATGCAAATGTGTGGCCCGAGATGCTGGCGATCATTGTTCGTGCAATGTAAGAGCGCCTATTGGGTGCGCTTGCGTATACCGCAACGGTGGCAAGTATGGCAGCCCGTGTGCAATAAATAGCTACAATTTTGGATGCAGCTGTGTAAGCCGGGCGGCTACTAGAGATTGTGATTGCAACGGTCGTTGCTCCTGTAATGTGGTGAATGAATACACCATGAAAACATATAGACAGAAGCTAAACGACGAAGGCATTACGGAAACCTGCCGTTGTGTATCAAGGCAGCTTGGCGATGTATGCCTGTGTCACGCCAGAACTGTTGCAGCACAACCCCCTACTCATAGGCATACAATGGGGTGTAATACAAAGTATAATGTGCCGCAAAAATATTGTGACTGCGTACAGAGAACGTCATCAATATCGTGTGAATACCACGAAATACATTTATAAGTAGTTAGTTAAGTAGTTAAGGAGTTAATATGCTGGAAAGATACGTCATTCACGTTACCAAAGCATGCAATATGGATTGTTTTTACTGCTACGAGCAGGACAAAACAAGCAAGTATACAAAAGAGGAAGTTCTTGGCACCGTTGAAAAAATCGCCGCAAATTGCAAAGACAAAGAATTTGGTGTGGAATTTCTTGGCGGTGAGCCAATGCTTGCTTTTGATATTATCAAGGCGGTATATGAATATTTGGAGGAAAATTACAAGGGCCGCGTCAGGGATTACGTCATCACAACAAACGGCACAATACTGACGGATGATATGTTGGCATACCTACAGGAAAATCCTAAAATCGTATATGCTGTTAGCCTGGACGGTACGAAGTGGGCAAACCAGCTTCGCCGTTTTAAGGGCGGGGCCGGAGCATTTGAGCCGGTTGTGGCAAACTTAAAGAAAGCAATCAACGGGCTTTCCGATGAACAGATAAGCGTACATATGGTAACGCATCCATTTAATGTCGGCAACATATTTAATAGCATTAAGTTTATTCATAGCATGGGTGTTAAATACATCGGTGTTGGTACAGTGGAAAGTACAATGCTTATTGATGCGATGTACTGTGAAAGATTCGTTCAGGAAATGGATAAAGTAAGCCAGGCTATTGTTAGTGGTGAGCTGGCCGGGGTGGAGATAGATATTCTAAACACCGTTAAGCCTGTTGATGATGTGCGTACGTACATTAAAGATGATACCGGCAAGGTAATCGGCGAAAGCTATGGTAGAAGCAAGGACGATATAACGTATACGAATGAATTTAACAGCGTGCGTACGGCATCGCCGATTGGGGATGTAATTGTTTCGCTGCGCAGATGCGTTTATGAAAATCACCAGTATAGACTCGGAGGAAATAATGATAAAATCGCTTGAACACATCAAAGGACTTTGGGCAAAGTTAGACAAAAACGAAAAGCTGAGCATATACATCAATATCCCGTTCTGTAAATGTCAGTGCAGGTATTGCCTTTATAAAGGAGAGCCGGGCGCGGGGGACGAAGAACATCGAAAGTTTGTATACGATTACCTGATTCCGTCAATCAAAAGATTCCATGACTTATTCGATGAGCATGAAATCGAAACGATATACTTCGGTGGCGGAACACCAAATGCAATCCCCATAAAATACATTATGGATATATGCGATGCAACAGCATGCTTCAATCGAGCAAAGAATAGAATTATTGAAATGAATCCGGCGTACTGCTCCGTTCAGGACGTAGAACTGTTAACCGATTTTGGTTTTACACTGATTACGTTCGGCGTTCAGTCGTTCTGCAAAGAAGCTCTTAATTTCCAGCAAAGGCCATACTGCAGCGAGGATAAAATCACAAAACTTGGCAAGGCTATCCAGTCTCTTGGCGGAAAGTTCAGTCTGGACATCATGTGCTATTTGCTAAAGTATGACAAGAGCGACCTTGAGATATTCAAACAGGATGTTGAGATTGCGAAAAGAACGAACGCGGACTTTGTAACGATATACCCGGAGCTGAACCTAATCCTGAATGATGAACAGGCAGCAAACGATTTTGTGCAATGCGTAAAGAATGTTGACTGGAGCGGATATTGGCTGGACGATGATACTACCAATATAGAAAAGACGCACAGATTGATAACTCGGATGGTTAAGGACAAATACAGTGAAGAAGAATTCTATGAAAGCATCCTTCCTTATTATGCGGACGACTTCCCATACGCAACACAAAACATTGTTAGTTTTGGCGCAGGAAATGGTAAGCATGATGTAATGTCCTATGTGCCGGGAGAATTCTATTATGTAGAAGTCAACCTGGGAACCAATACACCAATATACAATATGAAATTCGAAGAAGGGGAACCGCAATAGAACCCCTCCATCGAAAAAGAAATGGAGGAGCATAAATGTCCAAGCCTCAGGGTGTCCATAAAGTCAGCGAAAACATTGTTCAGCTGGGAAGAGGAGTAATCTATACAGAAGAACTGGACAATATCGATATGGAAAAAGTCCCAGATGGTTCTATTTGGGTGAATGTAGACAATGGTGGTTTGGCGGTAAAGTTGAGAGGGAGCGATTCATTCACAGAGCTCCCAATCGGCCTTGCTGACGCTGATGATGACGAAAGTCAGAAACTGCTGGAAGAGTTTGTAAAAAAGTATGCAAACGCCGATATCCAGCACAAGCACATCGAGGAAGATGTCCTAAAAAATAAAGAGAAGATACAAGAGTTAAAATCTCTGCTTGAAAAACTGCAAGAGCAAATTCACAACATAAACATATACGCCCTATACGAAAGTTTGACTGACAGGTTTACAGAGCAGGGAAACGAAATTATAACACTGCGAAGGGAAAAACTCGATAAGAAGGACCTAAAGCTCTTTGTTACAATAGACCAGATGGAACCGATTATCCAGGAAAGGACAGCGCAGTTTGCAAGCAGAAAAGAGCTTGCTGAAATAAAAACCGACTTCAACAATGTCGTAAAGACCTTTGCAACAAAAGATGAGCTGGATAAAAAGCTGTTTGAAAAAACACAGCCACTGGCTCAAGAGAAAGACGTTCAAACGTTAGGGGAGCAGTTAAAAACGCTTATTCAGGAAGTAGAGGAAATCAAGCTTGATAACCAGGAGAAAGCAAAAGAGCTAGATGAAAAGTTTGGGGATATTGACGATAAGCTTATTGAGCTCGACGCAGCAACCGGAGATAAGGTTATCAAATCGCTTACACTGGAAGCTGGACAAACCAAGCCATGCGAAATTGACGAAGGAAAGCAATATCGCATAATGCAAGTTTATATCAAAAAGCCGAGCGAGGACTTGTGGTCATTCGATACAGAGCAAATTGATGTTGCAGCTGATGAGAATGGGGCAGTTAATGTTACAAACAAGTCATCGAATGAACTTGATTGTTTACTGATACTGATGTAATAGGTGATAACAATGAAATCAAAAGCTACAGCACTTCATGTTGCAGAATTGAATGAGAGAGTCTTGGATAACGCAAGAAATGTAAGACGCTGTCTCGAAATGGTTGAAGAAATAGCCATACAGATTAACGAAGCGATTGAAAGCTACCGTAATTTTAAGCGGGATAAGAAAGTTTGCATGGATGCCGTTAATCTGGAGGTAACAAACCGAGAACTCCAGTACGGAGTAATTGAAAAGCAGATGGCCGGTATCCAAAAAGCTGCCCGTGAGATGGAGGACATGCGGGAGAGCTTTGAAGAAACCAGAGCAACTGTGGTGGAGAATTCGTCAACCATCACAGATATTACGAAAAACATTGAACAGCTAAAAAACGACGTCACAAAAGAATTTGCAAAGAAGATAAGCACATCTGGCGGCACGATATATGGTGACCTGACCGTAACCGGCATGGTTAATGGCCGTGCTGAGAAAGCAAAGGAAGCGGAAAGTGTCGAGTGGGATGCTGTGCAAAACAGGCCGGAATATTATCCGCCCGCACAACATAACCATGATGACCTTTATCCTGCAATCAATGGTGAGCGGGCCGAAGGTAAATGGAATATCGATATTTCTGGTAAGGCAGATAAGGCTGGCGATGCAGACCGAGCCGATAATGCCGACCATGCAGCAGTTGCAGATAAGATTGATTGGGCAGGTATTGAGAACAAACCAGAAAATTACCCGCCGGCAGAGCATAACCACGATGCCTTGTATCCATCCATAAAAGGTGAACGTGCAGAAGGTGTCTGGAATATTGATATCGACGGTGAGGCAAAAAGGGCCAAATCCGACAGCGAAGGCAATATTATCACTGCAACCTATGTGAAAAAAACTGACATGGGGGAACTGCAGAAAGAAATCGGCAAAATTTCGACGGAGATAAAAGAATCCTTAAAGGGGACATCTGTTGAAAACGAAACGCCGGATGAAAAAATCACGCTGCGCTGTGAAGTTGAAAATGGCATGCTCACGGTTGTTCCTTATGTGAATGGGGAGCGGGCCTACATTACTTCCAGTGTTATTGCCTGTGAAGACACCAGTGAAGAATAATAAAGAAAAACATAACGCGGTCTTGTTTAGACCGCCGTTTGTGTGCGTAATATTCCGACAAGAAAGATAAAATAAGAAAGTTGGTGTACCTTTTGAGTTTGCCATACAGTCGCAAATTTAATAGCGGCAGACAATCAGAGCAGCTTCTCAATGAGGAACTGCATAAAATATATGAATCGGTAAAACACCTGACGGATACGCCGCCCAAGATGGAGGTTCCACAGGCAAAGCTGCATCGTGCAATATGGCATGATATGGAAACCAACCAGCTCAAATGGTGGGATCAGGGGTCGAGTAAGTGGCGCAAGTATTTTGAGCGAGAGTTCAAACTTACGGAAAACATTATGTCGACGCTGCCGCCAGAGGACCCTGTCAGAGGCGAACTTTGGATATACAATGGCGTACTGTGTTATTACGATGGCATTAACTGGGCGCCCATAAAAGCCCTCTTGCAGGACGGCTCGCAGTTTAGCTTGGACGTGTTTAGAAACTTTCTTTTGGTTAGTCCTCTTTGGAGAATTGGTAACACAATCGTCGAGGATGACGAAATTGAAAGCTACAAAACAGAGTTAAGAAAATATCTGCAGGGCGTGCTGGACGGAGAAACGGATTCTATGATAACCGGCGATGGAGAGAAATACTCCATTGACCAGCACCAGTGTATAGAAAATCCTCCGCAAGTACCGGCAATCCCGTTCAATAAAAAGGCGCAGCTCCTTGTGCCGAATATCGACAACGCAAGGATATTCCTGGACCACGAACTGGATACGGAAAAATTCGAAGAAGTATCCAAGGTGTGCATCCAGTACGATAAGAGAGACCTTATCAATTCGACTCCTTCGCTTGTTCATATAAACCCTGGCCGAATGACCAGGATTGTAAAGCGCATTATCAAGATTGACCGAGATAACCCGCGCATCCAAATTCCTGCAGCGGATACGGAGTTTTACGGCTTCCATGAAAGTCAGTATTTTGGCGACCTGCTTCTTCCTGACCAGGAGAAAAAGGAAGATGACGGAACGGTATCGGTAGAACCGAAGGATTACACCATCGTCGAAGATGGTATCCTTTTGTCTTACAATGCTTCTCAGAACTACGACTATGTTCTTGCAATCACCTATGAATTTTCATGGATGAAAAGCACAGGCCGCATGGATAAGTCCTGTTCCAAAGATGCCACAAATGCTTATTTCGTAGATAAGTACAACGGGCCGTTCAATGTCTTTGTGGAAGGCTATAACTACGAAGACCCATACTATGAAACCGACAGCATGTCGCAGACCATAAAGACGAAGGAAGATACCAGAGAACTTGAAGTATCCCTCCTGCACGTACCAAAACGTGAGTATGGTTACATGCGCACAATAAACGTTGCCGGCGAAGGAATAATCCGCCCGCTGCGTGATTATAAAAACCCGTTAGTCTTTGTAAATGGTGAAGCCCTGTCGGAACAGAACGGGGACATCATTATCGAAAGTGACGGCCTCATCCGCGTAAGAGACGCAAAAGACGATATGGCATGGTGTATCGTTGACCTTTTCGAGGAAGCGAATGAGAAAAACGAATTCAAGGACTACACTCCTACAGTTGTTACGGGCAAGGTTGGCAATGACAATCTGATTAGCTATGACGCCAGTGTTGTTCCCGACCAGAAAACCTGTGTGCTGTTTATCGATGGCCTTTTGGTTAAGAAGGAAGCCATTGAATACGACCGTGCAAATTGCAAAATCGATGTAGAGGGCGGCCTTACTGCAGGGCAGGAATACATCCTTGTCGAGGATAAATATGGATGGCTTTACAATGAAGAAGCATTGCAGCCGGCCCTGTCTGTTGGTAAATTCTCCGACTCACTCGTTTATTTTAACAACCATTTGATTTGCAACAACGTTGCGATTGATACTTCGGACGAACCTTATACCGCAGAGGTTTATCCAGACGGAACGAAAGTTTACAAACCGTATCCGGGTGTGTTTAACGAAATCAAAAACTTCAAGTCGATTTATGATGACGTTATTGAGATGGACACCATGGATGACCTGGATGCTTTGATTAAAGCAAATACGGGCAGACATGAACTGGATATCGAACGCGAGGTTGAAAAACAGGTTCGCGAAGAGTTGGCAGACAAAGGAATGTCTGACGGGCAAATTACATCCGAAGTTGAAAAAGCTAAAAGACGGCGGGTGTTCCACAGTGGAGTTCTTTACTATATAAAGGATACCAAAGATGGATATGTTGGCGAAAAGAACAACTTTGATGAGAAGTACCCGTGCAAAATCCAGAAGGTGTTCTCAAATGACGATACCGATGCCATTCGGGAAATCCAGCGCGATAGTATAGGAAACATTGTTCAAATAGCAAACAGCCGTTATCGCATTTTCGACATCAAAGCAGATAAATGGGTTCCTATGGCCATGGAGGATATTCCAAAGGTAAAAGCCTTTGCATATTCTTACGAGAACATGCCGCGTTCCATTCGACTGCTTCTGCCGTACAGCAACAAGGATGTCATTCAGACATATGCATTTAATCTTGCTAACGCTATCGAGCATCCGTTAATCATTAAGTCGGTTGATGTTCGGGACGAAGATAAGATATATGTAAATGGCCAGTATGTCTTTGGCGCCAATAGCCTCAGAGTGTGGTGCAACGGGATAAGACAGTATCCGAACACTGCGCCGACAGGTGACCCACCAAACGGCATTATTGAATCGCTTGATGGCAAATCATTTAAGCTCCCGGAAAAGTTCACCGGAATGGTAACGTATGTTATCGAGCTTCCGGAGAAAAATCAGGCTCAGTCCTGCAGTATGGAAATTCTTGACCGGAACAACGTACTTCCTGACCACATCAATATGTATAAAACCAAAATGCCGTTATTCCCTGGCAGGGTAACGATTTACGTTAATGGCATAAGACTGGGGTCAGACCAGTACAGCATCATGGATAACCATACGCTCTTAATTGATAACGAAGAGCCTCTGCTTGGAAGTACAAAGAATTTCCCATCTGAAACATTCGTTGCAAATAATAAGCGACATACCATTCATTGGCCTACGGACGATAAACTTCTTGTAGAAGTTCGACAGGATGACCGTGTGGAAACCACTTTTGAATGTAAAGGGCACCCAGTCTTTGAGCTGCCAATTCTGAAGTATGGCATTGACCCGACTATCCTGGAGGCAGCTGACGAAATCATGATTTTCGTTAACGGCCTGTACTTTGGTCCGACAAAGAATGAAGGGTATTCGATTAATATATCCCGAGGGGCAGTTTCTGTAACCCAGGAAGAAATTCTCGAAATCATGAACCATGACGAAGAGGACATCTTCCTAAAAGGAAATGAAGAGTATTACGAGCACAGTTACAAGGCCGTTACAAACGGACAGCCTTATGAACAGAAAAACGCCTTATTAACACTGGAATGGAGATAACAGACGTATGACAATGGTAAAACCGGGGCACACAAGCCTCAACATGCAAGATATATCAGAAGACCTGCGTGTCGTGCATCGCCATGTAACAAAGGTAGCACCAACCACAATTGACCCCGAAACGGGAAAAGTCATTGACATGCGTGAAGAAGGAAGCATCGATAAACCGGTGCTTCCGGAATTCCGCAAAAAGATTGTCAAGGCAGATGATGTAGACCAGGTTGCAGGTGTGGATGCAGACCGCATTGCCGTAGCGGTAAGCGAGGACGACCGTACGACAATTAATAATGCATTAAATCTTGGTGGCCGGCCGGCAGATGATTTCACTTCTGCTGAAGAAGGACAGAAGATAAAGCGCATGACAACGGAGGTCACGAAGCATTACGGTGACGATATTGCTTCCATCCGTGATGAACTCTATCAGCTGAAACATGCTCTGGAAAAGAACGGCCTTGTTCATCTGACAAATGAACATTTTGGCTATAACGATACGTTCCGCAACGGCTATCTGCCGTATGAATATGAAGAACTTGGCCGCCCAACGATTGACTGCCCGGCAGCAAACAAGATTCGTCTGGATGAAGAAGCGGTTGCAAAGATTGACGAGGGCGACTATATTGCCATCTACTTCCGTGACGAAGAAAAGGTGGATGTCATTCAGGTTGCAGAAATTGGCCCGGACGGCCAGACGCTTACGCTGGATGAAGGTATGACGCACGGCAACCTTACAAAGGAAAACATTATTGTATACAAGAGCTTTGGTGTTTCCCGTGACGGCAACTTCTACTTCGCCCGCGATGTAGAATTCAAGGTTGGCGATGAAAATATCTGGACTGGTCTCGACGATGACACGACTACGACACTTTACCGTCCTGTAACGGAAGAGCAGAGTTCCTATGGTTATGGCTTCCGTATCCCGGAAACAAAGCAGGGCTTCCTCACCAAGTTCCAGATTTACACCCATGCAATCGGCAATCCGACACTGACCTGTTATATCTTTGACGAACAGGATATTGGTAACTTCAAGAACCCTGTTCAGGCAGAGAACCTTTACAAGAGCGGGGATGTAAATGCAGACGGCGAACCCAAGATGCACTTCTTTGCAAAGTCTAAGCCGGTCAGCCTTGACCCGACACTTGGAGAGCATATTGTAACATTTGACTTCTGGAATGCAGATTCGGAGTCTTACCCTCTGATTCAGAGAAAAGACACGCCGACCAATCGCGTACGTTATGTTGCGGTTATCTGCGGAACGTTTGTCGATAGTAACAACTATGCTAATATCCGCTTTATTATGAATAGCAGCGAAGAGGGCGGCGACCTGGAAACAAACAACAAGGTTTACCGTTATTCCGAGCAGCTTGATACAGCTGTTGCGTCGGCGCTGTCCCATGACCCGAAAGACAACAACAAGGATATGTACTATGCGGTTATTATGCGCGAAGCAATCCGCCATGAAATGGATGCGCAGACTCGTGGGTTGTACTCGGCAATTATTACAAGCCCGAAAGGCATGCCAGTATCCAGAGCAAGACTTACTATGCGTGTTAAGCGCGAAGGTGGCCTTTGGGATGCAAACATCACAGAACCTGGCGTATATGGTATCAGCGAGCGCGTAGCTTTCCCCGTTGAAGTGTTCAATAACTTCCCGACCAAGAAAGCATCGTTTAGAACGACAGATACGCTTGGTTTGCAGGATGATATTCGCCTGCCGATGGAACTTCGCACGGATGATAAAATCTTTACGAGAAAGCCGGACACGATTATCGGCAGCAATATCGTAAAGGGTTCCCCGAACAACACCTCCATCATTCCTGCAGAGCCTATCATGGTTAAGCCGAACGACATGGTATACCGTAATGCATATCAGGTTTCCGTAAAAGGCAAACTCTATGAGTATGATGAAGAGAAGAAGAAATTCATCGTAACGTCACAGAATAAAGTATTCTTGAAGCCGATTGCGGTAATCCCGGACGGCTGCAAGGATAAAAAGGATGTATACTCTGACCGGATTATCTGGGAGGGCGATTTCCGCACAGAAGCAGGAAACCCGCTTTACTTCAACGAGTTGGAACTCCAGGTATTCTGGCACAAACCAGCATTCTCGGAACTGAATATGGTTGCAAACGAGCAGATGGGTATTATCCATGACCTCGTATTCTCAACCGACCGTACCGTGTAAACAGGAAGCCGCCCGAACAAATCCGGGCGGCTTTTTATTAAATCAACCCAATAACGCAGAACAAATGGTAATACCAACGATAGCAGTTAATTTTAGGGAGGGCCGTATGGCGACGATAACAAACTCTGACGAACTTGTCAGCAATATAAAACACCTGACGACACCTATTAATCTCCCATCCAATACATTTAGTGAGAAAATGGACGCAGGTGAAGTTAATGGGTTATTCGAGGGAATCGAAATATGCCTGAATAATCTGTATGAAAAATTACGCATGCTGGAAGACCTTCACGATTTTAGCGAAGAATATATAAAGAATGAATTCAATAAAGTAAAACCTGCGCTGGATGACGCAATCGTTAAGCTCGGTGATGCAGCCGAGGACTATGCAAACACGACAACAAAGGCAAACCTTTTAACCTTCCGTGGAGGCACAATCGTTACAGACCGTGACGGAACCGCAATTAACTCCGCTCAGGTAATCGATGGAAAGATTATTATGGCCGGCGCAGCAAAAATATCGGAAGCGACGCCGACAAGAGCGGTTGTTGGTTCTACGGACATTGTGTATAGGCGCAGTGAAATGCCTGCAGATAACTACAAGTCGTTTTATGTAATGGAGTCTTACCCTGTAAGGCCGGTAGAAGAATACATTGACTTTTTCTTTGCGCGGCCCACGATAATCAACTTCATTAAGGCATCGGCATTCAATGCGGAGCTCAGCAATATCACAATATATAAATCGAATAATGAGATACTGGAAGTAAGCGGTGAAAACATGGTATTCCCGGAATGCACGGCAATTGGTATCCACGTCGAGCTAAAAGGCGGAAAAATAGAGCCTGTCCGTATGGAAGTAACCGGGGATAAGGATACATTTAGCAGCCTTGAGAATGTGTACGAAGAAGATGCGCTCAACAGTATATTTGAAAAACATATAAAAGATAATGGCGGTGTATGATGTATATTAATCTACTGACTGCCCAGCATATCCCCGATGAGGCCGTTATAAAAGAAACGGATACAGGGCTTCTGTATTTTGAGGGAAACAGCTGGAAGTACCTGACCAAAAAAGAATATAAGGTTTTGGAGGACGGGGCGTACGGTACGAAAAAAATCGGGAAGAAAACGTACGCCGACCTTCCTGAAAACGAAATCGTGCCGGCCGAAAAAGCCTCCACAAAGTCCTTTCGTTATTACACGAACTTCTTCGGATTAAACGAACTGATTGTTGGTGACCGAAAGTTTTACAATACAAACGGCCTGGTTACAGAAGACATTGCAGTTGAAAAAGGAAAACCTGTGCGCCTGAAAGCAGATATGAGGCCGCAGGATTTTACCAGTGTAGAATTTTCCATTATCGACGGAACAGAAGAAGTTCCCATCCTTTTAAGTGGAGAGGATAAAGTAGTTGACGAAAAGGTGTTTTTTAATTGCGGTACACGTATGAATGGAGAAGATAAGATATACCGCAAAGATTTTCGGCCACTTACCAGGGAACCGGACAATGGCGACTTTTTCAGCGACAGTATCCTTACAGTCTCCTATACGCCGGATAGCAGATACCATACTTATGTGCCAAAACATGACACGGTAAAGGTAAAAGTCGTTATCCGTGTTTATACGGAAGGCGCTATCACACCGGAAATTTCTAACCTAACACTTACGCAGGGGGGTTGAAGATGCCAACAACAGAATTATTGGACGGTTCGCTGGAACTTCAAAAAGACCTGTACAGCATTGTGGTTCCGGAAGAAAGCGTTATCAAAACCAGTGATTTCCGCAAAGAGTATGCGAAAATGATTGCGTCAGCTCCGTTCTTAGATGAGAAGCGGGCGGATGAGATTGCAGGCAGCAAGGAAGATGAGCCGATTTTTGCCATTAAAAAACTGCATGCGGAAGATCAACCAAAGCGCATGGACTTGGTACAGATGACTACGGATGTATCAATGGATTTAGCGACCGCTGATTATAAAATAATCGATACGGCAAACAAATACACCATGCTGATAGCGGGGACAATCAATCGCATGAACGCAGTAAGAGAAAGGCTCATGCGTGATAAGGAACGACTGGAAGATATTAATTTTATAACATCTGCCTATAAAGGGCTTAGCAATGCGGCCATGATTACAGAAGATATGTGTTCCGGCTCCTATCTTTACCATGATGGTGTGTATGGTGCATTCTGTCCGTACGGCCCAGTGGAAACAAAACAAGAGATACAGATTCTGTCGGTAGAGGGAAATGGTTATGTAGGCAATGGCCATGTTTTGAGTGCCGGCGATGCATACCTGGAAGAAACGGATAATCGTGGGAAAATCGAGTACATCGCAGACAGCAGCCCGATGACCGTATTTGAATACTCCAGAATCTGCAGCAATGACAAATCGCAGTACCAGTCCAACGATGACAGCGTATATGATGTAAACCAGGATGACAAGGATGTAACCTGCATTATCACGGCTATGAGCAAAGGAGAGGGCGGTATCAATATGCTCGATATTGATTCTCCAAACGATGATATAAAAATCAAAGACATCCTTATCTCTGGCAACAATATTAGTTACAGAAGCGTACTGCAGTCGGAAATCGACTTCCGCACGGATATGTACCACTCTGTAAATCAAATTGCAGGAAGCAAGAAGGTATGCTTCCCCACCACGCGGTATGTAAAAATCGTGCTGACATCCAGTCATTGTGAACCAGGCGAACAGCTCGGATACAGCGAAGTAGATGTTAGTGGCCAAAAGCCCGTCACGGTAATCCGCAGATTAAAAGGGGCTATCAGAAAAGTAATTCAGATAGGCAGCCTGAATGCGTATCGCTGTGAATACGAAAACGGGACAATCCTTACAAGTGACCTTGCTCCGGAGGGCGGCTGCAGGACAGTAGCCCTGTTTGCCAATGAGTACATCCCGTTTGGCATGGAAGACCCTGAAACAGCCATCACCTATGAGCTTCACATAAACGGTGAAAAACACAACGTTGTTCCCATTAACGGCAACCGGCCGGGATATAAAATGATTTCCTGTACGGAAAGTCAGTTCGAGGACAGCAACGTAAAGTTCGTTGGTGAAAAAATCAACACGGTGCAGGTTCGCATTAATATCCGAAGCGACGGCGACCTTACACCGCTAGTCGGAAATCTTAAACTTTGTATAGGGTAGGACAATGTATATAGAACGATTAAAGAAACTAAAAGAGCTTAAAGAGCTTACGGAACGTGCCCTGCTGCAGCAAGGTGAGTTTCCAGACAAAGCATATGTAAAGCAACTGCTTTCCAGCATGGATACGCGCTATGCAATCTTTGATTACGACAAGGTTGCGCCGGACACAAAATTCGACTTGGAGAAAATGGTCAATGACCTGCGCTGTATCGAAAAAGACCTGAAAATAATCTATGAAATCATAGACGAACTAACCAGAGAGCGTTATATCCGTCTGGAAGCGTTTGTTAATGGCTATCTATCATCACTGGAAGAAGTAGCGGACCGGGCCGACAAAAAGGCGATGGAGGAAATCGAAGCTACATCACTTGGCGCTTCCATGGTATATTTTACCAATAATATCATGTCAGCATATATGGAAGATACCACGGCATATATTGACGTGGGAACTATTCACTGCAGTCCGCAAAGCAAACTTTGTGGTTCCATTATCGGTTCTGGATTCAATGTGGAAGATGTCGTATTCCAGGTTGTGGATAAAAAGTTTTCCCCATACTCGGTAAACCGGAGCACTATGAAAGTTGGCGGAGAATTACAGAAGAACACATACACTTATGCAATTAATGACAACTATCCTGTTGGAAAAGCGTTTAAGCTCCCAAACTCTGCGATTGTTGCAAGTGAGAAAAACCTGTATGAGGTGTATGGCGGCCGCGGATATGTAAAGGGCGTTTCCAGTAAATATACAGGCCTTGTGTCGGCAAACGAATTGCAAAACAGCGTAGTAAACGAAACAACAACGTATTCCTTCTACCTGAGCGATGCAACCAGAATTACGTTCGATTTTTCCATTGAGCCGACTTACAAAAACTTTGAAAACTACGACATGCAAAACCTGAAGCGCGGAAAGGTATATCACTTTGAGTTTACCATGCCAGCAGGAACCGCATTTTCGTGGGCGCATGACGGAACGGTATTTGCCACAAAAGAAAAAACGGCGGTCAGTGGAACAGAGCTATGCATCGTAGAGCATACACTGGCCAACGACTTTATTATCTATGAATATGCTCCCGGCGACAAAGTTGTGTATGACAATGTAAAGGTAATTATCCATAATGTGAAGCAGGAAGTATTCCACATTGACTCCATTGCGATAAAGGAAATTTGTGAAACGGGGGTAGCTGTGTCGGTATGATTTTGTATAATTTACGTTACCGTGGCCCATATGAATATGAAAAGTTTATCCTCAACGTACTGCAGTATCATAATGAGATATTGCGTATGAAAAAAGAGCTCGGTGAACAAAATGATAAAAACATAGCGGAGCTCACTGCAAAGCTTGATAAAATCTGCAATAAATTTGATGAGCTGAGTGAGGAGCTGCTGGTGCTGCGAGAAAAGGCCACGGCGGTATAATGGATTAGCGAGGAAATAAAATTGATTGATAAACCAACAACAAGCGAAGTCATGGATATTTTTAACGAAGCGTACGACGACGCCAAAAAGATTGGCCAGGACATCCGTGACACCAAAAAAGTATTGAGTGAGAAGCTGGAACTGCTTAGCGCACAGGTGGAGTATATGGCAGGCCAGGTGTCGCTGGCAGGCGAGCAAAAGGGTATCGTGGAGGAAAAAATCTTCTTGGCAGATGCCGATAAGGTAGGCCGTTATGACCAATTCGGTATGACCATCCATCCAAAATTCGTAAAAGACCCGAGAGACCTTTTCAATTTCAAATCGACAAAGGGCTATCTCTTTAAGGGAAATGTCGTCACAAAAATCAATGGGGAGGAAGACCTTGAGTATACGGAATGCTTAAAACAGGACACCGTCCCCAGTAAAAAGTATAAAATCAAAGAGTATGATGACAGCAACCTTGTTTTAACGATTCTCCCAAATCTCAAGGCTCCGCTCGGAAGTCTGCAGTTTAATATGCTGGAAATCATGCCGTATCTTCCCGGCTCGTTCAACATTGAGTCAATCAAGGTTTATTCCCGTGATAATCTTGAGGTGGAAACGCAGGCACTTGAGCACGGTATCATCCGTGTCGGCCCGCAGCGCATTATCTTTTCGGGCAAGACAGAGCTGGGAAAAATCGAGATAAGGGTACGCCTGCTTTATAAAAATGCAGCAGGGAAATACCCGTTCGGATTAAAGCATCTGTATGTGCAGGAAGCAGACTTTGAGGATAACTGCTACGTGTTTGTCCGAGCAGATAAACCCAAAGCGGTTTCCTATATCTACGACAATGTCGTAATCAAAAACCAGTATGGCGTGGATACAAACGCATCCAGTAAAGAGTACGGCATCCACTACTACGCATTTTTTGACGGGGAAACGCCTGACCGCGAAATGGAAGTATCCAAGCCGGCCAGCTTGAATTACATTGCGACCAACACAAAAACCGTATTTATCAGAATTCCTGTGGAAACATCCCTGATGGCCATAACGCCAAATATCTCCACGGAAACCATAAACTAAGAACAGCGTCCGTTTTTCGGACGTTTTTCTTTCCTTCTTATACGAAATCAGAAAATTCTCAAAAAATTTCCCCAAAGGTATTGCATCTTCTTAATGAATATGTTAATATGTAATTAAGAAAAGGTAAGTAAGAATAGGAGAAAAAGGCTATGGAAATTACAGATGCAGAGTTTTTCTTTAAAAACTACGTGGGGTATCACCCAGAAGAAGAATGGATGTACGAAAGCACAAAAGGCATGATTGAGCATTATGTGGAGTCCGGACTGAAAGACAGGCTGCTTGATATCTATGAAGCCTGTGCGGAAGACGGGGTGCTCACTGCTGACAATATCCCGCACCATTTATGGCAGGATGGGAATATACTGATTCCTGGACAGTTTTATCTACACCCGGAACTTACGCTTATGCAGCGGGCGCCAGAAATAAATATTTTTACAGGCGAGGCTGTAGTAAAGGAACATTACAGGGAAATAAAGGAACTGTACACCCTAAACGACGTCCTGATTTACGCCAGCAAGCTGCTCCGCCGGGATACGCTTCTGAAAGACGAGAACCAGGATATAGGTGCTGTAAAACACCTTCTGAAACGATACGCACGGCAGGAAGCCGAGCTTGGTATCATGGCCCTCGATATGGTGATGTTTCTGATTCGCCACCACAAAGGCGAAAGGATAGAGCTTATCAATATTTCGCAGGGAGAAGATGAAGTAGCACTGCAGGTCAGGGCATATGCAGAAAAATTAAAGTCGATGAACAGACACAGAATAATATGGAGAGGAAATATTAAATGCTGTCAGAAGGATACATCGAAGTAGGCGGGAAGTGCGGCAACTACTTCACGAGAAATATGGTCTACCCGCTTAGCGGGCGGCAACAGGCCTTTACGGACTTAAAAAAGAAAACGGGCGGCAGGGATATGTATTACTGCACCTATGTATTTGACAATAAAGAGCGAAAAGAAGGTACACGGTACTTTTCTCCCCTCTATTTCGATATTGATGGGGACATCCAGACGGATGATGGTTTTGAGCGTGTAAGACTGGCAACGCTGTCACTGGCAACGATTCTGAATCTGGAATTGCGCTTAAAGGTAAATGAAATGAAGTTCTACTTTTCAGGAGGAAAAGGATTTCATGTTTTTATCGACCCGCGGGTGCTCGGTGTAAAGCCGACATCAAAACTCCCCATGCTCTATAAGTCCTTTATCAGCTATATCAGCACAAAGATTGAAAACAGTGCCCTGCTTGATACAAGGATTTATGACAATCGCCGCCTGATTCGCTTTCCCAATACGGTAAACGATAAGACGGGATTGTATAAGATTCCAGTAACATATAATCAGCTTAGAACCTTAACGAGGGCGCAGATTCTGGAACTTGCCAAAACGCCGCAACAGGAATATGTAACGTCAGCAGCACTTAATCCCGAAGCAAGCAGCCGTTTTGTTGACAAGCTCCGTGAAATCATACAGAGTGTGCCGCAGAAAACAACAGGGAATATCCATATCCCAAGCAGCGTACAGAAGCTTCCGTTATGTGTAAAGTATCTGCTTACAACAGCCGTAAATAAAGGCGGGCGCAATAATACACTGGCGCTTATAGCTTCCCTTTTGGTCCAGAATGGTTACGTGGGAGATGTGGCCATAGGAATCTTACAGAAGTGGAATCTGAACAATGAAGAACCTCTGACAGACCATGAGCTTATCACGACATACAACAGCGCCGAGAGAATGGCAAAAGCTGGCCGTGGATACGGATGTTCTTCAATTAGACAACAAGGGGTTTTTGCACCTCGGGAGGTTTGCCCGAAATGCAAAATTTTCATTAGTAAACAAAAGCAAGGGGCTTGATAGGGATGGCAGAAGAAAACGTAACAGAAGTAAAAGAGCAGGAGGCTGACCTGGGTTTCTTGGATAACGCTTTCGTGGAAGAACTCAATGTCCATGATGCGCAGGAAATCGGAACCGTTGATAAATACGCAGTGCAGCCAATCGATGTATTTGAGGCATCCAGACAGTACATCGAAGATTTTGATAATACATGTCAGAATGAGGGAACAGGCTATGAGGCGCCAAACTTCCCGATTTGGTCGCAAAAAATGGAAGGGCTTATGAACGGCTTTTACATCTTTGCGGGATACTCAAACAGTGGTAAGTCTGCAACTTGTATGAATATAGCAATGGACTACGCCTTAAACGAAGACAATCACCTGTATCTTATCTATTATTCCTTGGACGACACGAAAGAAGACATCTACTCCCGCATTATTGCTATGCGGTCGCGCATTCCTATTTCTATTGTCCGGAAGCCGAAGCGTTACGAAAAGATGATTGAAGAAGGCGTGGAAGATTCCGCTCACTACAGAGAAATGCTGGAACTGCGCAAGGAAGCTGTGAAAAACATCATGGACTATTCCCATAAGTTCATGGTTAAGGATAGCGAAGATATTGACTGCATTGAAAAACTGCTCAACCATGCAAAGATGGTAAAGAGCTATCTGCAGACCCGCGATCCGCAGGCAAACGTAATCATTGTAATTGACTCCCTTATGGATATCAATATCGATTCCAAGAACTACAGGGAAGAAAAAGACCGCAATACGGCAATTTCTCAGCTTGTCAAACACTATGCAACGACGGAGATTAAGTGCCCTATCTTTGGTACGGCTCACGTTCGCAAAAACTCCGGCCGTCGTATTACCATCAGCGACCTGAAAGAATCCGGCCGCTACGAATACGATGCCCGCGCAGTATTCCTTATCACAAATGATGTATCCCGTAACGGCCAGAATGCAGAGATTTACTACACGCAGAAGAACGATACGCAGAAACATCCAGTGCTTGAAATTTATTGGGCCAAGAACAAAACCTCCTCATTTAAGGAGCGCACCTACTGTTACTTCTGCCCGGAAAACTCCCTGGCTATTGAAGTCAAGAAAGAACAGCAGGAAGAATTCGACAGCATTATATATGCAGAGTAATTAAGACTTGCCTCACGGCAAGTCTTTTCTCTTTCTTACTCGTTTTATCAATCTTAATAACAAGTTTTTATTGACAAAATGGTAAGTAAGGATATATAATAAACACATAAAGCAACACAAAAGAATACAGCAAGCGCCAGATATAAGGGCGCGGAAAGGAAAAACAGTTGATTACTATTTCTTTAAAAGACACAGAAATCCCAGGACCTCTCAAGGAAATGTGCGTAAGCTACAATCCCGCTACGGAAGGAAGCGTGCTCGACGAGGACCTGACGGTAGAAGAAAAGGCCACCATCCTTAATGGTAAGTTTAAAGATTTGCTCGACAGCTGGGGAAGACTGGTAGTCGGTGACACAGATTTTCAGCGAGCGTATTTGGAGGGATAATCATTATGGACACAATCGAATGCAAAGGGCTGACCATCACGATTATGTGTGATACTCCCATGATTGACAGCAAGGAACTGGCAAGAGAATTTGGGAAGAAACATCAGAACTTCCGAAACGCAACGGAAATTTATTTGAATTCTCTCCCGACAGCGAAATCGCATATTTTGCTGGCTAAGGATGGAAAGAGCTATCTGTTTGACCTGCAAGGCTTTACGTCGATTGCCCCATACCTCGTGGGGAACAAAAACACGAAAGCCATGGAAATTGCAGAGGCATTTGAAGAAGCTTATCATAAAGTCTCTCGAAAGCGGGAGGAAAAAGCTACTACAAAGTTAAAACAGACGGCCATGCAGCTTCGCGACGAACGCGACGATGCCATGGAAAAAGTAAAGGCACTCGATGCGTTATGCAACACGAAAGACTACTACTCTTTCTCGGACGCAGCCAAGTTGATTGGCATTCCGCGCAAGAAATTAATCCGGGCGCTTGAGGAACACGAATATGTTGTTCGTAAGGCAAGAGCGGGCCGTTACAATCAGACGACACTGATTCCGAAGGCAAAATACATGGCAGACGGTTATGGCGAAGGATTGTTCGTATTAAAGCAGCTAAAGTTCGGCCCCGCCTGGAAAAACGAAAAAGGCGAAACTTGTCAGAGCACGACAATGTGGCCATACCTTACGGAAAAAGGCATTGTAAAAATGCAAAGTCTCTTGAGGAGATGGGGTGAAATCGCTGCGTGAGATAAAGACTTGGAATTCTGCACTCGGCGCAGAAAAGCACTGTCCCAATTTTGACCCATGTCCACTTTGTTTTGGATGCAGGAATTATACAGAAAAAGCGGTGCGGTGCGATAAGTGTGCAGAAGACAATTATAAAAAGAACATATGTAACACGGAGCGTCATACGGAAAAGGCGCTTGGTATGATGATAAGACAAACAGAATTAAAATTGTATGAGGCATGAGTAAGAAAATGGAAGATTATCGCATCAATAAAATTTACGCAAGCCCCGAAGATATGTATTCGTGGCAGGACAGAATTAAGGGATATATTGCAGGAACTGAAAATTGTGACGGTATCACAATTCTCGCTCCAGAGGGATATGGCAAAACGTACTTTTGCCGCGACGTTGTAAACGAGGGACTGGAAATGCTTAGTCCTGGCGCAAACGTGCTGTATTATTCCCCTGACAATAAAACCTGTGACCGTGTAGCGGTAACCAGCGCTTTTATTCAGAAAGGGCATATGACAAAAGACTATACGGTTACCAATGAAGAACAGCAGACCATTGTGGTTCCGGCCAGCATGGCACAGCTGAAAAAGATTCTGTCCTCTGCTATGAAGTTTGACCTTATCGTCATTGACGATGCAGACATGATAAGCAACCCTGTTCTTCATTCTGTAGTCTTGAAAAACATGATTGATGACGGAAAGCTCATTATTGTCGGCACATCATATGAACGTCAGGAAGTCCAGCTCACGAAAAGCATTTGGAAATGGCTCCTCAATCATCCGTGTTACACTGCATTTGAGGTTATCCGCCCGAGCAGCATAGCAGACAGCGAAGAGTATGATAGCGGGAATTTGGCACTGAGCCATCTGATTAGCATTCTCCATCCGCAGAATTATCGTTACACAGCATAAGAAAGCAGGTAAACAAAAACATGGTAAAAATTATTCCGATTGGCGAAAAACTGTTAGTTAAGCCGGAAACCGTTGAGACAAAAATGACCGAGGGCGGTATTGTTCTTCCGGAAACACTCACGGAAAAGCCGCAGATTGGCGAGGTTGTTGCAACCGGCGAAGGCCGTATCCTGGAAAACGGCAAAATGATGCCGCTGACGGTAAAGGTAGGCGACCGCATTATCTTCCGCAAATTTGCAGGAACGGAAATCAAAATCGACAAAAAGGATGAACCGCTTCTTCTTATCACGGAACGTGATATTCTGGGCATCATCGTAAAGCAGTAAGAAACTAGCCGTCGCAAAATAGCGGCGGCCGGACTTCTAAAACGGAGGAAATAAACTTGCAATCTAATAATCAAAACGTCAACTATCTCGAGGAATGGGCTAACAGGCCGGATGTCCTTACCGAATATCTTGACGATAAGCTGACGGAAAAGCTGGAAGATGCCATAAAAAGACTTTACTATCCTGAGCTGCAGCAGTTTGTTGTGCTGGTTCTTACAAGGGAAAATGAGTTTATATCGGACATCGAAGATGCTCTTGGCGCTTTTCAGCTTGGCCTCAAATACTTCACGGAGCGTGGCTATTATCACATAATGGCACCGAGCAAGCAGACTTGCACATTCCTGGCATCGCTTCTTCTTCATAATGTTTATTTTAACCACCATGAACATGACGCATTTGACTGGCTCAGGGTGTTCTCCTTGCGGGATAAAACCGAAGGGCTCGCCTACGCACTGTATGAAAATATGGACTACAATGACCGTGGCATGTTTGAGTTTGTATATCAGAATGTTGAAGCGCAGCTCGGCGAAGCAATGCCGACTCCGGGCAACCGTCCTGTTCGTGGCCAGAATACGGAACACTTTTGGAATGTACTCTGGTTCTATTATAACGGCAGAGTAGATATCTATGATAATCGAGATAACTGAAGAACAACTCTTTGATTATATGAATTGTCCTGTGCGGTACGCAATTAAATATGGTAAGAACCATATCAAAGTACCGCCGCAGGTTACATATCCAAAATTACTGAATCAGGTTGTTTATGGATTTTGCCAATCTCTTAAAGATGGCATCATTATGCCGCCCGATAAATTAAAGAGGCGGTGGGATGGAATCTGCAAGCAATACCCTGATAAAGTAACACCAGACAAAATCCGTGAAGGTTTTGGGGCTCTGTATAGATTCTATGAATATGCAGAGAGTAATCAAATCCTGGTTGCCGACATTGGTTCATCCTATATCCTTCGCGTTAAAGATGGAGAAGATACATACATCTATAATGGTACGCTTGGTATAATCCTTGCTAACCAAAATGGCGAGCCGGAGAACTTTAAGACAGACTTTTCCTCGAAGTTCCCTGACCAAAGCCGATTGGACATGAACCTTAAAATCACGTTGGACCATGTAGGGTTTTACAATCTTTACAATACGCCGCTGACTGGCACGCGGGTCCATCATGTTAAGAAAAGCAGGGATTATTATACGACGCGCGATATACCAAGTGCAACGAAAAAGGTTGGCACGATTATCGCCAATGTATGCAAGTCCATAAAACAGAATATCTGGTATCCGCATGAAAATCCACTGTGTTCTTCTTGCGAGGTGCGGGATTTCTGCATGATGTATGGCTCCTAATAAAGCCAAAGTAGTTTAAGTGAGGTACAAGATGTTAGAGTTAACAGAACGTGTAGGGGCAAAGCCCAAACTGGTAAAAAGGGTGCCGGGTGTATCGGTGAGTATTGGTGACACCATTCCTTTCGATGAAGCTGACATGCCGGAAGAAGTTGCCAAAAAGGTAAAAGAAAACACGGAAACGAAAAAGGGGTAATTTCCTATGCCGTTTCTCCGTAGAAGAGCAGCAAAAAAGACAACAACCATAAAAAAGACAACAAAGACTTATGAGGTTGACGGAAAGACTTACAGCAGTAAGGCACTAAAAGATTATCACGTAGAGCTAAGTGGATATGTAGAGTCTGGGCTGATAAAATCTTTCGAATTGCCGGAGGGGAAACTTGCAAAGTCAAAATTTCACTCCATAAAGGCAACTATTGACGGTATCGAATTTGACTCACTTAATGAGTCACGTTACTACATCCATGTTTTGGAGGAAGTAAAGGCCGGAAATATTAAGTCTTTTGAGCTGCAAAAAGCGTATGAAATCGTGCCATCACATATTCGGCGCGGAAAAAAGATACGTAAAATGGAATACCTGGCGGATTTTGTATGTCAGATGTCGGATGGTACGGAAAAAGTCATCGATGTAAAAGGCATTGAAACAGATGTCTTTAAGATGAAAAAGAAATTAGTAGAATACCTTTATCCGAATGTTGAAGTGCAATGCGTCCGGTATGTTGCAAAAGAACGAGCGTGGCTGACGACTAAGGAATGCAAAGCCCGCGAAAAAGCCAAAAAGGCTTCGAAGGAGAAGAAGCTGGCAGGCTGACAACTAAAAACTGTTGGAATCTCTAGTGATTGGTAATCTTAAGCAGAAAGAAGATAACCATCATAAAAAAGAGAAAAAAACTTTTAGAAGACGTTGTTGTGCGCGACGTCGATAAAACCCAGGTTTTCGAAAATGGTTTTGTAACCATCCGAACTGTCTTTAAGGAAGAAGCAGATTATCTCTGGGATTTATACCAGCACGAAGATGAATGGCGCGAAATCGATGAGCTTGTGCGTCAGTATCAGGGGCAATTTAAAGAAGGGGCCACAGAAGAAGCCCGTCAGATTGCAAACGCAGCTGGCACAGAGCTCTTAAACAGATTCCAGCCGTTATTCAAAAAGTATGTAATCCTTTTAAAAAATGGCCAGATTAACTTCCATAATAGTGAGCAACGTCAGTTTGTACGCCTGTTTATTCAGGAGCTTCACCTGCAGAAGGCACTTAGCCGTAAAAATCCTGGCCGGGATTACTGTGAACAGATTACAGCCCGTTTTAACTTTTTGATTGAGGGCTATGGACACCAAGATGAAGAAGAGATTTATGACGATATGCGGGTGATCTTCTTCATGCTTGTTAAACGATATAAGGACGTGGGCCGCAGTTTCTGCTGTTACGTCTACAACGTGTTTAAGTACGAGGTTTGCCGTCATATTCAAAAATATCAGCGCAACCCGGCAAACTTTCATTATAAAATTGCAGAACTCGAGGATAACTGCAAAACGGTTATGGATGACTACAGCTCTATCGAAGATGTCGTCTATGAAGATGACCAGGGGCTTCCCGATATGACATGGATTCGAGGCGATACATGTTCGGAAATCTTCCAGCAGTTTACCGATGAAGAACGGCTGATATTCTCGAAATATTACCTGCAGGATTGGAACGATAGTCAGATTGCCCAGCTTCTCGGTATGCATATCAACACTGCAAACCAGAGAAGAAAGAGCATTACCAGACGCTTATGCAAAACGCTTGGTTTTGACCCGAAGGACATTGTGAGACATCGTAAATCCGGAAAGAAAGCCATCCTCAACACAGAGGTAGCTTAAGTAAGGTTGGGGGCAATAAGCCCCCAAAAAATTGGAGGAAATAAATTTTGACCCCGAAGAAGAATTTAAAAAGTTTTTCGCCCGTGGTGAAATGGTCATCAGTAATAGTAAACCTTTTTGCGTGCCTCGCATGGTTATCATCGATAGGCGAAGGAAAATATGCAGCGTGGTTTTGCGTTACCAATCTCATTAACACGATTGCGGCCTTTTTGTGGGCGAAGAATTTTTTGTATGACTATGCATTTTGGGCAATTTTAAGTATTATGAGCTTCTTGCAAGCAGCAGCCTATTTTAAAGACGGTGGCATGACTATGCTTGGCTTAACCTGTTGCTTTGCATTGTCCTTTGCGCTCATAGCGTATATTGCCCGTAAAATACTTGTGGAGGGATTACTTGATGACGAAGAGTAAAATTATTGCAATTATCGTAGCCGTATTGCTGGCACTGTTCCTGGTGGGGAATTTTAACTCCCTTACCAATAAGGATGTGGAAGTCCAGACGGCAGCCGCCCAGATTGATGTTCAGCTGCAGCGCCGTGCAGAGCTTATTCCGAACCTTGTAAACACGGTTAAAGGCTACGCTTCCCATGAAAAGGAAACGCTTACCGCAATTACCGAGGCTCGTGCAAAACTGCAGGACCCCAACGCAACACTTAAAGATAAAGCTCATGCAGACGGTGAGCTCACCAGTGCTCTTAACCGGCTGATGATGGTACAGGAAAACTATCCGAACCTTAAAGCGGACGCACACTTTACCGAACTTATGCGTGAACTTGCTGGCACTGAAAACCGTGTCACGGTGGCCCGCACCCGTTATAATAAGGCGGTAGCCGATTACAACACTTCTGTTCGCACCTTCCCGGGCAATATCTGTGCAGGTGTTTTTGGTTTTGAACAGGCTGAGCCGATTGAGGCGACGGAAACCGAAAAGAAAAACCCCGAAGTAAAATTCTAAACCCGTAAAGGTGGCGAAATAATATGCAGAAAAAGATTATGGGCGCCATCCTTGTAGCCATTGCGTTAATCGTAATGGCTATGGGTGGCTCTTTTTGTCAGGCAGGCTCTATCCATGATGAAGCACCCGCCCGCCTCGTCGATACGACAAAGACGTTGACGGTAGAAGAAAAAGCCAAGATTAACGACCAGCTCGAAGCACTCCATAATGCAGGAAAGGCCGAAATGGTTGTTGTTATGGTTCCTGACCTTGAAGGAAAAACCGTGGAGGAATTCTCCATGGATATTGCAGAACGCTGGAAAGTTGGCAAGAAGGGCGAAGATAATGGACTTCTCCTTGTTATCGCCAAAGACGAACATAAGATGCGTCTTGAGGTTGGCCGTGGTCTGGAAGGAAGTATCACAGACGGTATGGCCGGCGAGATAATCGACCGGATGAAACCACAACTCCGAAACAACGATTTCGCAGGAGCAATCCTTAGTGCAACAGCAGATGTGGAATTAAAGATTGACGGCAAGGAAATTGAGCATGAAGGTGTAGATGGCCTTATCGATACGATATGCGATATTATCATCGTGCTCGCTTGCATTTATGCAGTGCTGATTTTCTTTACATGGTTGTACGAGGCACATAGGGCAAAATATCGGTACGGATTTATCAACAAAAGTTATGCTTATCGCTTCTTCTCGATTACTGTGTTCCTGTGGGCGGTTGAGAGCGTTTTTGAAGCAACGTTCGATATACTTATCACCATACCGCTCGATTGTTTAGGCGGTGGAAGCAGCGGCGGATATTCCGGCAGCTCAAGCTCGTTCGATTCAGGCAGCTCATTTGATTCGGGCGGCTTCTTCGATGGTGGGGGCTCATCGGGAGACTGGTAAAATATTTATAGGGGGCCAAGTCGGGCCCCTAAATTTTATCTAAAAAACTATTGCTTTTTTACCTTGAATGTTGTATACTTAAATCAACGAAAGGGCGGTGGTAAATTAGATGAAGAATGGGCATTACACCAAGGCAGACATTGTTGAGTTAAATACTTACAAGGAATCAAAGTTTGTGCGGGTTGCCGTAGCGGAGCTGATAAGCGGCACAAAAATATGGAGCAACGGACTGGACGTACAAATCATAGAACCGTCTGGCGAGAAACAGATGTATATGGATTTTACAAAAGATAAGATTCCTGCGGTTTACGCAGTGGTTGCTGAAATGGTTTGTAAAAAGGCATACGGGCATGGAGGTTACCGGCCTGGCGCCGGCAGGAAAAAAGACGAAAGCAAGGCACCCAAAATCGCATGTTCGTTCCGGCTGACCGCAGAGGAACGTGAAAAAGTAAAACAGTTTATTAATGATATGCGAGCAGAAAGTGGTGAGAAAAAATGAATAAGGTTTTCAGAGCACTACTTACAATACTTACTGGTTTATCTGTTTGGGTATCTGCTGCAGGCAGCAGCGAAGCAACCAATTACCTGGCTATCGGGTTTTGGAATGATGCGGAAAACTACACATTCAACAACACCAGCAACAGGCTGTGGGCGGAAGAATACATAAGGTCCAAAATGCTTGAAGAGCACGGACAGAGATGGATTGTAGAACACAAGCTCGCCGAAGATATTGGTAAGTTCGACTACATGTCGGAGGCCGCCAAAGTTGCAGGAAATTGGGACCCGAACGCATATGTACTCCTGATTTGCGTAGATGAATGTTTTATAAACCATACTGATTTTAGTCATTGGAGAACCGGACATGTAGACCTCAAGGACCCCTTCGTTGGAATAAACATGTTCCTTTTCACGGGATACGGAGAAAGCATTTGTTCCAAAGGACTTAGCAAACATTTGTCAAACAGGCAGGAAGAGCCCGCGATACTGTTCAATGCACTGTATCGTCACTGCTTCCGCGATGCCTGGGATAACTTTTTTGACCCATGGTTATTTCCAAAAAGGAAAAGACCACAAGGAAATTATACAGAGGATTACCTCTGATAAATATAAGGATGTGAAATACATTGGTTAACAAGTATGTAAAAAGGAAACCGCCAGCAAATGGCTTCACCCTGCAGGATGTAATTGAAATATCCGCGGTAAGCCAAATTCCTCAAGTTCTTATTGCGGCCATGGCAAATCGTGGTTTTTCCCCTGCCGAAGTAAAGGATATTATTTTAAACGATAATCCTGCTCAAACATTAATCACAACCCCTCTGCGGGGAGCCGAAGATGCGGCAGAAGAAATCCTTAATCACATTAAAAAGGGTGATGCTATTGGGATTTTCGCCGATTACGATTGCGACGGGGTAACATCGGGCTTTGTAATGTATGAAGGCCTTAATGAAATCATAAAACATCTTGACTCTGTAAGTAAGATTGGGGTATACTATCCACAGCGCAGTGAAGGCTATGGACTTAATATGGACTATTGCCAAAAGGCAGTAGAGCATAAAGTCGGCCTTGTAGTAACGGTTGATAACGGCATCACCGTAAAGGAACAATGTAATTTCCTTAAAAAACATGGCATTAACCTTGTTGTTACTGACCATCACGAACCGATTAAAACAAAACTTCCGAATTGCACAATCGTTGACCCGTGCTTTTCTGATATTGACCGCAGCTATATGGCGGGCGTGGCAGTCGCTTTTAACGTAATCCAGACTATGGCAAACAAAGTAAATTGCAAGTTGGATATGGAAAGACTTTATCCCGCAGTAGCTATCGGCACCATTTCGGACTGCATGCCAATGTGTTATGAAAATTCGGCTTATGTAAAAATTGGTCTGGGGCTTATCAACAATGGTGAAGCAGGGAAGTTCCTGTCCATGCTTAAAGGTGATAATCCGTTAGACTATACGCCGACAGATATTTCCTTTAGCATCGCCCCGCTTATCAATGCGGCATCCCGCATGGGCGACACCAGGATTGGGGCGGCAGGGTTCCTTACGGATGACGACAGTAAAATCTCGGCAATTATCCGTAGTCTGCAGGAGCTCAACAAAAACCGAAAAGAAATCACTGACAATGCAAGAGAAGTTGTTTCTCATATCGATCCGAAAGACAATCGAATCATTTGCTTTAATGGTGCCAATTACGGTAAGGGAATCCACGGTATTATTGCCGGCGAAATTTCCAAACGCTTTCCGGATTATCCGGCGTTTGTTTACAACATAAAACCGTTTGATGGAAAAGATGTTGCAGCAGGCTCTATCCGCTGTGCAAATGCTGGCCTTAATTGCATGGAAATGTTTGACCAGCTGAAAAAACGTGGGATTATCCGTATGGTTGCAGGGCATGCTTCTGCCTGTGTATTGGAAGTCTATGCCGATAAAATGGGAGAGTTTGTAGCAGAATTTAATTCCATGTATGACAATATGGAAATTCCACCCACGGTAAAAGAACTGGATGCCTCCATCACGATTAAGGAAGCAACCAACAACCAGACGCTTATCGCACTCAATAAAATCCCGTTCACGGCGCAGGAAGAACCGCTCTTCGGTATTTCCAACGTAATGATTAATGACGTGTACGCCTCCAAGAACAATCCTGAAAATGTCCGCTTTACGCTTGCCGATAGTACAGGGTATAAGCAGGCGTGGGCATGGAAGTTTGGTTCTCGTTATAAAGAACTGGGAGAGCCGACACAGGTTCATCTTGTCTGCACCATCACGCAGGATTTTATGAACAAACGCTCGCCGAAAGCAACGATTAAGATAGTAGATATGATTCCGGTTAGAGTACCGGCTTAAGAATAAGATACAGGGGGTTAAGATTTGAGCATAAAAATTCCAGAAAAAGAAGTCGACGTCATGGTCCAAATGTACAATGCTGGAAAAAATACAACTCAAATTGCGGAGGCCTTACACCGGGATAGACATGCAGTATCGAGAAATTTAAAGAAGCGTGGCGTTGATGTTAAACCCACTCAATTTACGCAAATTAGTAAAGATTTTGATAAAAAGTATTTCGACAAAATCGATACTGAACAAAAGGCGTACATATTAGGCTTGTTGTTTGCAGACGGCACCTGTAATAAGTATGGCTCAACGTCGATACAGTTACAGGAATGTGACAAGTATATTTTAGACGAAATAAAAGCAGAAATGAAGCATGGCGGAAAAATAATAAGAATCGCCCAGAAACAAAATTTCAAAGAATGTAAAAAGTCTAAAACGAGATATCGGTTTACCGCGTCCTGCAAATATATGACAGAAAAACTAATACAAATGGGGATGAGAAGTAAGGAACACATCCCCGAAATGCCAAAAGAAATGATTCCTCACTTTTTAAGAGGGAATTTTGATGGCGACGGGTGTATATATGTGCCTGAAAAACCAAGAAGTAAAAGTGATGGTTTGTTTTATTTCATGGGGGAGCAAAGCTTTTGTGCTGATATTGTAAAATATTGCAGAGAGAATAATATATGTGATTTTACAAAAATTGACAAGAGAAAAGGCATATACCAAATTAGGAAAAGCGGAAACAAGCAGGCCATGAAGAATATGTATGGTCTTCTTTATAAAAATGCAAAAATCTATATGAAAAGGAAGAAAGAAAAATGGGACTTGTACATGAAACGGAATCCGGAGTTATTGCAGGCATAATAAAACAGGAGCACGAGGATAGGCCTGAAATAAAAGACTTCGTTCACCTCCATGTTCATACAATTTATTCAACCTTAGATGGGTTGTGTAAACCGGACGTGTTGGCCGCTCGCGCAAAAGAACTGGGTATGAAGGCCGTTGCGGTGACCGACCATGGTCATTGTGGTTCTGCGCTCGCCTTTCAGACGGCCATGAAAAAACAGGGGATTAAGCCGATTCTTGGTGCAGAACTTTACTATACGCCGGATATGAAAATTGCGGCCATGGAAAAAGAGGACCGCGATGCATGGGGTATCCGTGAAGTCTTAAAAGACCAGGAAGCAAGAAACCATTGTGATTGGGGTATCACCAAGAAAAAGGGCGACAGAAAAACCCTGGACGAATATATGTTGATGTTGCTGGCAACCATCAAAGATGAAACCAAGCGTGACATTAAGAATGTATCGCTGGAAGCCATAAGAGAAGTATTTAATAAAGATGAAATCTCTGCATTTAAGCGCCTTAATGCAGGCATCTTTGAAGAGTTTGCTTACGACATGCGCCAGTACCATTTGATTGTGCTGGCCATGAATCAGACGGGCTGGAAAAACCTTGTAGCAATCCAATCGATTGCTTCCCGTGAATGTCAGTATAATAACCGTGCGCTCACTGACCTTAATCTCCTTAAAAAATACAACGAGGGGCTTATCGTGGCCACGGCATGTGTCGGCTCAATCTTTAGCCGCTACGTACAGAAGCGCAGACCTGACCTCGCTGAACAAGCACTGTTTGAATTCAAGGAAGTGTTCGGCGACAGATTTTATCTTGAAATCCAGCCCATCGCAATCCCGCAGCAGATGATGACCAATCCATTCTATATGGAAATGGCCAAGAAACATGATATTAAGACCATCGCTACAACCGATACGCATTATGTCTTTAAGGAAGACCATGAAGTGCACGACGCTTACATGTGTATCAGCACGGGCCGTTATCTGGATGACAAGATTGATAAAGAACGCTGGCTCGAAAAACATAAAAGCGGTAAAACGGAATACAAGGGGCGCATGAAATATACCAACGATTACTGGCTCCGTGACATCCCCGAAATGATTGATGCCTTCCTTGTGCAGGAAGATTACGGCAAGAACTTTTTCTCGGAAGGAAATCAATTATCCATCGAAGAATACCGCAAATATTGGATTGCCGCAATAAAGGAAACAGCAAAGGTTGCAGACCGTATCGAAGATAATATTCTGATTGGCTCGGCAACAACTCTTTACCCAAAAGTAAAGGATATCCCCAAAGGTTTTACGCCGGACAGCTGGCTCACCGCACAGGCTGTAAATGGTTTGGTCCAGTATGCCGATAAGATGAAAAATGCTGGCACGCCGATTGACTTCAAGGTTTATTCCGACCGTCTTTTTGATGAGCTGGCCGTTATTAAGACGAAGCATTATGCAGACTACTTCCTCGGTGTGCAGGAATACACCAACTGGGCAAACTCCATCAATCCGGAAACGGGCCTGCCGTTCTGTGTTACGGGACCGGGCCGCGGAAGTGCAGCAGGAAGCCTTGTCCTCTACATGCTCGGTATAACGAAAAATATCGACCCGATTAAATTTAACCTGATGTTTGGTCGATTCCTCACCATGGATAGAGATACACCCCCCGATGTGGATACTGACTTTTCATGGAAACATAGACCACTTGTTATTAACCATCTTGAAGATGTATACGGTGAAGACCATGTATGTCATATCGGCGCCTGGACAACAGAATCCATTTATACGGGTATCAAAGACTTTGCGCGCGTTCTTGCTCGTCCTGTAAGTGTAGCTGATAAGATTAACAAAGAGCTGCAGGCAATCTGCAATAGCGATCCGAAAGCATGCTTTAAGATGTTTGACGGGATGAAGGAATCTAATCCCGAAGGATACAAGCGCTTTAAAGAACTCGAGGAAAGCGAACCGCAGGTATTTAATTATGCCAGACAATGTGAAGGCGTTATCCGTCAGTGGACAACGCACGCATCCGGCGTTATCGCTTGTCCGGAAAGTCTCATTGGACTGGTCCCGACACGATACGATACTAAAGAAAATACCACAGTGGCACTTTTCACTGGTGTGGAATGCGAAGAGATAGGCCTCATTTAATGTCAGATTTGGTGAGGGATAAAGCGGGTAATATGCTGGAACCCCTAAAGACCTATTTACCACAACGAAATCACATAACAGATGATAAACGTGAAGGTTATGAAAAACAATAGTGTATGAACCGTCCTGGTAGGCCAGGCTCCGGTGATGAAATGGGCAATCAGCAGGCACGATAAGTTCCGCCTCAGAGAGTATGGGAATATCCCACTGCTATATGGGTGACTGTATAGTAGATCCCCGATAAGGTCATTAGACCGAATGATGTACTCCGAACTTATGGGAGACCATAAGATCTAAGCAGAAATGACTTAGAAATTACATCTTTGGAATTATTAAGCGCAAAAACATTAGTAATGGTCCGTTTAGAAAGGACTGGTACTAATGACCGCTAAAATTCCGTCTAATTTAATACTGGAAGATATAAGACGAGTTATTGCCGAAACAGGCAGTACAAAATTCAAGGATTACAAGAGTAAAGGCAAATATTCAGAATGCGCCGTCACGAGGGTAATTGGTAGCTGGACTAAATTTTTGAAGTCAGAAGGGTATGTAAATGCTTATCACCACGGCGTATCAAAAAAAGAACTTGTTGACGATGTAAAAAGCGTATTTGCCAAAACAGGAAACACAAAACAGGAAAACTATATTCGAAATGGAAAGTTTTCAAGGGCTGTTGTTAAGAGACTATTTGGTTCATGGAACAAAATGCTGTGTGAACTTGGATATCAGGTTAATATGTTAAAACCAGGACAATATACAAAAGAAGGAATCCTGGAAAACTACAAGGAATTAAAAAAGGACTTTGGTCGTCCGTTAAGCGCAGCAGAGTTTCGGAAATATGGTAGATATTCTCAGCCAATAATTGACAGGGTCTTTGGTTCTTTTACTAATATGAAAAGAGAACTCGGAGAATTGGTTGATGGGCGTTTTGTGTCAAATGAAGAGCTAGAGAAAGATATTAGACAACTATACGAAAAATATGGCGTATTGTCCGAGGAGATAATTGGTCAGGAAGCAATCTTGTCATACCCAACCATATTGGCCAGATATGGTACTCTGGATAATTTATGTAGTAAGCTAAAAATACCACAAGGGCCGCTAAGGAACAAATCAAAATTCCTGATTAAGTGTTTAACAACAATAAAAGAACACCTTGGCAATGAATACGTATTAGAAAAGACCTTCCCATGGCTTCGAAATCCTGCAACAAATAGGCCAATGTTTATCGATATATTTTATCCAAAGCTAAAATTAGCCATAGAAGTTGATGGCGGGCAGCACCGTGAGATTTGTATGTACACGCCAACACAAGATGCGCTAAAAAGAATTCAACAAAGGGATAAGGCAAAGGATAACTTGCTGTTGAAAAATGGTTATAAAGTTATTCGTCTAAACAAATCTTCCTCGTCTTACATAGAAAAAGAATTAAAAGATGTAATTTAACAAAATCGCAAATATGACATCTTGGGCCTTAAAACCCTGGATATCATCGAAGGCACGTTGTTGTCAATTGACAAAGACTTCAACTGGCTCTACGATACCGTAACTATGAATGATAAAAAGACATTCAAAATGATTCGTGATTTAAAAACGGATGCGGTATTCCAGATTGAGTCCGACATGATGAAAGGGCTTGTAAAAGACATTCAGCCGGATAACATAGAAGACCTTTCGGCTCTTGTGGCGCTCGGTTAACCAGGACAGGCCGAGGATAAAGCGGGTAATATGCGGGAACCCCTAAAGACTTGCACACTACAACGAAATGTTATCATAATAAACATAAGCGTGACAGTTTTAAAAAGAAGCAAGTATGAACCATCCTAGTGGGCTAGGCTCTGGTGATGAAATGGGCAATCCGCAGGCACGATAAGTTCCGCCTCAACGAGTATGGGAATATCCCATTGCTGTATAGGTGACTGTATAGCAAATCCCCGATAAGGACAATAGTCCGAATGATGTACTCTGAACTTATGGGAAACCATAAGAATTAAGCAGAAATGACTTAATCGAAAGCGAAGATAGAAATGACTAAACAAGAAATAGCTCAAAGATTACAACGAGAATACAAACAATACGGGAAAGTTGACGCAAACAAACTTAATAATAATGAATATAATTTTTACATGGAAATTCTTGAAAAGTTTGGAGCCATGTGGAGGGCTCTAAGGTTTGCGAACATCCCGCAGAAAGTTCCTGTAATAGGAATAACGAAAGAAGAATGCATTGAAGAACTTCGGCGCCTACAAAAAGAACACGGCAAAGTTACTACTAAAATAATAAAAGACTTCTCGTTCGTCAGTGTCGTTAAGTTCCATAAGACTTTCGGTTCTTTGTCGGCAGCGAAAGAGGAAGCAGGCATTGCGAACCTCCAGCCAAAGATAGATAAAAGAAAACGAATTATAAAGTGCTTACAGGATATGTATAAAGCAGACGGTAGGGTAGACTCTTATAAACTTAAAGCCCAACATAGCGGAATATACAAAGATATTTTGCAGGAATATAATGGCGGTTTGTGGAGGGCCTTAAAAGACGCAGGAATTCAACAGGACTGTTTAGTTGCGAACTTAACAAAACCAGAAGCAATAGAAGAACTGCAACGGCTATATAAAAAGCACGGAAAAGTAACAAAAGATATAATAGATGAATACGGGATTATGTCTTCGAGTCTTGTTGGATGTTTATTTGGTGGTATCCAAGCTGCCTTAGTCGAGGCGGGGATAGAAAAACGCGTTGTTGGGCAAAGAAAGAATATCTCTAAGGAAGAACTCGATGCTGAAATATTTCGTCTGGTGGCGAGATATGGATATATCAGCAAGCCAATGATGGAAAAGCATTCAACCATTAACTATAAAGTCGTTAATAGGATATACGGCGGCTTTAAGAAAATGTATGACGAACTAGGAGTCCCTCATAGTAAAAATGGAAGAACCCCAACCGACGAAGAGCTAATTGATGAGTACCTAAGGATATGCAGTGAGTTTAAAGAGGTGACTCAAGATATTATAACTCAGGAGTCCGAATACTCGACAACCTGTTATAAAGATAGGTTTGGTTCACTAAATAAACTTAGGGAAAAGCTAGGAATGAAGCCTAACCCAAACGGCGTCAGAAAATCTTCAAAAACAGCAGCATGGTGTATAAAAAAGTACGAAAAATTTTTAAAGCGCAAAGCTGTAAAAGAAAAATCATTTCCATGGCTAAGGAATAAAGAAACCGGGAAAAAGCTTAGAATAGATGCTTACTTCGAAGATTTAAAAGTTGGTATTGAATATAATGGTCCACAACATTATATAGACACTCCTTTATATTACAAAAATAAAGGCGAACTTGAGCACCGCCAAAAATTAGATAAATTAAAAATCGAACTGTGTAAACAACATGGTATAAAAATCATTTCTGTCAAATACGACGATAAAGTCACAAACGACTATATCAAACAATCGCTTTTGTAACAAATTTGCGTCCTGGCCCGATGGGCGCAGGCTCACATAAGCAGTACGCTGAGTGGAAAAAAGACCCATCAAAACGTGAAGAATATCTGCCGAATATCGAAAACATCTTGGAGAGAACCTCTGGCGTAATCTGTTATCAGGAACAGCTCATGCTTATCTCCAAACAGGTTTCCGGGTTTAATGACGGTCAGGCAGACTCTATTACGCGTAAGGTTACGGCAAAGAAAAAACTCGATATGATGCCGATGATGCGTCGCTGCCATATTTACGGCAAAAAGAACTGTGAAGGTCCAGAAGGATGGGAAAACGACAATAATGCTCCGTGGTATGACCCGGATGGGCATTATGGCCCGGAAATTCCCGGCGCAATCGCAAATGGTTATACGGCAGAACAGATGGACAACTACTTTGCGAAAATCCAGAAATTTGCCGAATATGCGTTCAACCAGTCTCACTCTGCCTGCTACGCATATATTTCTCTTCTTAGTGCTTATCTGAAATCACATTATCCGTCCCAGTTTATGGCCTCTGTAATTTCCATGGCACAGACGGATGAAAAGAAAGAAAAATACATGAAGGCCTGTGAAGACCTCGGCATTAAAATCACGCCGCCGAATGCAAATCTTTCCAAAGAAGGTTTTACGGCAACGAGCGACACAACCATTTCTTATGGTCTTTCCTCTATTAAGGGAATCAAGCAGACGGCAGATATTATTGCCAATGCGCCTTATAAAGACCTTGAGGATGCATATAACCGCATTCCAAAGAAATCCTTTAATAAGAGAGTAGCGGAAGGACTCATTAAAGCAGGCGCTTTTGATTTCGTCAATCCGAACCGCAAGGAACTGCTAAACGCATATATCACGCTTACCAATGAGGGAAAGACGAAGAGTCAGCAGCGTGAACTTTTAGAGAACACAACCTATGACCGTCTGGAATGCATGCAGATGGAAGTGGAAACCCTTGGCCGCTCCATTACTTACGAACCGGCATGGAAAGGTGCCCTTGCAGGCGAACCGCTTGAAGGCAATTGCACGCTTAAGGGAATCAAACACCACATTGCAAAAACCAGCGGTAAACGCATGGCCATGCTTACGGTCGTAAATGAAACTTACGCTATTGAAGCACTTCTCTTCCCGCGCGAGTATCCTAAATACATGAACCTCCTGAAAAGCTATGAAGATGGCCAGTTGGTTTACATTAAGGGAGTCATGGACAAGGAAGGCAAGAAACTTATCATAAACAGCATCAGCGCACCGCAGATTGAAAATGAAGAGCCGGAAAAAGCAGTGAATACGGCTGGCATGCCGGAATTTAACTTTGACCCGTTTGGCTTCAGCGCTGCGTAATAACCTAAAAGGCAGGTAATATAGGAATCGTACCAGTCAAGTTAACTATCGAGCAGAAAGGAAAGAATGCATGATGGAAAAACCCGATCAGGTAACGATTCAGAAATCTATTGAGGCTTCCCTGAAGGTGCTGGAAACCATTGGTGACCCGACCGTAGTCAATGAAGCCAAAAAGATTGAAGAAAATGTAGGCAAGATGGTTCAGATTAACCGTCCCATGGTTGAAGCTTACGCTGCAGAGCTGAAAGCTTTTGACCAGGGTTTGGTTGCCAAGTACGGCATGAAGGTTGCCCGCGTCATCGAGGGCGTTATCCTCGTAGCGCTGGCAGTAAAGACCTTCTATCTGGGGTAATTTGCCAAAAGAAAAAAGGCTGGAGCAATCCGGCCTTTTTCTTATTCTTAAAAAGGAGTCGGTAAGATGCGGCCAACAATACTTAGTGATGACCCGTATATTGGAGAAAAGCGGGAGCTTATTGAAAAAATCCGCAACATCTGTCATGCGGGCGGAGATACAGGCAGAGCACTCTATGAGCAGATACCAGAGTTTGAACACAGTGAAGGGCCAAACGGAGAATGGATTTACCTGAAACCTGTTAAAGATGGCTTTTACGGATGGGCAATCCCGGAATGGTAAGAAAAGACACCGAAAGCGAATCAATTAAGACAAAATTTGATAAACGGCAGTAAAAGGTCCCTACTTTGGGGCTTTTTATTTTTGAAAAAAACTTTTTTGGAAATGTTTATATGACGAACACTATCTGTAATGTCGGGGTGGGATTGAGCAAAACAGTATACTTTTTTCTTTCCGCGCATCTTCACTTAAAGGAAAGAGGTGGCAAGGTTTTGTTTAAGCAACTTCTTAAAGCGCTTTTCTATGAAAATGGAGAAGCCAGTTTATCCAAGGTGCTTACTGCTCTGTATTTTTTGCTGTTTGCAGGGGTAAGCATCTATCTCGTAGCGTATGGCATTCATTGGCAGAGCTATGAGATTTTCTCAGCCTTTGCCGGCGGTGGTGGCGCTGTAGCACAGGTTTCGCATAAGTTTATTAACAGCAAATACAATTCGGTTCCGGGCGGCTTTGAAGCAAACCAAGTCGAACGGAAGTAACCGTGAGGATTTTAAGTATGAGAACTGAATTTTGGAATGAGCTCGAAGAAATCGCGCTCGAAGCCAAGGAAGCTCTCTGGTGTCAGGCTGAAGTGGAAGACGTCGATATTACCATCAGCGTCTTCCGCCAAGCCACAATTTTCGAAGACTACCATATTGTCATCGACGAGTCGGGAAAACTTATAACTATCGATGAAAATTTCAAATACAGTGGTGCAGATATTCGCGTAGCGGTAATTTCCGACCGTGGCGAAATTAACGAAGACCAGGTGCAGACATTGGCCGGAGCATTGGCCGTATTGGTTGACGTGCTCGATATTGAATTCGACGATGAACACATTTTTCTTCCGGATTGCCTACCTGCAGATGATGTTATGACAAGTGCAGAGTGGTATCTGGAAAATGGTTTTGAATAAAGCGGAGGATACCCAAATGGCATTACAAACAATTGAAGTAGCCAGTGATCGCCCTGTCAGCTCCGTAGAGATGTCGAAAATCCAGGACATCCTGGTAGAATCCAAATGTGAATACGAATCTCTGAAAAACTCCATTGATGGAGTCACCGGGTTTTATGACGGTGTAATTACAATCGGCACCGGCATTGGCTACAAAGCCTATATCGAGATTTGAGAGCAAAACAAAAAGAGCGGCAACCCGATTAAGGTGCCACTCTTTTTGTGTAGAGCTAAGTAGTTTAAGGAGGAAATAAACGCTTGTCTTAAAGACACTCGCACCCCTATATTACCCGTTTTTTGCTCTATGCTCCCAGTACACGATTGAATAAATTTTAGTTTTTGAGGTTTTAACGATGGCTTTAAAAAGCATTTACAAGGAATTACTGGAGGCGGTAAGGCCTCCGCAGGATAGCGTGGAAGGTATGGAAATGTTCAGCTCCTTTATGGATGACATGGACGACGACATTATGTCCCGCTACGCTAAATCAGAAAGCAACCTTGCCTACCTGCCGATAAACAGACATTTTATCGAGCAGAATGGTTTAAGATTTGATATAAGCAGTATTAATTCCTGCGTCATAAAAGACAAGCTGCCCAAGAAAGTGCTGGACGAATATATCGACGGCAAGTATTTTAACGATTATCCTATCGCTGTTTCATTCCTTATGCGGCGGGATGAGTACATCAATATGCAGCGGGAAACCATTTCCGATGGACTGTATAACATTTTGCGGTTCAGCCGCGGCATGTGTAACGTGTTCTCTCAGGGGCATATCGTATCAGTATATGGAGACTCGGATACGGTTACTGTAATCGCAGGCTTTAGTAAGGAAGGAGAAGAGTTTGATGACTGACTTCATAAAACTTGCCCAGGAATTATCAACAGAAAATGACGGCGTCCTAAATGTCTTTGTCGTTCGTGATTTTGAATATAAACTTTTCGTAAACAACGAGAACTTTTCCGAAAAAGACCTGCTGCATATTGCGGCGGACGCAGTGTATGTAGATGGCGCAATGCCGCACTGGAAAATACCCATGCCAAAAAACGGCGAAAAAAAACTCATTTTGGAATCAAATTTATTTCTCCTCTGCTCGAAGGTGTTGGGGAAAACGAAAAATAAGGCGTAATACCCGACTGTAGAGTAAAAAGTAGTAAGGCTGAAAGCCTTTGGAGGAAAAGACTTTTGGAAATCAAAAATGAGTATAACCAGTCTCTTGGTGAGACTTACGATGATTGGAAATATCGAATAATCCTTGGCAAGAAAGATGGCCATGTGGATATGAGTTGGGATGAAATCATTAAGATGCTCGGCCTGACCTATTCCCGTGACTACCTGCGCAAGCTGTCCACAGGTATCGGCGAATATCGTGACTATCTGCGGACGCGTAATGAGGAAACACTTGAAAACGCTCCACAGTCTGCCATTGACGCTATTGACGATAAAGAGTTCCAGCTCCGCCGTCAGAAGATGCGGATGCAGGACCAAAAGCGCGAGTTAAACAAAAAGCTGCGCGAATGGGCGCGGGCAGAACATATCCAGGAAGAATTCGTCAAGGCTATTAAAGAACTGCCGAAGCTTCCCCCGGTAAATCCGATTCACAAAGTCGATGGTGATAAAGAGGGCATTTTGATGCTTTCTGACTGGCATGCCGGCATGGTATCCAGCAACGCCTGTAACGTATTCAATACCCGTATTCTACAGGAACGCGTGAAGCGTTTGACGGAAAAGACGATTGAAGCTTGCCTTTGCCACGACATTGGCAAAGTTCATATATTCTGTCTGGGGGATATGGTAAACGGACTTATCCATGTAACCACACGCATTAACAACGAAGAAGATGTCGTAAAACAGTCCATGCTGGTAGCCGAACTCATCTGCCAGATTATCCACGATGTATCGGAAGTGGCAGACGTTGAGCTTTATTGGAGCCGGGGAAATCATGACCGGGTTACGGCAAATAAAAAAGAGTCTATTTGTGCAGAGAGCTTTGCCGATATGATTCTTTGGTATATCAAAGCACGTATGGAGGGCGCAAAAGGAATTGCGTTCCACGAAAATGAGGTAGACGATGAGATTATCGTGGCAGACATTATGGGCAACACTGTATTCGCTGCCCATGGCCATAAAGATAAACCGACAAAGGCCGTGGAGTCCCTTTCGCTTCTTCTGAAGAAGTTTCCAGATATGGTGCTTCTTGGCCACTTCCATAGCGCTGCGGAGCGTGAGGTCCAGGGCGCCGAAGTGATTGTGAACGGTTCTTTATGCGGTACAGACTCCTACGCATTTAATTTGCGCAGAACGAGCCATCCCGTACAGAAGTTTTTGGTTATAAACGAACAAGGGCGAGAATGTACATACAACATTCGTCTGGATTAATATGTATGGAAAGGTGTTTTTCGCGGTAATATTGCCCATAGAAAAATAATAAACTATCCAGTAGATATATTATTATTTTGCTAACCCTAGTATAAGGAGAAGAGACGCCTTATCAAAGCACTCCAAAATAACACAAAGGTAAGGATGTGTGAATATGGAGCTTGAAGTTGTTGGTCAGGTGGTTGGCGTACTGGGATTCTTGGGCACCGTATTTGGCTTTCTTTTTAAGACATACGGGAAGATCCGCGACTATCTGAACACACAAAAAACTTTTCATGAGCGAATGGAGGAAGAGTCCGCTGACATGAAACGTGTTATGACTGGTCTCCGAGAAGAAGTTATCAAGATACGGGAATCAGATGCCGTACAATCCGAAGGGCTGCAGTGCGTACTCCGTGAGCAGCTGCTGAAAAATATGGAGCCATGCCTGAAACATGGCGTAGCAGATGACCATACCCGTGAAAATGTTGAGCATATGTATGTTGCTTACAAAGCCCTCGGCGGCAACGGTATGATTGAAGCTATGTATAAACAGTTCGGAAAACTTCCACCGCTCTGAAAAGGTTAGCGCCCCTATTTGGGGCGCTGGAATTATCCATATGTTTTATAAGACGCAAAAGCCCTTTTCGGGGCTTTCTTTTTTTGTCCGTAACCTTGTAAATTTGGAGACTTGCCCCGTAATTAACGGTTGTAATGAGAATCATAAAATGCGCATAAGCTTAATCAATAAACAAAAGGGACGAGGGTATAAACATGTCAATGGCTAGTCTATTGCAGTTGAGAGAGGGCAAAGAACTTCTCGAACGACTGGCTAGTTTGGAAGAACAACTGGCAAAAAAACAAAATGGCATTGCGATGGCAAACATGGGGGCAGTTGAACGCAACAAAAAATATGACAAAGGTGCAGTTGTGTTTAACGCAGATGAAGATATAGATTTTAGCTGGCTGCTTGAATGTGTAACCCCCGGCACTACTGGCAGTATTGCAGTTAAAATTTCAGACGATGCAAAAAATGGCGACACGCTTACAGATGGGGAAGTCGTTTGGAAACTGGATGATTATATAGGGGCTCACAGAAAAGGCTAAAGCATTGCAGATAAAGGTGGCTTGTTGGGCATCATGCTTGTAAGGTCACCACAACAGAAATATTCAGAAAAAACAGAAGGGGACAACGATTTATGACGCTCGCAAAGATGATAAAGAACGTTTATGAAAAACTCAATGCAAAATTTGACAAGCACGGCGGTAAGGTTGATGGAAACGTAACAATCACAGGCACGCTGAATGTCGAAAATATTAACTGTCCGAATTTTAGTGCCGGCGGGAAGGGCCTCAAAGTAAAAAGCTATGACCCGGAAACCATGACGCTTGAGCTGGAGGATGCATAAAATGAAAGCCAGTGTAATCGTGCCGGTATATAATGTTGGAGGTTATTTGAGAAAATGTCTGGATAGTATACTGGCCCAGTCTTATAAAGATATGGAAATCGTTATTGTTGACGACTGCTCTACAGACAGCAGCGGCAAGATTTGCGACGAGTACGCAGCAAAAGACGAGAGAATTACCCTGGTTCACCATCCCGAAAACCGCGGATTATCAGCCGCCCGCAATACAGGTTTGAACCTCGCAACCGGCGAGGTTTTCTTTTTTATCGACAGCGACGACTGGATTGAAAAAGATATGGTGAAAACGGGTGTAGAAGAGCTTGAGCAAAATACCGATGTGGATATCGTATGCTTTAGCTATAACAGAATATATAAAAGCGGGAAAGCTTTTCCGTACTGCACATTCTTTAATAGCCGAAAGGTTGAACCAGAAAAAGCAATCGAAATGACAATCGATCAAATAATCAGTATTGATGTCTGGAACAAATGTTTCCGCAAGAGCCTGTTCGACAATTTGCGCTTCCCGGAGGGGCTTATCGGAGAATGCTGCGAAATTACATTCCAGCTCTTCGACAAAGCAAGGCTTGTTTTATTATCCACCTATATTGCTTACAACTTTGTGTTTGAGCGGGCGGACAGTATCCGTAACTCACAAAGTGATAAACTTGCACAGCATACAAGCATATTGATGAAACGAGTAAGCAGTATGATTAAAGCAAAATATCCGAGAGTTTACAGACATATCGAGAAAGAGGGGCTATAATGGCAAAAGGTGTTGGTACGGGAGATAGGTTTTTGCAAAGCGAAAGAAGCGGGTGGTATGCAATATGTACAGATATTTACGAGATAAAAAGTGCCCCAACGCTAGATGAGTTTAAAAGATTAAAAGAAATATGCTCAAAAGACCCGACCGCAACAAGAGTGAAGCTTCACGAAGCCGGGACGACAGTGGGGTGCTGTTATGGTACACAGCACTTAAGGAAGCTGGAGGATGGCGCAGATTATAGTGTCGGAGACATTGTGATTGTAGACAAAATCTACATAGCACAGTGCATAAAAGCTGGCAATATCGGCGTGGTTGACATGGATACATTTCGAGCTGGCAACAAAGAAAATAAAGTTGTCACTGCAACGCAAGGCGAAACGCAATGGAAGACCTATTTTACAAACGGGCGCTATTCAATAGAGGAAACCATCCCTAAAACATGCAATATAAATTGGCTGTATTTAATCGAAACAAACAGCCAAGAAAAAATGTATGAAATCTATTATATTTCCCCTGCCCACTTGCCGGAATATAATACATGGGGCGGAATATTAAAGTGGGCAACAGATGGGCAAGCTGGAGAGTTTGATAGTGAGGTAAACCGGACAGGAGAAAAAACTGGAAGACATTACTCGGTTGCAGAAAATATGCTCGCTGAATATATAGAGACAATTGGGCTTACATACGAAGAATACTGTGACGATAAAGAATGGACAAGTGAGGATGAAACCAGAAAGGAAGAACTCCAAGCCGAATTCAACGAGCTTGAAGAATGGGACCCCGCGTCAACGCCAATAATTTATGACGAGCTTGTACGGGGTATATATAAGTATGACGGAATCACATATCGTTATAATGGACGCGAGGGGATAAATCTATACTGCAATAATAAGGCGGTTATGTCGGTAAAATATAACGGTGTAGTACTGAAAGACGTTGCGTTGCCAAAAACAGACATAACTTTTATACCAATAACTGACGACGAAATAAAAAACGGGGGCGATGAATACTGGGCTCCCTATCCAAACCTAAAAATGCGAACATACCCATTTAGCGCATTAGACTTTAAAAATGTAACATATATGGGGCACTTGTTCAGCGTGTACCCCTACAAACAATACAGCTCAATAGACGTAACAGGATTGCGGACAAATAATGTTACAAGCATGTGTGGAATGTTTGAGTATTGTAGCGAGTTGAAAACGCTTGATGCGTCAAATTTTCAAACGGAAAATGTTACCAACATGAATGAGATGTTTAGTGAATGTGGAGAATTAACATCTGTTAAAATACCATTGCAAATGGCAACATTAGAGATGGATGATATGTTCTCATACTGCTCAAAGCTCGAAAAACTCACCCTTATGTGTCGCGACAAAGTAACCATCACAACAATGTTTTGTGCGTTTAACTTCTGCCAGAGCTTAACGGAATTGGATTTTTCAAATCTTGACACAAGTAACTGTACAAATATGAAAAGGGCGTTCGAGCTCTGCAAAAGCCTTGTTTCAATAAAAGGCGTATTCGACTTGAAGTCGGCGGCAGGAGTGGATAATTGGGGACGAAAAGGATACGCGGATATGTTTAGATACTGTACCAAACTCACCGGCGTACAAATCAAGAATCCGCCAGAAGGCTTTACTACACATGATGCAAAGACCGGTCTTAATCCTGCCGGCCTCCGTAAAGACCAATATGTCATTGTTCAATAACACCTCTATAAAGAACCCTCTATTTTGGGAGGCCACTGAAAAACTTTCATTTATGAAAATCTGAAAGTTATCCACAAAAAAGAACCGTACTACTTGATAGGCATTATCAGGTGGTACGGTTCTTTTGATATATCCGCTTACAGACGGCATATTTATTGCTGTCATTCCTCCATAAGCTTGATTATCCTCTTTATATTTGTTACAAAGAGCGTAGTTGCTCCTTGTAATTCCATGCCTTTCAGGCCTGATGACGATGCTATATCGTAACCATGCCTGTGCTTAATTTCGCTATTCTTAGCTTCTATCATATATCTCAGAGATGCCAGTTCTTTGAAATGCGCTGTTTCTTGGAAATCTTTCTGTCGTTTATGCTGATCGCATATGATTCTGACAGAATAAGTTTTAGATTTGGCACCTGGCTTGTAGCAGGCGCCGCACTGCGGGCAATTTTTACATTTTTCAATATCGAAATAGTAGGTAGTTATTTGATTCTTATTTACGTTCTTACGGCCAGTACGGGCTTTCCGGATAGCCATATGGCCTTCGGGGCACACAAACATATCGGCGTCCTTGTTATAGTGGAAGCCGCCGTCTCCTTCTGCGTGAGTGCTATCAGATATAACAGGGTTCAGCTTAGATATAAGTTCAAAAGATTTCTCTGGCGACCCCGCTGACTCTGCCAGCTCAAGATTTTTCTTTCCTGAATATGCGGTATCACCTATAACCGTATCGACATCCACTCCTGCAGCTTTCGTTTTATTTACCAACATTTCGAGTTGTTCGCCATCGCTGCGCTCCCCACTGGTGATTACGGCAGCAGTAATAATTCTCTCATCTGTCATAGCAATGTGCGTTTTGTAGCCAAAGAAGGACGTATCAGCAGTTTTGTGACCAGTTCTAGCGTCAGTATCTTTTGACTGCTGTAGATGCTCAGCATTGTCATTTACAACTTCACTGAGCATGTTCAATTTTTCTTTGACTGCAGGAATAGATGATACAATAGAATCTTCTTCAATAACATGTGTTAAATCACGACAATATTGAAGAGCATCTTCAATATTGTCGTTCTCTACCTTCTTGGGGAACTTCTTTTTCCAGTCCGGGGAAGCGGTCTTATATACTGTCTTACGCAAAAGCTTGGCCTGTTCCAGCAGTTGGGCATAAGCAGACTTCTGGTTATATCTTGCCTTGGTGTGGGTGGCATCTACGATTATGCGATTGCTCTTGAGTACGCCCTTATCTATAGCTATTTGCACACTTTTAGCGATGAGCATATCCAGAAGGTTCTCATCTGCCAGTCTCAGTTTGCGGAATTTGGTCAGAGTGGTAGAGTGTATAACATCATCCTCCGGGCGCAGGCCAAGAAAATATTTGAATGACATATCATAACGGCTGCGCTCTACCAAATCGGCATCAGACATATTGTACAATACTTTAAGGAGAAGATACTTGAACAATAGGATAGGCGATACTGCCATGCGCCCATTATCCAAGCAATACTTCTCCCTTAGCTCGTCATATATAAAAGAGAAGTCAACGAGTTTGTTGAATTTTCTGAGAAAATGGTCTTTAGGTATGAGATTGTGGTATAACCCTTCATAGGAACTAAACTCAAGTTGCTGAGCGTTGACAAGCATAAATGCCACCTCTAAAAAGACATATATTCTTATAATAGATAATTATGCTTTAATCATTATAAGCAAATCAAATGGTAATATATAATTATATCCTTGATTTTATTTGTTAATTCTGCTACTATAACTATAAGAGCAGAAGGCAACCTACACAATGATGGTCGCCTGGTGCTTTCTGAGAGAGATTAGGTAAGAACCCAACATCATCAGATTGCCGTCTGATGGAACGAGACTCAACATGGAGGAGCCGCCCTTGCCGGGGCGGCTTTTTCTTCATGTGCTTGCTGAGAGCCAAGGCTAGATACTCACCAAAAAGAAAGAACAATAATTCTTAGTATCCCCGGAGGCACCGGAGAATACGAGGTTTTGCCCAGTGGTATAAATCTTTTCCCATCTCAGAGAAAAAACTCTTCCCAATAGCAGCTCCCATAAAGGAGCCAATAGCTGTAAAAACGCTCATCGATTTGGTTATGTAGATTTAGGAGCGATAGAAACATCACTCCCTCAAGCTTCGGAGTAAAGCACCAGGAAGCTCGACTAGACTTACTTCGACCATCATTATGCGACCGTAGCAAAATACGGTAGATTGCCTTCCTCATATAGAATACCAATAAAACGCCCGAAAGTCAAAAACTTATTGTCCATTATAAAAGTCCACCTAAGTAGATGAAACTATAGGTGGACTTTTTCAGTGGCCTTCTATTTTGGTTGGGTTCTTTTTGTTTGCACCATATTCAAAATTGTTTTGCCATTTTTCACTATATAACAGTCGGTTGAATAAGGCGAAATGTGAAGGTGGAGAAAAATAAAAGTAATATTCCAAACACAGGTAGATAAACGGCGGTTATTAATATACCGCCTATAAAGATACGAAGAAAGGGTAGTTTGAATATGCCAAACAAGAGCTTACTGTCCATGTTTATATCTCTTGCTAAGAAAGTAAGAAATCTTGAAAAAAATGGAATTTCATCTGGTACTGGCGGCGGATGTTTATGGGAGCGAGATGAAAACGGCGCCCTGATGCCATCAGATGGAACAAGCAGCGGTGGCGGCGTACCATCAACCGGAAAAGGAGAAAGCTATTGGATAGAAGATGAAAACGGTGCGCTCGTTCCGGTTCGCTCGGTTCCAGACAAGACAGATTCATCAAAATAGGTAAGGAAACGATTTTATGACAAATAATGATGTAGTCCCACGTAAAGACCTAGAGGGCAATCTCGGCACAGAGAAAAAGAAATGGGATACTCTGTGGGTAGATAAGATAAACGGTGAGAATGCCGAAGAAGTTATTGCAGGCGCAGTTGGTATCGG